TGGTATCTGTTCTGAATGCTCACTGGCTTTTTATTGCCCACGCCATACGACGCATCGTTAGCAAAGCCATGCGACGAACCATTCAACTTGTACGGTGGGTCAAACAGCACTGCATCAAACTCCCCGTCCTCAAATGGCATGTCAGTGAAATCTACTGAGCGACCGTACGGAGAAAGTTCAGGCTGAATGTCACACCCAGTCAATGCTTCTGGCTGAACATCCTTCCACCATCTTCCGTACCCATACGTCGGATCAAGGATTGGTTGAGAAAGATCGATGTAACCGAGTTCGACTAGGTCAGCAACAAGTTGTGCGTTATTCGACCTTGTGCCAAACGCGTAAATCTCAGTCATCGTATTCAAAGACCTGCTCTTCGTCTTTCCACTTGGATGCTTTCGCGGCTTCCTTGTCGAAATACGCATTCAGTCCATACGGGCTATCAGTCTCCGAAGCGAACCGTGAGCCAGTCTTCAACATTCCAACAATGCTGTTCATTGTCTTGTCGTGCTGAGTCCTGTTCCTACTGAAGATAGTTTCATGCTCTGACCATTCGATCTTCATGTCGCTCATAAATTTCTTGTGCAACATTCTTAGTGAAATCATCGCATCTTCGCACTCACGGACATCGCGGCGATCAAGCCATTCACCGCTCCCCATCAATTCGATGCAGTCCTTAATCCACTCTGGAGAGTAATCCTCGTCTGCTACAACAGAAGTACGCTTGAGGACACTGAGTGCGTAATCGAACATGTCGTTACCATCACTCAGTACCTCACCATTCCTCCCCCGCCTTACACCGGGCTTCAACTTGACAAGTATTCCAACTTGAACTGGCACTAAATTCTCCTTCTAAAATAATGTTGGGTGAACAGAACGAATCCGCTCATTCGCCAACTCTGCATAATCAGGGTTTAACTCAACCCCAACGAACCTTCTCCCATGTCGGAGAGCAACAACACCAACTGTTCCTGAGCCAGCGAATGGATCAAGAATCAAGTCTCCCTCTTCCGAACCAGCCAGCACACATGGGGTTACCAACTCTTCTGGCATGACGGCAAAGTGTGCGCCCTTGAATGGGCGAGTAATGATAGACCACACGGAACGCTTGTTACGAGTCTCGTACAGCATCTGTCGTTCACGGGTAAGACCAGAGAACTGGTTATCTACATCCTTGCTGTTGTCTAAGTTGATTGGCTTGTTGCCACCCCACCTCTCTCCAACAGCAGGCTCCTTAATCGCCAAGTAGTCAAAGTAATACTTTGGTTTCTTGCTCAATAAGAAAACGTATTCGTGAGACTTCACGCACCTGTCCTTCACCGGCTCAGGCATCGTGTTTGGCTTATGCCAAATAATGTCTTGCCTCAGATACCACCCGTCTGCTTGCAGGGCGAATGCCAGCCTCCACGGAATCCCAGCAAGGTCTTTTGCCTTGTAGTTCTTGGGAACGTGGTTCTGAAGAGAATAGGTGGGTTGCCAGTTATCTGAACGCTTCTTAGATGACTGCCCCCCGCGACCACCGCCGATGTATGAGTCACCAATGTTCAACCAGATAGTGCCGTCGTCGGAAAGAACACGACGCACCTCACGAAACACTTCCACCATTGCTTCGACATATTCTTCTGGAGTCTGCTCCAACCCCAACTGCCCATCATGCCCGTAATCACGAAGACCCCAATACGGGGGAGAGGTGATGACACACCTGACTGACTGATCTTCCAGCCCCTTCATTGATTCAATGGCATCACCAACAAGAATCTCAAACTGAGACACACGCACCTCCAAGTGCAATTAAGTAGGTTTACTTACCTAGTGGTTCTTCAGAGTCAACAACTGCACAGGGCTGGGCGCACGCGGCATAGCCAGCAATATCCACCCAATGATCCTTCAGCGTTGGTGTCGCATACGAACGGGCAATCTTGGTCAGCATGAACATGACTGCTACATCTTTGCGAGTGAACTGATAGTCAGGAATGTAAGCCGTCCACAACCGAGCGATGTTCTCAAAGTTGTTCTCTGGCTCAGAGTAATCACGGTTGCGGTCAACAGTTACCGCAGATTTTGCTTCCTCAAGAACTTCCTCCCTGAGTTTCCGAGACTGCTTCGGTGTCAACACTTGGCATACCCTCCATAATCATGGATTCAATATCGTGAATCCGCTTTGATATTGATGTCCACAGTTGCTCAAACAACGTCAAGCCACCAATCGTAGACCAATCGACAGTTTCAGTCATCATGCTTTGATAGCAACCAAGAACCGCGGCGACAACATACCTTGTACTCCACGCATCGTCACGGATGGTTTGCAAGATGTTCTCTATTGAGTCGCCGTCTTCAATCGCTCGCTCAACAAACATGTCGATGGAGCGCGCTAGTAGTTCGGTATCCAGTGTGTATTTGTCTGACATCTCTACTTCTTGCTGTTGAACATTGAGTCAAGGAGAACAGCCAGCATGATAACAACAAAGCCAATAAAGCCCGACATCATAATGACGCTCTTCATAATCCGACCCGTCGCTTTGAAAGTTGAGTGGTCGGGAAGTGTTCGATGACCCGCGACAACCTAATGAGCGGTGTCCACGGCTCTCCCGTGACTCCAGTCTTCCCGACCACGACCATTGTTTATGACCGGCTTTCCCGAATGCTCAACACCCGATGACCAGTGTTGAAGATGTGGAGCAGACGAAGTGACACTGCCCAAACGTACACCCAACAAGCAATCGAAGCGAACTTCATTGCCGGTGTTTGGTTAACAGTCTGGACATAATCCCTTGGCAACCAAGGCATCGTCCAAAAGAAATAGACAAACGCAGTCGCTACGAATGTCGCCAGTAAAAGCCTAAAACGCCTACTCATTTCCCTGCCTCCTTAATGCAGTGTGGGCACAAGTCAGTGTTTGATGTTGACTTCCACCCATAGTCCTGAAGTGACTTACGAAAAGACGTTGCGGTGGTTCCCCACTCACTCTCTGCCTCTCCGCAAGCATCACAAACAATTTCAATCATTTGATTGACACTCACTTGAGAATTAACTCTTTCGCTTTGCCCTTGCCGGAGCGAACCCCGTAATCCTCAAAATGTTCCTTGCACATGTTCGCCCACTTGTCGGGAAAGATGACCTTGCCCCGATACTTGGCAGTTGTATCACCTGCACAGAAGTCGCACGATGGCAACTCCTTAACTTTGTACTGCATTGTCTTCATGCTGTTTCCCTCCCGAATTCGATTGCTCAATGATCTCATTGAGTCGTTCGATTTCACTCGCGGCCTCTTCCAAGAGATGCCCTATGTCTTTCTGATAGATAGAACAATATCGAAGTCTGCTGACCAAGTCAAGTATTAAAGATGTCACCTCTTCCCTCGCATGGCTGTCGCAATCAGAAATGCAAAGCCAAGAGCAAGGAAGGTATTCACCACAATGGCAACCAAGCAACCCATCACTGTCCACTCCCCTTCTGAACTAGATAACTTTTTCCGTCTGTCCCCGTGATGCTTAAACCAACGATTGGAATCTCATCAGTGATCTCGTCGTTGGGGTCAGGTTTGCTGACACAGCACCCTCGGTGGCACTCCCACTCAAACCTTGAATACAGATTTGATGGTCGACCACAGATGTACACAACCTTGCTATCCCCGTGCATCAACTGATGTCGTACACCGTTGACAACCCACGGGTAGTTGATGTCTTTGGTGCCGGTGCGGAACTCTACACCGATCTCACCTTCGCTACCGATTGCCACTGTTTCTCGCAATCGGCTGGTGTTCCTTCAACGGAGTAGAGGACAGGTAAGCACCGCACACACTGCATCTGTAGTAGCGGAACGATTTACCATTCTCTCCCAATGAAAGGTTAACAAAGCCAGATGTTCCTGAGCCTGAACAGACTATGTCAGTAGCATTGTCGTGTGAAGTGTCCATGCCCAGATATTAGTCTTCGTCAGTACGACGATTCTTGTTTTTGTCCCACTTGCGCTGAGACAATGCTCTGCCGAACTTCTTGTTGAATGCGCGCTCAGACTTACTGAACGAACGACGACGCTCATTGCGAGCCTTGTAAATATTTCTCCACTCAGCAGTAGTCCTGCTCATGTTGCGCCTCCATTAATAATTTCTATTCTTGAACTGATTGCTTTGCTTTGGATTCGTTCCACTGCTTGACTGCGCGAATGGTTCTTGAACACATTGGGCAACGGTCACCGAACTTGCGTGAATGTGTCCACCCGATTTGTGTCGCTTCATGGCGATTGTCGCGAGGGCTTCGTGTACGACTCATTCCGTCACTGTTTGTATGAGTGTTAAATTTCGCACCGCAACCTGTGTCGCAGGTAATCCAAACGTATTGCATAAATGCCATTTCTTCTCTCCTTGAGAACGGTGGTTATGGGTTACTCAATCGATTGTATCCCACGGGTGTTACCCAACGCAAGCATCTTTGTTAGGAGTACCACTCTCCACCCTGATTGCGAACAAACACCTTGAAGATGTGTGCGCCTGATATCAGGGATGAGAAGGTCGAACTAGCGAGCATGGCTGGAATGTTAATCGACGACCCTATCGCTTGTGTGGGGAATTGGGGGAAAAGAAGATGGTCATAAATGTTTGTCCCCATACTGGTGGTTAGTGGGGTAGCGTCCTCATAAGAATCATTGATATTGGATACTAAACATACTTGATATTCATCAAAGTCTTGTTCTGCCATCCACCAGATGCCGGGATACTTGTTTTGACCACTGCTACCTGTGTAGTGAACGTGTGTCTGGTTGAGGATATGTACACGGTTAACTGATGCCAGCGTGTAGTTGAGAGTAAGTGTTTGTTCATCACTCTCATTGCCGTGGGAGTCATACACCACCGCATTGATTTCCTTGCTCCCTTCACCGGGATACAAATAGATGGTGATGTTCTTCCTGTACGGAACGATGGTGTTGTAACCGAAGGTGGATGGCAGAACTCCCGACCCATACACCTTCATGTGTGTTATGTCTTGTTGCCCGTTGAGGTAATCCTCGGCTTCAAGAATCAGTTCTACTTTCAGCGTGTCGACTTCTGTTGAGTTCCCGACCGTACGCAAACTAACCCCTGCTGGGGGGTCTTTGTCAATTAGTAGAGAAATGTAACCTGCCATGAGGCGAGACGTTGTTTAATGCTCAGAGGGTTCCAGTGAACACGATTTGAACTGTGTCACCCGACTTGAGGTTTGCCGTTGAGCCAAGCAACGTTTCAAACACCAATGTCCCACCAGTCAATGCATTGAACACGCCGGTCTTTGCAATGTTGACGGTCTGGTCGCTAGTGAAAGTCTTGGTCAACGTGTAGGAAGATGTCCCATTGGTGTGTGCATAGACAGCCTGAGTCCGAGCGAGTGTTCCAGATGTGATCTCTCCCGGCAACGTCGTATTGGACGCGACTGGGGAGTCTGTATTTGCGGACAGCCCAATGTAGGTCGCTGATGCATAGTCACCAGTACCATCTGAGCCTGTGTCTCCCATGATGCGAGCCTGCCAGTCTCTGCCTGCGTCTGTTCTTGCCATTGTCTTAATCTCCCGTTGTGTAAGGACCGTTTGTTCCGTCGCCCCATCGTGCAGGACGCTTCTTCCTGTCGCTAATGCCGTAGTGCTGACAGAGAATCTTTTTGAGCAGTGTGTCGTCTGCTTCAATCCAAGGTGGATTACCTAAAGATAAATCCATGTGAAGTGGGATTGATTCGATTACTGCTGATGCCATTTCTGTGAGGGGCATGCCTTCTGGGAAGAAGAACGATGTTTCACGTTCCCCTTCGATTGTCCGATACCTGACGCGCTCTGGCTCGTCCGAGTTCTCGTCACGAAACCCTTCCAATGCGAATGGGTTACCAACTACTACTTTCACTTACTAATCTCCCTTTCGCTGACCAAGCGATCTATTCTCTCACCCTGAGCGTCAATGCGCTCTCCGAGTTTGTCAATCTTTTTGTTTGTCACTTCTCTCTGATCCATCTCTTGTTGCATGTGAGAAGTTAACCGAAGTTGAATGTCAGAAACAGAACCAGACACTTTCATCTGATTCTCATACATGTCTGTCACCTGCTGAATCAAAGTCCCGTGACCATTTGGGGTGCCAATTTTTGACTCCAACTTTTCTTCAACCAACTTATGTTGCCTGTTGTTCTTGATTATTGCAACACTGATTAAGGCGATGTTTGGAATAGCAACGATCATTATCTCAGACCAATTAAAAACATCGTTTTGTATATTCTGGTCAACAATCTGCTGAACGTAAGAAATAAACATATTAGATCATCCCGAATGGTAAATCTTCAGGTCACCAGAGTCTGATTCGTCATAACTTTTCCAACCAGAGTAGTAAGCCGTAATTGTAGAAGTTCCTTGAAGTGTCACGCCCCTTGCGCGAGTAGACGCGCTTGGACTGAAAAAGTTGTCATACCAACTAGTGGGTAACGTTTCCCATCGCTCCTGAGGGCAGTCGCCGTTGACACACCAACCCATGCCTGAAAGAAACCCCTCTGAAGGAGGACAACTACTTGCGCGAGCAGTACATGAATGCCAGTTAATTGCTGGACTTAACGAACCGCCAGAATATCCAGTTGTTTGCTCATCCCTCTTTAAATTGAGTTGGAACAATGAAACGGTTGTACCAGCCAAAAGGTCATAAATCTGTGTCCCATAAAAATAAAAACCGTAATTTTCTCCACTGCTTGTGGAACCCTGATACACCTGCGTGTATGTGCCAGTCGCACTTTGCACATAAGAATCGCTTCTCCAGCCAGTTCCACGCCACGTTCCAGAATCAGTCGGTCCGATAGTGATTGGGCTGGGGGTGCGTCCACGGGCAGTACCAGTCCATGCCATGCTGTCAACATTTAATGGGGTTCCAGCGTTACCGCGAGCATCGTATGGGGTAATTCGATACCGATAAACCATGTAGTTGTCTAAGATATTTGTATCTGTCCAACTTTTTGCTTGACTTGAAGAACCAGAAACAGTGGCAACATTCCCGTCTAAATACGCGGAGGAGCCAGCATACGGATTACGAATCCTACTAATTACTACATGGTCGAAATCGGCATCAGATGAATTTGTCCAAGCAACAACAGCGTCACCGTTATTCCAAGTCACAGTCGCGCTTGTAACAGCAACCGGACCAGTCTGGTCACGGACATAAAATTCTTTCCAATCATTACTGACCTTGACATAACCGAAGTCAATGTTGCGCCATGTGCCAGAAACTTTGACAGCCGGTCCGTCTACGATTTCTCGCCAAGTACCACCGTCTTTAACGTGGAATGTCATTTCTGAGCCTCACACATACTTGAGCCAGACATCGCCATCAATACCACCACTAGGATTGCCTGTTGAATAAGTGACGTAGCCAATGTTTTGTGGCATCAACTTCCACGATCCGTCTCTACGGTTGTAGAGGCGATGGTTCGTAGTGTTGTAATAAATTTGACCATTTGATGTGCTTGTCGGAGCAGAAGCAAGAGACTGAATGGTGTCTTGGAGGAACGCCGCGTCAATTTTTGCTGTTGAAATGGTGGAGTTAGTAATTGAGTCATTAACAATCTGCCCCCATTTGATGCCCTTTGCTTGAGTGCTATCAGCAATCAAGACACGGTTGTTTGTACCAACGGTAAGAGTCGATGGGGTTGACGCGGCGGTTCCCGTAATCAATGCGCCCTTTGCTGAAATAAGCGACTTCAACAAATACTGCGTATGAATGTTGTTAGATGAGTCGTTCAAGTGATCGCTCATATCATTAAAATCAGATGCAGAAGATGTGTGTTCAACCGTGTCTAAACTGTTGTGGGCAACAGCAGTTGTTCCGTCCCATCCACGGGTCACAGTAAATGAAGTTGAGGTTGCTTCAGAAACCAAACAGATTTCTTCGTTTGCCGTTGACCGCTGAATGGCAATGGTAAATGGGAACGAGGTTGGATAACCAGCAGTTGAGGTGACAGGGATCGTTGTCGTTGTAGAGTTAATCCCAGCAGTTAGGGTGACCATCGGCGCACCGTTTACAAAATACTTACGAGTCATTGGTTACCTCACCACAGAAACTGGTCGTCTTGTTGATCGTCGCTAATTGATTGGTAATGGGTTCCCTCAATCTGTAGAAGATCAAGGTTTTTTGCCCTGTCCCCTTCCCCTTCACCAATAATGTCTGCCTGCTCTGAGGGAGAGAATTCTCTCACCGCAACTTTGGCAAGAAAGTCTTTCGCGGCAGAAGCAATGTCAGACGTATCATTTGATCCCGTTTTGCTTGAACCGCTCATCAACCATTCAAGAGATGGATTGCCGGGAGACAAGTTTGCATGAGAAGAAACCATCTCAATATCATCTGCCTTGTCAACAGGGCTTTCGTCCTCTAGTGCGTATTCGTCACCATCTTCAAACGCCTCGGCAACTGGCAGGGCAGGCTCTGGTTCTTCGTTAAGCATTGATTCTGATTGAACAGCAGGCTCTTCCTCAACCGGCTCTTCCTCAACAGAATCTTCGACAACCTGATCTTTTGCTGTCTTGCGTGCCTCAATAGCAACAGGAATTGCATCGTCCTTAAGTCGAAGACCGGAAGCCGAATCATAAGATGGGTGACTGCATGCGTGGGTGGGAACCTCGCCGTGTTCCAACAACATGCATGTATGGGTATCTGGATTAACACCCAATACCGTGCAAATCTCCCCCATGTACTGGACAGGAAAATTCAATGCAACAGCGGATTCGGGGATTTGACCAACTGAATCCAGTGGTTCTACAGGAGAAGAAAAAATAGCAACACGATCCAAGCGCATCATAGAAGATGCGCTGGCAAGTTGCCCCAACGCCTCTGACTGCTCTGCGTCAGAAAGAGAGGTATCAGCAAGAACTGCAAGACGACGACTATCAATCGCCTCAATGTGACTATCAAGCGACGCGGCAACGTCAAGTCTCCACTCGCCGGGAGTGGTACGACGCTCTTGAACCGGCTTCTGTGTCAGCCAATTTGGATCGATGTTTTCGCTGGTGAGTTCCCCACCAAACATTTCTCTCGCCTGAGCCTCATACATGACGGCAAGTGCATGACTGCACATGCGACCCTCATACTTCTTCCAGCGACCAGAACGTCCCCAAGAATAAGTTGACCAGTCGCATCCGCAAGACCACAGCGCAACCTGCGTAGTGCCGGGAACACGACTTATTGAAGTCTCATAGATATTGCTATCGCCCTTTACCTGAGCAGTGATGACACCACCAGACACGGCAAGGATTCTGACAAATCCATTTTTCCTAATACGCTTTGCCTTTGCCTGAACATCACGCCAAGACGAAGACTTGTACAGGGAAGCAACTCTACGGGCACCGCCCGGAATTCTCTGCCCACCCGCACTCCACGGAATCGTTGCATCTGGATACACGACTTTTTCGCGAGAATTCGGACCGGGTTCTGCCATGTCGCACTGCTTTTGCAAATTCCAAGGAGTCCGTGGACACTGACCACGATTCTCTGGAATCCACACCGGATAGCCAGCCTGAGCAGTAGCGTACTCATCTAGGTTTCGTGGGTAATAGCACTGTGAATCTCGCCTAAACCGGCACCAGTCTCTTGATGGCGCATTAACCATGTCGTACTTAAGGCCAGCCGATTCTTCATAACGCTCAACAGCCGGACCGACAATTTTTCTCCACCACCAAGGGGTGTTTGGATCATCAACCAACTCCTGTGCGGTTTGATATTGAGCAGGAGTTCTGTTCGGGTCAGAATTGCGCCAGTCCCTGTGCGGTGTCCCAAACTGCTCCCTAAATTCTTTTGGGCTGATTGCAATCTTGCGTTGTACAGAAGCCAACTTAGACAAGGACAGCATGCCTGAACCAACTGGTTCGGCATCAATCAAATCTGGTCGATCCCAGAGAATCTCATTTAACTCTGGATAATCATCCGCGGCAGTGTGCTGACTTCCAAGTGGAGCAAGTTCTAGTCCATGCGTGCGTGCCGAGGTTGTGCGAAGCGATGCAGTAGTTGGTGCAGAAGGGTTATGGTAATACCCCTCAAAATCAAGTTCATAGCCCTTAATGTCGCCCTCGTATGTGTACGACAAAAGGTCGGATGGGAAATAAGACGGGGAATGATCCCAACTTTCCTTGATAAGAGACTTATCTAACTTGCTTACCCTAATTGAAAACACAGCAATCGTGTCGTGGTACTCGTAATCAGGCACCTGAAAATCTATGTAATTGCCATCTTTATCTGGGAAACGTTTCCAGACCATGCCCTTGTATTCGCCGGGGCGCATGGCAACAAATCCGACTGCGTAATCAAGTTTGTTGGCAAAGTATGTACCTGCCTTAAGACCCTTGTTCACAATGCCATTAAAATTTGGCTCCCATGTTGCGTGATACAACTTTTCGGGGAGGGCAGAGGCAGACGTAGAAATCCCAGTGTTGTTAAGCACCTCAAGAATTTCTGAAGAGGAATACTCGCCTCCCCCACCGGCAGATAAAACAATCTCATATTTTTCTGTGTCAGGAGCAAACCCGTCGCTTACAGACGCGACAATTCCTTCCCCATCGACAGTTTTAACTCTGTCATTGGGGAAGGCTTTCCAGTAGAGTTCGCTGTTTACACCAGAATGTTTGTGATTGGAATGGGTAGCCATGTCACCTCTTATGTCGAACTTTCAGCACCATCGACAGGCTGAGGACAAGGTTCTCCCTCACAACATGTGTCTTTAAAATGGCAATAGGGGCAGAGCCAGCGGGAAGAAACGGGATCGTATTCCTCACCGCATAGCGGACACTCAATCAGAGGCTTCATCGCTTTCTTCATCCACTTCGTCTTCCTCCTGATACAGATAAAAAGATTCTTTGGAAGCAACCGCCCGCATACCAATGTGATTTGGAGCAGACATCACTGTTCGTGCCACTTCTTCCCCATCAACCAGAATAGGGTCTACTTGAACAGAAGGGTCTAATGAAGATGCCCTTGGCATACCCGCACGCTGTTCGTGACTTTCATAGGGCGTATTGCCCTGTTCCTCAATGTTTCGTGGACGAGTCATTCGGTTGCGTGGGAGATTCTTAATTACAACATCCGACATATCTACATCTGGAATTGGACCAGTTGCCTCCGTACCAGCCGAAGCCAAGTCCTCTTCTGTTGGCACCAAACCAACAGTAGGAGCAGGCTCATTTCGGCCAATCGATGGAAGAATTTCTGGAGTAGTTGCAGATTTAGAATCGTCAACCCTTGGCATAAAGTCATCAATCAAATCTTGAGGAATGGGCAGGCCACGACGACGAAGTTCAAGGTAAGTTTCTTTCCTTGCCTCTTGCGAAAGTACGGCTTGAGTAACCTGCTCTGTCTTAACAGACTCTGCTTCTTCGTCCAAATTAATTGGCACATTAACCATTCTTGTACGCTGAGAAATCGGAACACCAGTTGCACGCAAGGCTTCCAAGAATTGGCGATACGAGTCTTGATCTCGCATATTGATGTAACGAATTTTCAAATCTGGAACAAGTAATTTCGGCTGTTCAACAATGCGCTGATTACCTGTTTCTTCGTCTACCTCAATTACTTCTTCCATAATTGGGATAGGTCGACCACCCTTCAACTCAAAGTCGTAGTGACCTTGAGCCTCAGCAACAACCTCAGCGCGCTTTTTGAAGAAACGTGCAATTCGTTTTTGATATGTAACCAGCAACTGTGAAAGCAAATCTCTATTCAACGCGTCTGCCGCGTAAGTTTGACCACCACTTGCACCGGACAACATTGTCTTTGACATACCAAACGTCTGAAGAATGCGCTCAGTAATTCGTTCAAAATCTCCGTTTAGATTAGGCATTGATTCACGACCAAAAACGTTGCTCATGTTGACCGCAAAATGGTGAGTCATTACTCGGAAATCAGCCGCGAGCGCGGCGTTGAGAGATTCGTTAAAAGCGTCCAAGTCTGCCTGCGACGGAATCCAAGGAGCATTTGTACCCAAGTCGCCTGCTGAAGCACCCAGTTTTGCAAGAATCAGTGGAGTGTACAAACGTGAGGCAATCGCATCCTGCGCGGCATTCAGCATTTCCTCCTGCATTACTGAACGGAATGCTCGCATCAAAATAGGAACACCACGATCATGGAACGTGTCGCCCTTAAACTTCAAGTGATACAGAAGAGTGTTGCTGACCGGCATCCAACCGCGAGGGTCGTCTTCATCAGTCAACTCACCAAGAGAGGCAAGTGATGCCATCTCAGGGTAGGCAGTAATTAACTGCTTGTATTCCCACTCCGGTTTACGATCACGAATGATATCCCGAATGTGCTGGGGAAGACGCATCTCATAGCGTGGCTCACGCAAGAATGGGGATCGGACAACCTTGATGTCATCTGGCTGGAGCAACTCATCAGACTCCCAAACGCCAAGCAACTCATTGAACGTTCCAAACGCCCACGCTTCTCCAGCAGTCCAATACTCACGACCAACGTCAACAAGGAACTCTTCGTAATCAAGTTCATTGAAAAATAGTTCGTTGTAAAAGTCTGTAATCTTGTCGTCTTTTGGAGAGAGAATCTCCATGCCAACCAGCGGATACTTTGAGAAGATGTCAATCGCAGACGCAATTACTGGATGAAGCAAATACAGCATTCGGCAAAAGGAGCGAACCTTGCTCAACTCATCTTTTTCCCAAATGTTGTACGGAAGGTTGGCATTACGCCAGTAAAACATCGGGTCTGTCGGGCGACCAGTTGCAAGGGAAATAGAATTAGCAACACCGCTCTTCCTCATGTTGACAGAGCGGTTCAACCCCATTTGGGAGATTACATCACGATTTGGGTCAGAAGGATCGATGTGACCGGCAGTCGAAAAAAGCCTTCTTACCGACTCGGCTTCGTCGGCAAAACTCATTGTTACTCGCCTCCACTCAGATTCCTGATGACATTCTCCCTATCGCCATGACGGAACGCCAAGTGTTTAATGTAGTCCATCTTGCTCAGTTTGGCTCCGCTGACGGTAATAAACTTGGACGACTGTGCCTGCACTACAGGGTTTTCAACATCCTGTGGCTCTTCATTTTGAGTTTCATCTGGCGCAACAAACGCAGGAGCAGATTGCAATTCTTCAACAACAGGAGAATCGCTATCTTCTTGACCATCAATCAACCCCTCAGAAGGATGACCGGGTTCTGCGTTAAACTCTGGCTGTTCACTGACAGAAAAGAAACGGTTGCAGTAAATGCACTCAGTATTTCCGTCTGAGCGAGCAACTAAATCCCCAGAACCACAAAATGGGCAATGGGCAATCACCGATGGGTCTGGCATTTGATGTGCAGAACGCCACATGGAGTTCTTGCGATCAATGTTCCTACGCACCTTGTCTTTTGAATGAACAGTCTTGATGCGGTCAGCAGTGAAGGTTCGGAACATTTCACGACCCTGAGTGCCACCGAAAACAGTTACTTCATTATTCCGTGCGTGCTGAAACACAAATCGACCACGGACACCCTGAATGCTTACTTCAGTGCCCTGACGTAGCCAACGACCGTTTGGCAACTGGAAGTCTGACATTGCCCCCTCTGGGAGACTAATCGCGAATGATTGCAAAGAAGTTTCATCCTCAACGTACGCAAAGGCGATTGCATCCGACAGAGAAGAAAGACCAACAATCCGTTCCCCATCATCAAAAACCACATCCCACGTTCCATTGTGGTTCTGTTCAATTTCCCCGTTATTCATCGCCATTCTCCTGAGCCTCAATCATCAAATTAGAAAGTTCTTCAACCGACTTTTTAACGGCAAAAAACATAAAAGAACGAGCCTCTTCAACACCCAAATTTGATTGGATATCCAACCATACAGGGTCTTCCGACAGTACATCAATCACAGCCGAAATAGCAGATTGAGTTTGAATCCGCAGAGAGTCCATGTGACCCTCACTAGACAGCGCGGCGAACAAACCTCGCTCGCCCTTCTTGTTAATTACCTCCAAACAAGCGGTGTTAACAATCCGGTTGCTGTACGACTCAAATGTGAACTCGTCCTCGTACCTGTTAGGTGCTTGATCGGCAACCAAGTCTTCGTTATGAACATTTTCGTACTGACCAATTTTTGAACCAGTCGTCCAACGCACAAAAGACTGCGTTTTTTCAGCAGAAAGAACTAGACACCGATCACCAACCTCAATGCCATCCGCTTCGTAGCCGACATACGAGGCACTTGAGCCTTCACGAAGAGCAGACATCAATCAGCCCTTGCTTTTGCTCGCAAGAAGGTGGGCACTACGGGCAAGATCAACTGCTTCAAAAAAGTCGGCTTCTGGATTGTCATACAAAACATCAGTCATTGCACGATCAAACGAAAAGCCACCCGAAGCAAGGCTTCTTAAAGATGACTTAACCTTCATCTCAACGCTACCCAAATCAGAAAATGCGTGTCGACTAATCGCCTCACCTTGACGAGAATAAATTACCATTCGACCGCCAACGCCATTCTCGCTTGGCTGAACAATAACTTCGTGACCTGTCGAAGCCACCCCACGAATACATCCTGCCACAAAAGGTGACCAAACAACTTCCACCTCTTGGTGAGCCAAGGAAGCGGAGCGAGAAATAATACCTTCGTCATAGCCGAACATGTATGCGTCAGTAACAAACTGTGGTGCAAGACCAGCAAGCCCATGCATGAACCCAGCAGTTGACTGCATGTCTTCCTGCTCTTGATCCTGCATCTGATTGTCTGTTGCCGAAGGGGTTTTCTGGGTCATAGTTTCAGATCCAGTGTCCTCGCCATAGTTATCAGAATCATACTTGTTGTCTTGCTGACGATATGGATTGGTTCCATTCATCATGTATGGGTTTGAGTTTCTTGGCATAGTAACTACCTACAGCCTGTCACGCGTAACTTGTCATGGTTTTAGGCTTACCATCCCAAAGCCACGCGTACCTTTGATAACCAACCTTAATTGATGGCTCTCCTTGATAGCCGTGTCGCAATCTGCTCACAAACTTTTGCGCCTGCAATCCTTCAAGAAAGGCATTGGGAACTGCAACTACTGTCCCACTCCAACCATCGCCAGAAACCAACTCGGAGGCAATGGCACGAACCTCAACACTTTGAGCGGTCAAACGAGTGACCTGATAAAAATCAACATTGGTTTGGTCATAGCCCCAACTGCTTACAAAAATATCCCCAACCTCTACCCCCATCTCAGCAGGAGAAGGCATTGCGGTTTTCTTGCCAGCAGTCTTCTCTTCAGACTCAACCGAATCAGTTTCTTTCGGCTTCATCTCAAAAGACTGATCTTCTGAGACACCGTCTTGCGAAGAAAAGGAGAACGAGTTGCCATCGGCATCCTGCCATCCAGAACCCGTGTTAGCCACACCAAACTCGCCAGTCGGACCGTTGAAGTAGAACACATTCTTGTCTTCACGGATGAACATTGCATCGACACTTCCAGCGTTACCGCCAGACATCGTGTAGTTCACCGTAACGCGCTCACCGGCAGTCATGTTTTGAGGATCAACCTCTTCTGCAACAGGTGCAGGCTCTTGCTCTTCGGCAACAACCTCTTCAGCAACCGGCTCAGATTCAGCACCAGCGTCTGACTCAGAATCAACCTTATCTTCAGTCTTTTCTTCGGCAGTATCTGCTACCTCTTCTTCAGTGTCGCTTTCTTTTTCGTCCTCTTCTTCATCCTCTTCGTCTTTTTTAACAAAAGGATTTTCACTTACCGCAAGGTGATGGGGAAGCACAGGAGGTTGGTTATGTGGAAGAAGTATTCTTTTCGCTACTTTGCGACGAGAAGCACCCCTACCGCCATACCAAGAAGATGTTTCTGCGCCCCAATCTGGGTCAATTTGGTCAACCGCTCGCCAGAAGTAGGAACGATTTAAGTGGTCGTAAACGTACGCCTGATCCCCATCAATACGCTCTACCGAATAACGACCTTCCGGTCCAAAAGATTCACCCTCCCGAACACGACGAGAAGAAGCCTTACGAATTGAAATAATGTCTTCTTCATCAATCTCAACACCAGAAAAATTCATGGCCTGATCGCTCAACAAAACCCCAGAAAGTTTTTCTGCATCAGAATCTGAAAGACGGAAAACAATTTCATCTCCGTTTTTATCGTATCCCCTTGCAGTGTTGCTTCCGATGCCACCAACAAAACCTACGTTGGTAAGATAAACAGAAGAAGTCTTACGACTAGCCACCTTTTGACCATTTTCGTCAATGACAACAACTTCTGAACCGGATGTCCAACTATCAAAGTTTACGAAACCATAGAAGTTGACATTCCAATAGTCAGTCATTATGTCGCTATTATCAAAAAGATGGCTTTCCAAAATAGAGTTAAGGATTTCCTTGACTTTGCCTGCCTCTTGAGAATATTCGCGTCCGCTGAAACCGCTCTTGTCGACTTCATAAACATGGGAGTATTCATCCCAGTTCATAATATTGATGTCGATTGATTGACCCATTGAGTAACGATCAATCTTAACGGAATACTTGACAGGCGCGCCGGGAATCTTTCCCTGAGCAATCAGACTCTTAATCTCAGAGCGAATGTCCTTCGCAATGTCTTTTACATCGCGACCACTAACGTACTTATCGCCCACCCAGTTTCTTTCAGCGGTCTTACGACTAGCCATCCGCTCCCAAGCAGGAGCAAGACCGTCATCATCCAAACGCTCCCAAGATGCGGTGCCGTAGTTATCACCACAAATATGGGACTTCACCTCATCATCGGTGTAGTCCATAAATTTGGTACGACAGCCGTTGCAATACTTAATTCCGTTGCTGTACACATCAACAGTTTCACCGCTGTCCGTTTCAAAAATGCGAACAAGATCGGCAAACGGAGCCGCGGTTTTACGACCGGCATCCTTACGCTGTTCTGCCTTTGCATCCTCATTGACCCAGCCTTCGTTTGAGTTCTCTGGAGCAGACTCAACATCAACGTCGTCAAGTTGGCTAATCGCGTCACCAGCCTGAGAATTTGGGTGCGGACCGAAATGGTCAGGAGCATTTTCTGCCAACTTGGGAAGTGATGCCCACTTACGAGAAGACTTCTTTTCTACCTTGTTCTTGATAGAACCGCAGTACGCCTTTGGATCATCCTTGTCAGCATTCTTGCGAACACACTCGTCAAAGTCGGAATATCCAGCGAACGGGGCACCCTTCTTCATTGAAGCCTCACGGTCAGCAAGAAGGATAGAAAAATCCTCTTCTAGTGACTCCAGCACAGCCGCGTGAACAACGGGAAACATAGAAGCATCAGAGATAGTGGATGCTAAAACTTTCTTTTCAATTTGCGGTGCAACCAAAGCAAGACGATCTTGAAACTCTTCGCTAGAAGAGGCAGATGATGCAAAAACAAAATGTTCTGCACATGCCACGCGAGCGTTTGAAATCAACGCATCACGGGACTCTTTCTCATAATCAATGCTTGCCGCGTTCCAAAGGTCACTCATTATTTTCCTCTCGGAATCAGTAATCGTCGTTCCAGCGTTCGCCAGCATTCATTGGGTCAAACCAATCTGGGGCAACATCTGAGTCTGGGTAACGGCGATTGATGTCTTCCATTCTGTCATAGAAATCATCACAATGCTTGTCACAGCGGACTAACTTGTCGCAGTATTGCAACTTGCCACTGCAATTACCCCGACCGCTCTCATAGCATTCATACGGTTTGCCAGTGCGTGGATCAATTTCTCCGCTGAGGTCTTCGACTTCAGCAACCTTACGAGAAGCGCGGCGACGCTTTGCCCCACGCATAATTGCATCATCCTGAGCCTTGTTGCGCTCATACACCCACTCTTCGTCAGAGATTTCAAATGGGTCTTCGTCAACGCCCTCAGTTGGAACTTGAGGCGCGGCTCCGGCAGGCTTCATGCCATCCTCATCACCCTCGTAACCGTATTCTGAACGAACACGAAGAGAAGCATTGCTCACCAAGCCAATCGGCCTTCCATTGTGTGCGCTTGACACAAACGAGAAACCTTTAATTGGTTGATCTTCAATGACAACTGGAATTCCATTAGGGACTGACTTCAACGACGCACGGTCACTGGCTGTTAGGTAAAGACGAGCAGTCTTACGGGATTCTTTACGAGAAGCAGTACCGACAATGCCATTCTCTTCCCACTCTTCGCGAAGGCTTGGAAACTTATCAACAAGTTCCTCAAAGAAACTGGCTTGGTCTGACCATTCTCCCCAACTTAAGTCTTCCCCTCCCCAAGAATTTTGCCATTCGATTGCAAGTTGAGTTGCTTCATCCTCTGAAGAAACATCGTCTGCGTTTAAATCATCGAAATTCAAAGCAGTCTTACGAGAACCAGTCTTCTTCATCATCGACTTCAACTCAGCCTTAACACGCTTTGCCGTCTCGCCCTTCCAAGAAGAAGCGTTTGACAAGAAGTATGCAACAACTGAGTATGCGGTGTCTGCATAATACATGTCATTGATTGAGTCAAGCGACATCATTGCGTCAAGGTACGGCTTTGCACCGTAGTTAACATTCTTCCAATCGCGATAAATCTCGTCTGCAATTTCGTACAACGGACGAGAAGCGGTCTTGCGAACAGATGCGGTACGGGCTTTCTTGCGAGAAGCGGTGTATCCCAAATCTTCAGAACAAGACCTACAAAATGCATCTACCTCCCAGCCATTTGAACTGGTTGGCTTACCTTCTGGGAACGTCCAGCCGTATTCGTTCCTCGTATCATTAATGATACGAACTGGGCTGTCGTAGAACTGAGCATGATCTTCAGTTAAATCTAGCCCACAACTATCGCACTCAAGTAGCCAATCCATCGCATTATCGCCAACCTCTAGCGCAGAATGACGACGCTTGGAAGCCTCAGCACTGCCCCAAACATCAACCCACTGCATGACCGTCTGCAACAGGTGATCGTAGTCACCGCTCATTGCTTCAGCCATAAAAGCATCAATCTCTGCCTTGTCCACACCGCCCCGACGAAGGGCTGTCTGAACACGACCAAGGATTGCAAAAGCGTTGCCGTCTTCACCGGCAAGAGCAACATTGATATTTGGATACTTTGGCGACGCTGTCTTACGAGAAGCCTCAAACGGACCGACTTCGTCTTCATCAGCAAGTTCATCTGCGCCCTCAGGATCATCCTGAGTCCAGCCCATCTCAAATGTCTCCGTTGCGGTATCAACCTCAACATCATCAAGTTGTGACTCTGCATGACCAGACTGACTATCTGCGTCCGGTCCAAAACCTTCGTCTGCCATGCGTCGAATACGTCGTGCCATTGAAACTTTTCCTTTTTCTGGAGAAATTGGGATTGCACCATAACTCGCCATCAAATCTTCGACAGCAGAAATAGCAGTTTTTAGGTCATGGTAAACTTCACCATCACCAACGTCTGCCCCGACAGTACCAAGGTGCTGTTGGTTAGCCTTCCAACGAGCAGACACCAGATAGCCATCGTGAACATTCGACTTTTGGTTTACCGCAGAAACAGAAACGGTAAACAAATCATATTCGCGAGTCCAAGACTGGAACTCGCCAGAAGCAGTTGCCTTAATTGAAGGAACCCAAGAAGAAATGCTTCCGCTCTTCTTGACGACAAAGCCACCCGGTGCGCCCCACTTGCCCTCAAACTGATCGCGAACTTCATTTGCCATTTCTTCAGTTGCGTACGGTCCCCACGGACCGATTTTTGGATAGCCACTTTCGTTACCAATATGGACGTAGTATTCGCCACCCTCTGCGTCTTGCTCTGATTCGACTGCAATAACACGATGACGTTCTTTCATCATGTTTGTTGGCCTTGGTTGTGGTGTGTCAGGAATGTAGTCCCAAAGATCGGTCACAGCCCATGCTCCTTCTTAATTTCACCAATAGTCATTGGACTCCAGTACATGTCACGCTCAACGGCAGGCATGCCGTTTACTTCCAGTGATTCCAATTCGCCAAGAGAGAAGTATCCAAGTTCTGGGAAGTGCCCAACGACTAGACCAAAAAAGGTGTCTTCTCCATCAAATTCGGTTGCGTACCAAGTCCAGTCACTAATTGGGCTAAAGAACTTGACGTAGGCAATCGCATTGTCACCCTTACCGTCTTGAGCGTACAAAGATGGAAGTTTGTTTTTGATGTCTTGCGTAAGCAATAGGTGCTTGCGCTTTCCAATCGGAGCAGATGTCTTGCGTGAAGCCAAAACTTCATCTACATGTGACTCTGCCCAAGAAAGGTGATTGACCTGATCGATGAATGCCGACTTAGCCAGTTCTGCCTCAAATCCAAACTGGCTTGACCATACGCGGGCATAACCATCTCGCTGTACGGCGAACTCATCCTTTTCTTCTTTCACAAAAGAAGCAACACGCTTAAACCAATCTGTTGCCTCGGCCTTCGCCAACTGATGAATCTGACCATCACTCTTGCCGAGTGTAGACAAGTCATCAATCCAGTCGGTTGCATCTGTGTGGTGAGCGTGAGGAACGTAAGGAGTCATCTTGGTGGCAAAGAGGTGATTCATCTTTGCGTCTTCCTCGCGCTGAACACGACGCATATTCTCTTGATTGCGCTCAAACTCAAGCCGGAGCGAGGCAATGCGAGGATTTTTAGCATTGACCATCGACCGGATGGCTGAATTCTTTCGATTCTCTGTCATTCAAAAACCCTTTAACGTGGAGGCTCCGCTACTTAGTCGTTGAAATCAATCACAAGACAGTGACTGACACTACTTAGTAGGCCAAGAAAGCATTGACGACAGGACAAAATCCCTACCCACGACGCTCTGCCTTACGTTGCTCGCGGGTTTTACCACACCAAATGCCCCAAACATCGTCCTGAGGAATTGTCTTGACATAATCTTCGCACTCAGCACGAACTTCGCATGAATCGCACAGAGCGATAGCCCTTTTTCGCACCCTTGGGTCTGAAGAAAAGAATATTTCAGTCTTTCCGATGCAGGAAGCCTTGTATACCCAAGGTCTTTCTCTTTTGCCCCAATCAATTTCGTAGGCAATAACTTCACCCTTTAGGTGGGTGCTTGGAAAATCAAAATAATCAGACGCTTGTTCTTCGGCCACCGTCAAACCAACTGAAGTTCTAACTTCATGTTTCCAAATTCATCGCTTGCAGGGCAGTCTGGAAGATTCATAGAAAAATCTTGCCCACCCACACGGACGCTTACTTCTTTCCACAACGCTTCTGGTAAATCAACAAAACTGCAACGCACAGTATTTTCACTGATTGAAGCGTTGCCTACCTCAACAACTTCCATGCCGTCCGAATCAATGCCAGACACATGACACAGCAAGAACATTTGGGCAGACACACTGGGGTGATCTTTTGCGACAAGAACGGTACGACCAGAGTTGGGGGCAACTTTCTTGCGCCGAGGCCAAACGCAAAAAAGAAACACAGCGACCCAAAAAAGAAACATCATTAGGTATCCCCCCTAAGAAAATCCTCTACCTCTTCAACCAGCAACTGGCTTCGCCAATCACCATCATAACCATTAGTCCTATCTGCAAGAAGTTGAGACGCAATCAAAATTGGAACGTTCATTTCCTTGCATATCTCTACGACTTCGTGGCCTCTCTGAAGAACATTTTCCATCGCCTCTGCTACATCAACAATGACAATAGAACAAGTAGTCATCTTCAGGCGAGTAACCAATGCAAGGGTCTTTACCAGTCCGATGCTCCCGTCGTCCTGCATATCAATGTCCCAGAACGCCTCTGGCAACTTTTCAAAATCAGGGATTGACCGTGCGTCAACAATCAAATCAAAAATATAACTGCTTTCAGGAAGCCCAATTCTGTCAACCGCGTCAGGATTCACCAATTCACCGTCAGCGTCACGGTCGTACGCGTCTGAGTTAACCAACTCCGCAAAAATGTCAGATGCAAGCATGTATGAAGACTGTGGGATGAACCCATTTTCGTGAAACTCAGATGTGTCGTAACATTCAGATTCTGTCATTGACCAACCAAAAGATTTGTGTTCTAGGCAATACCACAAATAACCACCGATTGGGATTGACAGTTCTTCAACTTGCTCATCCACTCTTTGTCGGCTCCCAAGTGCCCATGCCCCAACGCTCATAGCGATCCCCGCGAAACGCAAGATGTACTTCACCGTTCGGAAGAACCTCAACAAGAAACTCTCCTTCTGGAAGTCTTTCATCGATGTCCTCTGACTTAGCAACTGCAACTTTAACTGCCATTTGATCCCCCAATGGAATAGGTCAAATCGAAACTGAAATTATCATAGAAGAAAACGACTGTCGGCTCCAAATCAATCACTCCCCACAATCACCCACTGGTTGACTGGGGCACCACTTCTGCGCTCGGATTGAACCGCGTAGCCGGTTTTCTTAATGAGATTCCTCTTCGCCAGCCTCAACATGATTGAACCAAGATGACGGCGGTCAGAAAACCCATCGTCCTCTCCAAGTTCATACCAAACCAAATCGGTAGTGAATGGTTCTCCACGGGAAGCAATCTTCATCACAATCGATTCAACCCGATCAATCACCTTTGGGTCGACATCGCTAATTGGAACTCGCCCCTCAAAAGACGATGCTTGGCGAGCAAGTCGCAAAAGGTCAGAGCGAGAAGAAGACTTCTTTGCTCCAGCCACTGGCAAAGGCATAGAAAAATCTTCATTGTCCCATACCACCGAACCGCAGATGTGGTCAGCGTGTGAAACACCTAGTGGAGTTTGGCAAAATGTTTCGGGCATTGCTGGGTGTGGCTCACCGCAAACTTCCATGCCCCAACAATACCACTCCGGTTGGTCAAAAAAGCGTTAATTGGTTTTCGTCAAAAACGACGCTTCCGTCAGAGAGATCAACCGAACCAACTGCTTCTGCTCGTCCTCCCCGCGAGGCACAACCCTCTGAAGAAAAAACTTTATTTGAGCCAAGTCCTGTAGTGTCAATCGATCCATCTTCATCACGCTCTGGAAACCCTTTCCCGTTCAATACGACAATCCCCTGCACCATCTCTTCAGGAATGAAGAGTAGGGAATCGACATTATTATCGGGGTCTACCGATTGTGCCAGCGCAACGTGACCATTTTTTAGATTTTCACAAAAAAATCCCATAGAAAGAATCTGACAGTCACCATCATCCTCGTAGCCGTCGACCTGAAGCCAAGAGTTAGAACCAGAATGGGCATCTTTCCAGACAACAACGACGGGTATCATTAGTCCAGCCAGACAAGGTAAGACGCAGTCACTTTGCCTGCATCGGGGCTGACGAAGTGAAGACGTTGTGATGGCTGTCCCGTTGCCGCGACAAATTCCGCGGCATAAGCGTTCTCAGATTCTGGAGAGCCAGACACATAAATCTGACCACCGTTTGCCATTGTCAGTGTCATCGGAGTGTGGAAGTGACCCATGTAAACGTCTTGGAACGATTCAACAACTCCGCTCGCCCACTGATTGCACTTTCTCAAAATGCCAAACGCTGGGGTGTTTCCACCGAATGACTTAATCTCGTCACCGTGTACCAGCAGGGCGCGGTACTTACCAATCTCTACTGTTTGATACCAGTCGCCACTGGTCTTCCATGACACCCGCTTATTGTCGGCAAACTTGTCTCCAGCAATGGAATACGCCATGCGGTCAATATTGTCTCCAGCAGGATTCTCACCCTTGCGCCCCAAACGACCGTGATTGCCATACTCACAGGTAACACTGACCTCATCAAAAATGGAAAGCATGTGATTGACAAAAGACTCCATCAGTCGTGCAGTAGCAAACAACTGCTCAAACAAATGTGCCTCAACTTCCCAAGCCTGACCGGGGAAGATACTTGTTCCCTCTACCATGTCTCCACCGAACATCACATGACATTTTTTGACTGGATGATCTGCCCGCTGAATGTTGGTCAACTTTTCGATTTTCCCTGCGAACTGCATGATGCGCTTTTCGCAAGTTTCGATGTCGTAAGAACCCGTTTTCTTACCCAACTGCCAGTCGGTCGCATGAATCAGTGCAACCTCTTCCCCACCCTTGCGCTTGTCTGAAGGTGGCCTAGAAACCTTGGATGGCTTGCCGAACGAAATGGCCGCGTCGCTCGCGGCTTGATAAACCGCGGCGACCAAGTCTTCAGTCTTTCTCTTCGCTGTAGCGGTAGCCCTTTGCTGTCGCTGAAGAGCATTCCTTAACTGCTCGTTTTCAGTGAATAACTGGAATGGATCAAGTTCACCAAACGAGGAATCTTGCTTAGGCATTATTTTTCCTCCCGACAACGACAGTCAAGATTTCGGTGATGAGAGATAGATTCACGACCGATCTTGAAGCCCATCGCTTGAAGAGTTCGATAGATAGAGGCAGTCGTAAATTCCTGATTGCCAAGAGCGGAAACCACAACAGACTGGAGTTTTTCATCCATCCCGTCAATGAGAGCCTGAAAAGAGCAAACCTCTTTCTTCGTGCTAGACGACTTGAGTATTTCCATGAAAACACTCGCTGAGTCTTCCTTGGTGACTGCCATTTGATATGCCTCCTAATTTGACTTCGGGACTAACTCTCTAACGTATCACTAATCTGACTTGGTGTCTGCACTAACTTCTGACTCCACGCAGAATCGATGACATCAATCATCTCTGCCGCGGCGAGGTTTGAAACAATTACCTTCGCCTCTGGGTCGTCGTTTTCAAATGCAACCGAAAGATGCTGTGAAGCCCACTGAATGAATCCCCTAATCGCCTCACTTTGACCTGACGTTGCCGTGTAAGTCTTTCGCACAATGTCTACGGTGCTTGGCATAAGTTTCTTCTCACAGCCAGTACATCCCGAAGCCTTATCTTGAAAATGAATTTCATTGGCTACCTGAGCCAAGGCAAGTGCAAGTGTAATTGCGTATGCATCGATGGGCATTGGTCTGATGAGCATGGCTTTCCAGTCGGAAACGATGCCCTCAATAGAAGACCGATAACTTTCCAGAGCAGACCTGACTTCGTCTAACTCGGTTAATTCTTGGCTGTTCATCATCGGGGGTTTAACCCCAAGTTCACGAACGTACTCCAAAAGAGAATCAAACTCTTCTCTTGTTACATGGTCACTCAACGACATCTACCCTTCTTCCTCTTGGGGTTAAAAGTACACCTGCCCATACACCGTGAGTCACTTTGAATCGGCATGCATAATCCCAGCACTCCGAACGAACGGGACAAGTGGAGCAAATCAACATTGCCTCACGACCCTTATCCTTTTTACGAGAAGACTCGTCTGGAAAAAACACTTCAGTTGGGTACGTTTGGCAGGAAGACCTGTCCATCCACGATTCACGCGTAAACACGCAGTTGACTACTCCCTAAAGCCATCGGGGAAGCATATCACAATAATGTAATTTACAGGAGGATGCTCAACACCATTTTCCTGACATGTACCACGGCTGGCTCCAGCACCCGTAATGCTCTTCTGCGTACACGGCAATCCAAAGTGCTTCTCGTAAATTGATTTCAGCAACCAGCAAGTCTTCCCGACTCACCCCGTTGGCAGTAAGTCGTGAGCCGTGGGCAGACCAGTTGATTTGCGTGTATCCATAATCCTTGGTGCGAGAAACGATGGATTCCGTACATTGACTTTCGGCAATGACAATCTTGTCCAGCAATGGAAGCCACTCTTGCTTCCACCCAACGCTGAGAGCGACATCCCAAATCTCTGGACACTCAGCATCATCAAAGCCCGAAACAGTTGTTGTCGTTTCGGGAACGGTAGTTGCTGGAGGAATGGTTGATGTGGTTGATGCGGTTGTTGAAGGAATGGTTGATGTGGTTGAGACATTAACAACCGGATCGAACTCAACGACCTCAGAATACGACAGTTCTGGCGGTGCTGGTGGGTCACCTTGGGTTGACCACGACCAGACCGAACTAAAAAACAACACGGGCAACAGCAAGTAATATTTAAAAAGCATGTTTCGACTTTCCCTTGGCGGTAGGGCTACTTTGTCAAAGGTAGCGTTTGTGTTATCAGCGATTGTAACACAAATGAAATAAAATAATCAACCCTAGTTGGTCGGGCGAGTAATCCTACTGGTCGGACGATTTCCTCCAGTTTGAGTAACTGAGACTCGCGAGGCTCTTGTCGACACCTTCACTTCGTCGTCTGAACTAACACCCTCTTCGGTAATCGTAATCCTAGCCCCAGAACTATCAACAGACATTCTGTCCTGTCCATTGGATTCTGCCGCGGCCTCAAAAACAACAACTCTTTCGCCAAACTTGTAGATGGTCGGACCGGCAAGAATGCCTGCGTCCCCGACTTCTGCCAATGATGTTCCAGCGAACATGGAGAGAATGATTGAGTCTGGGAATGAGTTTCGGAAACCAACATCTCCCCCGACAATAGAGGAAACCTCAAGCAGTGAATTCTCAATCGACTCCTTGACGGCACTGACCGAAATTGTTGCACCAAGACTTGATTCTCCAGACCCACTGTGATCGGCAACAGAGAGTGGGATGAACGTAATTGTGTATGGGACAGATGATGAAGCCAGAAGAGACTTTGAGGACAACGCAACCGGCAATATTGCCTCTGCCAAAATACCCGTTGGAACAGCACCCTTCAGTGGGACACCCCCACCAGCAACTGAAACCTCAACCTCTGCCGTCACATATTGACGACGAAGCGCAAACGTATTAGAGGAACTTGATGCTGGGCATTGACCAGACGCATCCGTGGTTGCACGAACACATACAGATGTTCCTGCAACACCAACTGCCTGTGAACTCTCTTGCGGAACGTCTTTTAGTGAAAGTGCCCCAACACGAACAGACGTTTCAACAGAAGATTCTTGAGGCACAGATTTGGTAGCACCAACATATCCACGCACCCCGACCGACAAGAAAGAGCCAACTATTCTCTCTCCAACTGCGTGCCCTTCGCCATGAACTGCAACCCCAACAGGAGATTCAGACACAACTTTATTCGGGTAAGCAAGTGAGAAGGTGCGAAGAGAAATTACCTGTCTTGTTGAAGCCGGTCCGCTTTGCGCTCTTGTCGAAATCAACAACGGAAGTTTTGTCGTTGGCTCTGCGTCTCTCAATGCCTCAACAGCAGTAGCAATAGACAGCGAGGCAGAAGACTCGGAATCAGTATCTTTCGTTGATGCGACAGGAAGTGCTATTGAGACAGACGACTCTCCGACCGCTTCGATCTGCTTTTCCGAAGCGACATCTGCCAATACAGAAATGGAAGTATCACCAGAACTTGGTATCGCCTTTTTGCAGTCAACAGAAACTTCAAGAACGGCAGACGTTTTAGCAGTGACATCATCTGCCGTACGATTGCACTGAGCAGTAGTTGCTCCAGAAACAACAGCATTGCCTGCAACACCAGATCGGCTGACGGAAGAAATCGTCGCTTCAAAACCAAACGCAAGCGATGAAGAACCTGAACCATAATGAATCTCTACAACTGTTACTTGACTTGATTCGCATTGAAAAGCGAAATCAACAATCGACTGGGCGATCAGGTTTCGTGATACAAAAGAAGTGGTTTCTACACTGCATTCAACCTGACCTTCCCCTGCATTTGACTTGGTTGCCCCACAGTCTGCTTCGATAGCAATGTCTGTAGAAGACTCCGCTCCAACAGAGCGTGAACAGGTCGACAACGCCGAAAGACCAAACAGCAGTGAAGAGGAAGCAGTTTTTGTCGGAGAGCCTTCCGCAACCGCTTCGACAGCCACCGGCATTCTACTTGCGCCAATGTCTTGCGGACTTCCTGTCCCGTAATTGGGAAGCGCAAAAGAGATAGTTGACGAACCACTAATTGATGGAACCACAGATGTTTCCTGAGAAACCATCATTGCAAGAATGGAATCTAAAGAAATTCCCTTGCCCCCACCTCCATACGGAGCAAGTGAAATATTTGAATTCCCAGAGCCTCCCCCAGACTTCGCACAAGTTGAGAAAAGCGGAAATGCAATTCTTGTTGCGCCATCATTTGATGAATTGCGGACTGCGTTTACAAGAAGAGCAGTTCCAACAGAAGAATTTGCAGTTGATTTAGAATTCCTGTCTCCAGCACAAGATAATGAAATCGTAACATCAGATGACGAAGAAGGAATTGCCTTTCGTTGACCACTCGCAGAAGATTCGGTCAAAAAGTAGGCAAAAGAATCTACAGAAGAAGATTTTTTTCCTGACCCCATCGAAGCAATCGAACCCGAAACCCTGCCAGTCGCGTACACCGTTGGTACGGGAAGAGAGGTTCCCGCCAACGCACCTTGAGCGACTTCCAGTGAGCCGATTGAATAACGAAGTTCAGCCATCGCCTCTTAACCTGTCTTACGCCAACCGAGGCAGGGTAATAAGATATTTATTCGTCAGAAGAATCTTTCTGATCGGTAGGTGAAGTGGAAGAAAGCAACCTAATTTTTCCGTTCAAAATTGCATTCTGAAGAGACAATGTTTTTACTTGCTCCAACAATGAATCAATAATTCCCTGTACTTCTTCAATACTTGCATTCATTTATTCACTCCTTTTAGTTAGTCTCTAACGCTTCAATACGGGCAGTCAAAGTGGCAACCATAGACGACAACTCTTGTACAGACTTCACTATGGGGGCGATGAACTCGGAGTAACGCAAACCCTGACGATCTCTTGTGATGGTTATAGTGTTTCCTTCTTCATCTGTCGTTTCCAAAACAGAATTTAGCGTACTTGTCCAAACACCTCTGTTTGTTGCCTCTTGACCCATTGCCTCGGCAACTTCTTGAGCAATGAAACCCATGTGTGTTCTAACTCCGGGTGCTTCAGCATCTCTGTCATCAAATCGGTATTTGACAGGTCTAAGACTTTGAATAAACTCAAGACCGTAATCCAAATCCAAAATGTCTGTCTTATCCCTAATGTCTGAACTATTTACTGACCCGGTGGCACCGTATATATTTGCCCACCTCAAAACCCCGTCGCCCAAGTTGTATGTGTTATCTGAAAACGGAAGTATTCGCTGACTCTGTACCTGTGTGAGTATGTTGACTCCAGTCGCAAGCACCTGCATTCTGGTCGTGGGTTCCGATGTAGCACCCCATGACGAATCAAACTGGAAACGAATACCATCGTTACGCATGTGGATACCAGCCGCGGAAGTGTACGAGTTGACACCCAAACTGTAGTAACCAGAATCTGTACCACGTTCCCAGTTCCACACCAGCGATGTCCCATAGGAACCTTCTGTCCCAACGAACCCGTAGTTACCTAGAGCAATAGTTGAGTTAGCCCACGGTTCTTGGGTGAATGTGGATAATCCTGTGACCATTTTGCCACGAACAGCAAGGTTGCCATCAACATCAAGTTTCTGATTTGGACTGGTTGTACCGATACCGACATTGCCCGACGAATCAATACGCATCGCCTCAGAACCAGCGGTTTTGATCGCAAAATACTGAGTAGAGTTACCAACCTCCAACTCAACATCTGCCGTGCCGTTGCTGTCGTAAAAATCAATACCAGTAGTGCCAGCAGTATCCGAGTCAGTAATACGGATATGAGCCGCGGCACCGGCTACTTCCAAAGTCGTTGCAGGGTTGGTTGTACCGATACCGACCCTCCCATTCACTGCGTCAAGCGTGAGGAACTCATTTGCGTTGTAACTGTTGTAGCGATGGCGAAGTACGCCACCACTATACGAGTAATGGATGTAGGTGCTGTCGTCGGTGTCTGTTAACTGGAGTTGCGCGTATGATGCCTTCAGGTTAAGAACCGCATCTGTAGATGCGCTGATCGCGTGACCTTCGATTGCACCTTCAACGTCTAATGTCGTCGCAGGGCTGGTTGTACCGATACCAAGCCGGTTGTTTGTAGAATCGACATAAAGGGTGTTTGTATCAACTGTCAGGTCGTTTGTGATTGTAAGTTCATTGATGGTTGTGGGGATGCCCCCAACAACTACGTTCCAAGCAGTACCGTCCCAAGTCCAAGTCTTGTCACCAACTGTATGGGTGTCGTTTACGGAGGGGGAATCAGGAAAGTTGATAGCCATTAGTTAGCCTCCGGTGGATCAGGGAACTCAACATAAGGCCAAGCAGGGTCAGATGGGAGATCACGCAACTGTTGACGGTAAACAGCCCACGCTTCAACATCTGATGGAGAGTGGGGAAGAACACGCCAGTCTGAGTCTTTCAGAAGCATGTCTCTTTTCTCTTTGGCAGTTATTCGTGCTGATTCATTCTGCAAAGCATCTAGCGACGCAATCTCTTCTTCGGTAAATTCAATGTCGTACTCTTCGCCAGTTTCAACATTGTGAATGTGTTTCATCATTGCGCTATCCCATACACACGATAGGAACCGTACATAGTTCCTCCTGCCGCGGCTCCGATAAAGATGCCATCAAAAGAAGTTGAAGTCCCAACCTGTGAGTGATCTACTTCAATCATCCCCTTGTAAGCGTTGTCGCCGTACACTTCATGCGAAGCAACATCCGTTTCTCTAGTTATGTACGGGTTGTAAATGGTCATTTCAGCAGATGACCAGTAGCCCCCACCCATGTAACCAACCCGACCATAACTGTTCGCTTGCGTTCGGGTGCCACCAACAGAAGTTCCCTGAGCGTACAATCTTTGAATCTCGTAGACCGAAGAGGTGTACCAAGTCCCTCCGTTCATCATTCGATAGTAAAGTTCACCAGAGTTACTGTTCTTGACTGTCAGCAAAATCCTGTAGTTTGCATAACTGCTAGAGAACACGCTGGTGATTGCAACGCCCGTAGAACTAAACGAACCACTAGCCAGCAGAGTGTCACCCGTCGCCTTACCGCCTCTCAAATACTTACTTGTCGTGTTGATGTCTCCGTTGACATCCAACGTGTACGACGGCGTGGTGTCATTGATACCGACATTGCCAGTACCGTCAACGGTGAGACGGGCGGTCTCATCAGTAGCCAGATACAACTTGCGAGAGCCAGAGTTGTGACCAACCCACATCGCTGTACCATCAAGGGAAGCAAACCCTGTGTACCCAGAGCCGTCAATCATTAGGTGACCATTACCAGACGCATCGGGAGTTTGGTTGTCACCGCCACCGACAACGGCTTTGCCGTTCACATCAAGAGTATGACTAGGGCTGGTTGTGCCGATACCGACATTACCGTTGAGCAGGCTGGTGTCGAACGTGCTTCCTACTTTTTTGATCCTGACTGCGGTGGTGTCAGTGAATTTGATACTAAGAGTTGGTTCAGCCGACTCACCCAAAAGCGGGTCGAAACTAGGTATGTCCAAATGTACGCCAGCGGTAGCAACATACAAATTAGTGCTATCCGCAGAAAACATGTCAATCTTTGCGGTCGGTGAGTTTGAACCAAGGTGCGCCACATAAGAATCGTCTGCGGTCGCGTTCAATCGGTAGCCAAAGTTGCCTCCACCAATGTCAACATCGTCGCTCACATCTAGTTTGCCGACAACATCTAATGTTTGGCTAGGACTAGTCGTGCCGATACCGACACGATTATTCGTAGAATCGACATGCAGAGTGTCTGTGTCTACAGTTAGGTCATTCGACACCGTCAGGGTGGGGACGACCGAGGTCAGTTCGGGCTGTGCCCTCAACCATTTCTCGCCATTCCAGATATAGGTGCGCCCATTGACCGTGTAGGTGTCATTAGTCGATGGGGAATTTGGGAAATCAATAGCCATGCGCCACTCCGGTCATACTTAACACGAAGAATACATCAGACTATTTATTCTTGCTGAACCACCTGCGCTGTTTTTTTACTTTTTCTGTATGACCAACAACAGGACACTTTTCAACACCAGCATCCATTTCACGCTGAGTCTTCTTGTACTTAGATTTCATGTTGCGCGGGATAAATGGAGTGCCGAACCCTGCCTGATCCATGATCTCATACGCATTTCGATCACCATATTGCATCTCAATGCCTGTAGTGGATCGTTCAAACGGGATGATGTGTTGCATCGGATAGCCCACAGGAATAGTGAACTCGTCCTCGGCTAAAACATTAATAACAATATGGGCATGATGGTAATAATCCGTGTTGACTACCGCCGGAAGAATCGTCCAATTAGGGTCTGGCTGATACATGTCAGGAAGAAACATGCAAGACCAACCGGGAGCAGTCTTAATAACCCACGGATTAATGATCTTGACATAGTTTGCACGCTTAATGCCGCGCACCTCAGTGACAGGAATCGCCCCAGTTTGCTCAAAACTAAAACCCTCAACACTGAATGGGTGGTCACCAGCAATATCGAATTGTGACTCCCACTGACGCTTGTTAGGGGAAGGGCGCAGTTTGAGGTTAGCCCACAACGGAATCGTCAAACCAAGGCTGATGTAATCAGCCGTTCCAGCACAGCGTCGGACACTTCCCTCAGTCGAATCGACTTCTTTCCACCAGTCAGGCCATGAGCGGGTGTTGTTAATGGGTAACGACTTTTCGTGAAACAAAATGGGAGTCTGAGGTGCCATAAACACCTGCCCCGGTTTCGGCTGAATTTCGTGAATACTACTTGGACTGACTATCTTCAAATCGTTCGGCAAGTCGCTGGAGTGCTTCTCGGTGGTCAACGATATCTCCCCTCATATACTCGGCAGTTACCTGATTAATATGCTGACGAGATGGACCGCGAGAACCGTAGGCATCCAGTTGCATAGTGGCTAAGTCTTTATCAATCAAACCTTGACCTTGCGCTACATGCCACAAGTGTACAGGATTAAATAACTCAAATCCAGAATGGGGCATGTCGTGAATCTCTGGGCAACGTTCTGCCCACAACCCTAAAAGCCGTTCTAACAGTTCTGGCTTGGGGGCGTTCTGCTGATCTCTCCACATCTCAGAGTCCGTACGGTCAGAAATGTAGTGGAGAGAAATCATGGACAAAGTGTTTTCCATAATTTGATCCATAAGTCGATGGTACTCATCCACCATGAATCGCGACTCTTTATTAAACGTCGGTAAATAGGAAGCAATTAAGCGAGCCTGCTGTAGCGACATAGAAATAGATGTTGCCTCCAAAGGTTCAATAAAACCAGAAGACAAGCCAACTGCCACAACGTTCTTTTGCCAAGTCTTTTTCATGTAACCAGATTCAAACCGAAGGATACGGCTTTCTTCAGACTCATAGCCCGCCGCGTCAAACGCCTCTTTCTGTGCTTCATCGTCAGAAATGTACTTAGAAGAATAGACGTATCCATTTCCCCTACGTTCTTGAGTCGGAATCTCCCACAGCCATCCAGAACTTAAGGCGCGAGAACGAGTAAAAGGAAGGATTTTTCCATCTTCGCGCGAGGGAGTTGGAAAAACTACTGCACTATCGCAAGGTAAATATTTTCCGTAATCGACAAACGTTTGGTCGTCCATCTCTTTTAAAAGCACACGATTAAAGCCTGAAGCGTCAATAAATAGATCGGCTTTAATTCTGCCCCTAGCCCTCTTCAAATAAAGAGAGTCAACCCAACCTTCTTCGTCCTTGACAACAAAGTCAACTTCATCCTCAACAAAGTACACACCGCGTTCAACAGCAATTACTTTCAAAAAATCGTTAAGAGCGTGTGTATCAAAGTGATATTGGTTGGTATTAAGATGAGTATTTTCGTTGCCTTCCTTGTCTTCGCTATAAGGAATCTTGCCGTCTTTCATGCCCCGCCAAGAAAGAGTCTTAGTCAGTTGCAAATCGTTCTCAATGCAGTAGGCGTAAGAACCCGCAAAGTTACCGATAGTAATTGGACCGTGAGAAACAGAGTGGTAGTAATGAGGGGTGTGAGTTGTCCAATTTTCAAACGCAATCCCGTATTTATGGGTTGCCTTTGATTTAGTCAGCAACCCTTCAATGGGAATATCCATGTCATTTTGAAAACCGCGCCAATGCTCAGTAGAACCTTCTCCAACCCCAATGATGCCAATGTTCTTAGACGACACAACGGTAATGTCGTACATTTGAAACCACGACTTGAGGCTAATGGCAGTGGTTAGTCCGGCGGTTCCTGAGCCAACAATTACAATGTGCTTATGCATCACTCAAACCACGAAACAAGCGAATACTTAGCCGAACCATCCTCGCCTACAGGTTTAGCAATGTGCTTGTAGGGGAAGTTAGACGGAAAGGCAACAACACTCCCCGCCTTAGGAGTCACGGTTACATCAAAGGTAGGAAATACCAGTTCGCCCCCCGTGTATCCATCGTTAATAAAAGCAACGATGCTGAGAACCCTGTTGTTACCCGGACCGTGGTCGTGATGGGCTTGATATTCTTCGCCACCTCGGTAACGCAAAACTCGGTATCCCTGATCTCCGCGCAAAGGAAGGTCGTAGGAACTGCGGTATGACCAAACTACGTCGTCAATTTTGGGGAAAATTTGCATCCACTCATCAATCAACAATTTTGTATTTTCGTTAAGCGTCTCTGAATATTCTTCTGCATCACGCAAGTTATCGATGCTACAACTCATAGAAGTTCGCTTATCAGTTACTTCTCCATCACCTACAGTGTCTCTTGTCCAATTAAGAAAACCTTCTTCGTTTTCACATTCTTGAACAAGAGTACGCAAAAAAATGGTGGCATCAAACACATCTTCATAAACGACAATGCAAGGTGCTACCTCTACCCCTACTGCCTCTCCCTTTTTCACGCATCATCTCCTGACTGATTATTGGGGGACTTCATTTCTCCAGATTCAATATCATACTCTAAATAGTCATCGTCTGGAGTGCATGTGATAAATGAACTAATCATCCACTTGTCACTACTATGTGCAGGAAGACCGGCGTGAGGATGTGTCCACGCGGCAGGAAACAATGCAATCCGACCCGCCCTTGCCTGCACCTTCTCTTCTTGAATGGGAAAATGTGTTTCCCCACCAGAATCAATGTCATTTAAATAAATTACTACACCAAAGATTCTTGTACGAGAAGAAACTGGTCCCCAAACACAACCGTCAATGTGTTCCCTGTAGTAACCGTAATTTTTTGCGTAATGCTGAAGACGGAATCCGGTGTCCACTAAATTAGGCACTCGCCAAAGATCAAAAAAACTAGACTGATACTCACTAATAATTGTAGTGAGGGCATTACTCATAATTGATTCGTACGTCGCCCACGGCTCTGGATCAAAACCTTTGCTAACAACAGAATCTACCCCAAAATCAAAATCCATACTAGATTTTGTAGCAACGTCTACCCCACCTAAAGTCGGTCCGGGGTAAAAGAAATCATCATAGTTGGCTAAACATCTTGAGATAATGTCATCGCATACGTCTGCATCAACCACATCGTCACCGATCAAAATGTAGTTACTGCGGTGACCAGCAAAATGAAAAGTTGGGCAGGCCATTAGGTATTTAGATTATCAGACTGAAACTCATTCAATGCAATTTGAAGAAATATTTCTAAGTCGTACTGTACGGTTCCCTCAGGTGCTGTCATTATCCACTCTTTAGTCAGAGAAGATGGATTAACTCCAGCCATCAAACAGCAAGCATACAACTTATGTGTTGGACTGCTGTCTGACAACATCACGCACTAAGAGCAGTTTTAATTCCGACAATAAATGCACGCCGAGCAACAGCATCAATAATGCTTTGCTGAAGACTCTGTACATAATCTGATTCGGAAGAATCAACGGTCACTGCTGTAGCGTCTCCAGCATCTGGGTCTAATCCGAGGGTGAGCATATAAGAGTAGATGTTACGATCTACTTGAGATACTTGCTCATCACACAAAGCGATCTTGTCTTCAGTTGACATGCTTTCAAACATAATTCACCTATCCATCCACATCTATAATTCTGGCATAGTTGGAGTGGTTGCCCAACTGAGCCGAGCGGACATTAGAGTCCATTTGTCTGGTCACAACAATAATAGCACCCTTTTGTCCTTGGTTGCCAGCGTTGCCATCAGTAGCAGTTCCACCAGTGCCTTTCCCTCCCCCAGAACCTCCTGAATAATTTGGGTTGTGAGTGACGTTGTGCCCTGCGGGGTGCGATGAAGCATTGTGATTTGTGGTAAGAGTTCCATTTGCCGCGTGGTTTGCGTTACCGGCATTATGACCAGCGGGATGAGCCGAGGCACTGTGGTTAGGAGCGAGCGAACCGCCAGCGGGGTGGGCTGTAGTACCAGAGTTATGTGCGTAGTTCACCGAGGCGTGGTGATTTGGAGCCATTGCTCCGTTTGCGGGGTGACCTGCGTCGCCAGCCGTGTGGTGGTGATGATTCGTTCGCGTGTGGTGGTGAGAATCGGTGTGGTGGTGGTGATTTGTCTGAGTGTGGTGATGGTGATTTGATCGAACATGATGATGGTTTTGAACATGGTGGTGATGGTTTGTTTGGGTGTGGTGGTGGTGATTCGACTGAGTGTGATGGTGATGATGGTGGTTTGATCGCCCGTGGAAATGGTGGTTAGACCTGTGGTTTCCTGAGTGGTAGTTCGACCTAAAGTGATGATGGCTGTTAGAACGAACTGGTCCTACGGTGTGGTGATGGTTTGTTCGGGTGTGGTGGTGGTGGTTTGATCGCGTGTGATGGTGAGAGTCGGTGTGGTGGTGATGGTTGGTTTGCGTGTGGTGATGGTGATTTGATCGAACATGATGATGGTTTTGAACATGGTGGTGGTGGTTTGACCGAGTTGTGCTGGCGTGATGTCCGTGGTTACCATGCGGACCGCCAGCGGGATGATGACCATGTCCAGCGTTATGTCCGTTCGCATGCGCCGTCGCGTTATGACCAGTGTTTCCATGCGGACCGTTAGCGGGGTGATGCCCGTGACCCGCGTTATGTCCAGCACTGTACGCCGTAGCATTGTGACTCAAGTTGGGTACAAGACTGTTTGCTGGGTGTGATCCAGAACCAGCATTGTGACCGGAAGTGTGGGTATTTCCGGGGTTTGCATACGCCGCGATATTGGGGGCAGAAGTCCCATCCGAGCCGTCAGTACCTTGCGTCGCAACATTACCGCTTGTTCCCGCCGTACCAAAACTAACAATTTCTCCAGAACCAGTAACCGTACGGGCAATGATGAGTACAACTCCCCCACCGGCTCCCCTACCTCCAGCAGTACCAGCCGTTGCCGCGTTACCTGACGTACCGGGATTGCCTGCACCGCCGGGGGCACCCACCGCGGCACCCGGATAAGTACCAGCACTACCGGCATTACCTGCTGTTGCGTTAGCCGTAATGCTTCCATCAGACCCGTCTGTACCGGGGTCGCCACCTTGAAGACCGCGAATAGAACCAGACGCTGTTATGTAATAGCCACCAATAACGTCATCTAAATCATATAACTCTCCTTCAGTTACGGTATTAGAAGCCTCACCAATTCCGTAACTGACCGCAGTATGGCTACGGCGAGAAATGCTTGATGGGTTTGTTGTAACATCAGCAGAGCCAGAGGGAAAGCCGATAGTACCATTGTTTGTCAGTGTGCCGTTGACAAATACACGGAAGCCGTTAGTAAACAGCGTTCCCCCAGAATTTACAGTCAGATTCTCATAGTATTTGTCAGAATCCAGTGTGACGGTTTGACCGTTAGCGACGGTCACATCACCATGCTCTCCAGAACCAAACAACCAATCATTAACTGTCGTGCCCTCAGACGCGGCCTTCTCCAATTTACGAAGAACACTGTTAAACCGTCTAGTGCGTGCCACGATTATGCCTGTAAGTAAATAGCGGTTCCATTACCGCAACCTGTACCGCCGACAACTTCTGTATTTACCCCAGAAGAAAGAGAAGAACCAGAAGAAATAATAATAACTACTCCACCGCCACCCCCACCAGTTCCCTGCGTTCCGGGCGCGGCTATTTTAGATGAACCAGAACGTTGGGCAATATAGCGAGCGCAAATAATCACTACTCCACCCCCCGCACCGGCAGTTCCCCCTGCCCCACCACGCAAAAAAGATGGAGAAGTTGAACCGGCAGTAATTGAATATCCACGATACGCCTGAAGTGCCTGCTTGTAATAAAGAGTCCCGCCTTCTGCCGTTGTTGGATCAGTAGCCGTTTCAGTTGCGCTATCCCCACCCAAACTATGTGTCACGGAAGTGTTGATAGCACCACCTTGTTGAATACTACCAGCGGTTGAGTGTCCGGTAGTAAAGCCAATTCGGGAACTGGAAGACAGGGTAAGAGTTCCCTGAACAAATACGCGATATCCATTTGTATTCAAATGTACGGAAGAACCGATACTAAGATTTTTACAAAACAAGTCTCTAGCAAGAGTGTAGGAAGTCCCGCTCCCTGTGATCGCATCTGTTCCCGAAGAAGAACCATTTAAGGTAATGCTTCCGTCCACACCCGACCCGTAAATTGGGTTAGGAGAATCTGCTGTCTCTAAAGTCTCAACGATTTCTTCTTGAAATACTGTTGTCTGAAACAACAACTGCTTGCCGCGGCCTTGGTTGTTCCGTCGATGGAACTTTCCCATTAGGCATCCTCAATTCCGTTCATCACAATGTTGATTGCACTACCGACACTTGCAACCACATGAATTTGGTCAGAGGTCGTTGCGCTGGCTACGCCACCGTCATTGTGTAGAACAAGCGAGGCCGACATCGAAAAAGTTTCGTCTGCCGAAAGTGACAAGTCAGAAATGATGATGTGAGCGTCCCCTAAAGTTACATTGGCTTCTTTAACATACACGGTGATAGTCGCGGCAGAAGCAGAGTAATTCGTCAACATAAACTCTTTAACCACTGTCGTAGTGTTTTGAGGCACGGTGTAGATAGATGTTGTTGAGGTTGTGGCGGTCAGGGGACCGGCAAGCCTCTTGTATGTCATTGCCATTAGATGACCTCCATTGTGAACATGATTTCAGAATCTGATGGGGGGAAATACTCGTCAACGGAAGGAACTGTGTACGCCGTTGCTGTGTTACCTAAAGCGACCCACTCAAGGTATTCCTCGTAATCAGGGTTACCTGATTCGTTTGGAAAGCAAAGAGTGTCGCCGTTATCTAGTTCAGCAAAGACAACAGTGATATCTCCAGTTGTTTGAGTGATTGTCTGAGTGTAATAAGTCGTCATAATTCTGCGTTCACCTCAAATCCGCTAGGTGCTGTGATTGTGCCGACATACCCGCCACCCGGACTTGAACCAGAATGACCAAATCCGAGGACTAGCATCCCTGCATCTTGTCCATAAACATAGATTGTTCCACTACCTGTCCGTGATCCACCAGCACCGTAGACAAAGTATGACGAGTAGGTGACGCTGGGGTTGGCACGCATTGTGACAGGTATCGGCATTGATGCTCGGAGGAACGCGCTGAAATCAATCCATGTTCCGTAAGCCAGCGTGCTGTAATAATGCTGTGGTGGTTTGAAGTAGTACCTTTGACACAAGGCAAGTTCTTCGCCAAAGGAACGGTGTTCAAACGGTGTCGCCTTATCACCAACCTCAACCTGTACGCCTGTGACACGCCAATAGTTAGATGTGCTGGAGTTAATGTTGGCGTTACCGGGGGCGCGGTTATTGTCGGAAACAGCAGACCACGCTGAAGCCTCGGTGCCACCCGTCCAAGTTGATTGTGCCGCGAGATAGAAGCGTACCTCCCAGCCCTGAGTATTATCGTTGGCTACAGCGTTCGATGTGTCTGCTGGAACAAGCACGGTCTTGTATTCCCAAGTGTCAGCAGAGTTGATCGTGTAGGAACGACCAATGTGGCGAGTTCCGTCCCAGCGGAAGAACCAGACATTGAATGTCCCTGTCACATTTGATTTGACCCAGAACGAAACGGTTACCTGCTTGCACCATGATTTCCCGTAGCCAACATGCTGAACATCTTGACCCTCAAGAACTTGTGACACAAAAGTTTCGTTAGTGGGGGTTGCTTCTGCTGAGGTGCAAGCGTAGTTCAAAGAGTTGTTGAACCCTTCGGGGGCATCAGTGGTGTTTACAGAAAGGGTGCCAGCCGCATTTACAGTTCGGTAAGACTTCCAACGGTCAGCACACCTGTAACCCTCAGAGGCAAGGACATCACCAGAAGATGCGCGCTGGTAAACCTGCATCGCACCATTGATAAGAAGGTTGCGCTTACCCGTATACGGGGTGACGTTCTCGCCCCCAACAGTCAAATAATCAGTATCAGTAGTACCTACAACATCCAACGCAACAGCAGGGCTGTTAGTGCCTACACCGAGTCGGTTGTTCGTGTCGTCCCAGAACAGGTTCGCACCGTCGCTGGAGAACGCACTGTTACCGTTAGCAAACTGAATCGCACCAGAAGAACCAGTAGCAGACGAACTTGCCGCGCCAATCTCTACCCATTGCTGACTAGAACCATCGTCATACCATACGAATGTCTTAGCGGTATCAGTCTCAAACCAGATGTCTCCATTGGCTGGAGAAGAGGGGGCGGTATCGGAGGTGGCAATGTTCGCAACAGACGTACCGCCAATGTCAATCCACGCTGAGTCGTAGTAAACGAATACGTCTCCAGTATCCGACTCAAACCACAGGTCACCTACATCTGGAGAAGATGGAGCGGTATCTGAAACAGAAACACTTGCTCCACCGCCAGATGACTCAATCCATGCTCCACCAGACCTGATGTACAAAATGTTGTTTGATGTATCAATGGCGATGGCACCATCAGAAAGCGAAGATGTTGGCGCACCTGAAGTGGTAAGCGTAATGATCCCGTTTGTTCCAGTGACGGTGTTAAATGTGACATCGTCAGTAGTACCTACCGACTGACCAATCGCAATGGTTGGGGTAGAACCTTCTCCAGTTGCGGTGCCGACTGAAACGCCCGTTCCTGCCGTCAAAGATTCGACGTAATCACCACTTGTTTCCGTGCCAAGTGTTATGTCAGACGGACTCCAGTCCGAGCCACTCCACTTAAGAATCTGACCGGATGTGGGTGAGGTAGATGAAACATCACTTAGGTCACTGACGACCGCCGAACCAAGCGCAGTGCTGTGGTCTAACGCATCATGGCGAGATTCATTGAGATACTGAGTGTGATCGTCATCCGCAAGACCAGTTAAGGAACCGTGGTCAGCGACTGGAATAGTGGGGATTGAATCTCCAGCAACTGTTGTTCGCCGTAAATCGTAGACCCCACGAATCGCGGCTTTGATTGTGTTGGTGTATCCCGATGCAACCTGAAAAGCGATTTTGTACAAAACACGAAATTCAAAGACAGGAAAACCAGTTAGGTCTAACTCTTCCCAAGTCGTTGCTTCTGCCTCACCAATGTTGTTGTATTCGCCCTGCCCCATGATGGCGATAACAGGTTCATTAAGATTGTTGGTTGCAACAATCCACGAAACACCAAACTTAGAATTACCTAAATCAGTGAGCGACCACGTTGAGCCTGAAACAGAGTTGTAGCGAGGGAGCGCAGTGCCAGCCTTAATTGGGAATTCAGTAGCAGTATCAAGTTGCCATTCTGTTCCCACCTGATACATGACGGGAATTTCTGCCGCGCCCTGAAGAACCTGCTCCCAAGTGTTTGCTGTGGGAGTTGCGGAATGGGTGATGTCTACCTGAAGGTCTTCATCAAAAAACGTACCGTTGGCAATATCTAACTGAGCGTGTCCGTCAGAACCGCCGTTGCCATCTGTCACATAATTTGATGCCCCAAACCCACTCGCAATAACTGCACCCCGTGTGCGGTGAAGATATTCGTGAGTCTGCCAATCAAGAGTTATCCCATGACGTTCGTCTGCAAAAAACTCTGCCTCACCAGTTGTTGCGTTCCAGTAAATGTAGGCAGTTGGGGTGTCAGTGTCCCAGACAAAATAGGTTGTTTTGTAGCCCAGCGTGCCGGACTCGTTGTAGTAGACGTAGTACAAACCCGTTGTATCGGGAATGGTTACAGTTTCAGAAGAGGTTTTGGTGTGCTTAACGCCCTTGCACCAAACAACATGGGATGAAGAAACTGGCGCAATCGTAAAGACACGCGTGGAATTTGAGAAAGAAATAGTGCTTTCAGTTTTGTCTTGGTGACCAATCGGTTCCCCAGACGGCATGACCGCATTAACCCATGCAGTGCCATTCCACTGAACAAACTGACCTGCCTGTGCGCTGGTGATCGTGACATCACCGAGGTCATCAAGGTTGGCAGTAGAGAAATCGACCTGACCCCAGACGAGTCCAGTCGATTCTCCTGAATCGGCTTTTAGAAAATAGCCATCGGTTCCAACTCCCAAGCGATCAATCGTGTTCGCCCCCGTTGCCGCGAGAATGTCGCCCTTGGCTGTAAGAACACGGTGTGGCATCAACTCGCCGTCTTCGGCAGTCCACGATGCTACCCAGCGAGTATCTTGACTATGCGAGCGAGATGCGTTACCACCCAGAGATGTTTGCTCGCCACGAACAACTGTTACAGAGGTTGCCCCAGAAGAGTGGGCTGTGACCTTAACAATTTCTGGAGTAGAAACTGCCGACTCAGGATCAAGGGTTAGCCATAGATAATCGGGGGAAGCAACAACTGGAAGGTCTGCAAATTCAGCAGAGTTAATTGTTGTATCAGTTGAACCGAGTGGGTTATCGGTGATCGTGCCTGCACGGAGATTTGAGTAAATAGCCGTCATCCGGCACTCCGATCAGATGCCGGTTGCGTCGATAACAAGCCCCGAAGCATTAACAGTCAAAGTACCCTGTGCGCCAAACGTCTCAGGAGTGAGCGTCTGGAAGAAAACCTCTCCAGAAGCAGTAATCGTTACTGCGCTACCGCCTGAAGACGTACTGATTTTGAATGCATCGGATGTCAAACCGGACGAAATGACATAGTAGGTGGTGTTGCGACTCAAGCCAGTAGGAAGCGACTCTGCAAAAACGTCATCAACGTACAGTGCGGTTCCTGCTGTCAGACCATGACCGAACGAGGTAATTGTATCTGTTGAAGAGTCTGCCGTACCAAATCCCCGTGCGCCGGGGTTCAACGGCATCCATCCGTAGAAGGTTCCTGCCGTTGAAGCAGACCACATTCCGAATGCAACAACAGTAGTTGAGCCGGGAACATTAAAGGTAAGGCTAGATGAGTTAGCCTTTTGACCACCGGAAGAGGTTGCCCAAGTGACCGCTTGGCGAGCGTAGGCCGGTGAACCGCCTGAAACCTCGCTGGCTCCAGTATCACTCAGCGACGAGTGCAAACCAATGTAAGCGGTGACCGCGGCAATGCCGTCGCACGCCGAGTTCTTTCCATCATTGACTAGAGGCATTTCTTACTCCATCTTTGTTGCGATGCGTCCATCTCTTTCGTGGGAAAGGATGGCTAATTGACAGTGTCGGACTAAACGCCGAAATAAACGATCTGTGGGTCGGTGAACTCAGATGTCCATCCAAAATAATAATGGAAAGCCTTGACATCTTCTGTACGAGCGCGTGACCACGACAAATTACGTCCGATTTCTTTCTCGGCACGGGACTTTGCGTCATCCAGTTTCCACTCTCTGGAAACCTGTTTCCCATTAACATAAACTTCGTAAGTGTTTTTTCTTGCAGACTTATCCACAAGAAGTACCGCAGGAGCCTCGTTCCAGTAGTCGCGGGCGACTAAACCGCGCCACGATGATGCTTCGGAGCGAGAAGCACTCAGTCTTAACGGGGTGTTTATCTTGACGGGAGATGAACCGGGGTACGATTCGATTGGATAAAAACCTTTATTTTTCAAATATTCATTTAAATATTTAACAAGTCGATCCTTGCTTGGAAGATACAGCAAAGAGTGATCCAAGGAGATAGGGGTTCCCTGCTCAAGTCGAATTTCTGATTCAGTAGAAGAAAACCAATTTTTGTCCCTTGAAGTAGCGTCGCCCCACGCTAACTCTGTATTTGATTTCCCAACCGGAGCAGACGCAACCATAACAACTGGAAGGGCAAAGTACGGAGGTCTTTTTGTCCCGTCTCCCATTCCGACATAACTTTGCCCAGAGTACGTCCACACCTGTGTTGGAGAATCACCCGATGAATGAGAATCCCAAGCAAATCTTTTGGCTGTATCTAAAGATGTCGTCCATGAAACACCAGATTTTTTAGTGTCTCTGTAGCCCAACATGAGACGGTCAGAAACTAAAGAGGAAAGACTGCTTGCAGAATCGTAGGCATCAATCAACTCAACCAAACCAATGTTGACCTGAACCCCACGATAAATTTTTGGGGAAGAAGCACGGCGACGAAGACGAACTTCATTCCATCGACTGTTCCATCGATAGGTCACATCGTAATTGTCATAGGTATTTCCATTTGTTTTGTACTCATCCCAAATTCTCTTACGCTCTGAAGGATTAGATGGAACTTCATCTGCCTGCATCCATCCAGTCAAAGTAAACTCTGTTCCCGGATTGATATTTACTTCCTGTTCCGCGCTGAGATAGCGGTATCCACCCATACCTTCGTACAACGATGCATTGTCTCCAAGGTTAACTTCAGCACGAAGAACGGTGGGGATAACGTAATCGACTTTCTTAGAGATGCCATCTAGCCATACGCCGGGTTTAACTTTATAAACCTGATTGGGCGAGTTGCTTAAGTTAAACCCAGCCATTCCCCTCTCTGCAATAGCCTTAGCAATGCTTAACTCAGTAGTCCATGCGTTCCCAGCCCCTCCACCATATTTTTCTGACAACGTTGGGTCAGCGTTTGGGGGAAGGCTAACACCACGGTAAACCGTAATCTTAGTGTCTTTATCTGACACGCTCCAGTGCGTTCTTTCTCCCTCTGGAGAAATGTTGACTACGTCAGACATCCACGTTGACCAAATCAATTTTCTGTCTGAATAACCAAAAAGTATTGAGTACAACTTGTGAAAAAGCGTTTCACTGTAACGCCCAACAGCAACTGGCTGTCCCCAGTTTGGAAGATTTTTAGTTGTAGCAATTACTCCATGCTGAAGGTCGCCTGTCCCCCCAGACACCAACTGAAAGACTGGGTCGCTAAACCTTGGCAGATTAGATGGGCGTTTTTCCCACGCACGTTGTGCGTCGCGAGTAACTTGCTGAATAATTGATTGAAGATCGGATTCCCACGGAACATCTTTTGTTGCTAAAACCTCACTTTGAGGAAATGAACCATTACTTTGACTGACTTTCACCGCAACAATGGGTTCGTAAGCGCGGTATGTCTGTTTCCTGTCCATGTCAAAAGCGCGCATGTAGCGAGGCACAGAGGCAGTTCTACGGTCTAGCGGGCTTTCAGTGTTTATTGACGAATAATAACCGCGCTCAGGTTTGCCGACCGTTTCAACATCGACAACACGCTCACTGTAGTTTTTAAAAAGAGGGAATGCATCGATTAAGACCTTCCCCCAATCGACAGTTTTTCTGCCAGTCGACCTTGCTCGCCGGTACACCCAATCGACCAATTCGGTAGCAAACCCACGCCCTTGGTAATCCTGTCTGACACTGACAAAGGCGATAAAAATGCGGTCAGAATATTCTATGTAATCCAAGAAGGCAACTAGACCCTGCTCTGCTGTACCACTGCCCTCTTGATATTCCTTTTTGGGACGACGCTTTAGGGTAGAATTTTCATTCTCCCATGACTGCTGTCGATATCGGCTCTTTGCCGTTTCAAAAGGCTCTGTTGTGAAATATGTACTGCGCGTGGGAGGTGCAGAAGAATCAAAAATACCAATACGTTGGACACGACCACCATATTGGTACTTTAGGGGCGACTCGCCCATTTCTCTAACTGCGCCCATTGTCACCCTTTCCTGTTTCTTAGTTGCTGTAATTAAAGCAACGACAGGAGGTCACTGCCGTAAGAAGCGACCGCCAGATACTGCACCCCGACCAGAACCCTGCCTAGATACTCCCTGACTGAATGCGGTAAATTGATTTTCAATAGACGCTTGAGATTGCGGTCCGGGCATTGTTCCTGAAATTTTCAAATCAGAAAACTCTTGACCAAGGAACGATGCAATTTCATCACCAATCAGTTTGTACACAACGATACTCATTGCGTCGTAAACGTCCTTGGTTGTACACGGTCCAGTTGAAGGGTGGTCAACTTTGTCACCTGCAAGTTTCCTGAGAAACAGGCATTCCAATTCTGCCAACTCATAATAGGGAGCATGGAGCAGGCCAAGACTTAGTGCCGCTTTGAAGGTTTCTGCCGTGCGCCAGTTAGTTGAAGCAGTAGCAGTTCTTTCGTAAACCGTACATGGCTTGAAGTTTCGGTTTGCGTGCTTTTGTAATCTTTGAATTAGCCCGATGCTGTTCCATTGGTCAAAAGAAACGTCTGTGGGAAGAAAGCCATCCACTAACGCTTTGATTTCATCTTCAATGGCAATGTAGTCCATTTCAAGACTTGCAAAATCTCCGGGTGACCAACCGATGATGAAGTCAAACACAACATGTGGAATTTCAGAACCTTCAACCCACTCTTTGTGGGCAACTGCAAACCCAAAGTTTGACCCAGTTTTGCCGGGGTCGCCATGCATCGCGTAGTCAGTCGTCGGCAATCCTGAAGACTGCATCGTTAATGTTTGACCCTTCCACGGACCAAACATCTTTCTAATATGTTCCTCCGGCAGATACGCATCTAGGGCAGTAGCCCATTTTGCACGACGCTCAACTCGGAAAGTGTCTGGATTTGCACGCTCAAGACGTTGCATGGCTGAGTCGTATTCCTGAATAGAACCCTTTAGAGGAAGAAAAAACCTTTCCTGAATTTCAACGTCTTGTCTTTCGCTCCTGTTTTTCATGTACGCAGGAGAAAGAGGGAAGCGATGGAGAGTCCTTTCCCAATCTTCGTAAATGTCCCAAGAAGCCAACTGGATAATCAGGCTTTCTGGATAAACCGCCTTTTGCGTATCTGCTTCAATCGTCAACGCTTGCTGACACAACTCGTAAAACTTTCCCGTCATCTCCCAAGGTGAAGAGCCACAATAAATGAATGCTTCTTTTTTGAACTGGTCAAGTGCTGGAGTAGCAGATTCCCATACTTCCCCAGCGGAACGAGAACCGCCAGTTGTTCCAACCATGTGCGCCATTTCATCGTAAAATTGCATGAAAGATGACGGACCACGCGCGGCCATTGTGGTTGCTTCTTTAGGAACAATTTCAAACGTAGATAAATCCATGTCTGTTTTAATTCCCCGACGACGAAGATTGTCGATTCGGATGTGGTCAACGGGAGCCATGACAGTAAGAGACTCTGTCAGTGGAGTATTGACATACGGAGCAAAGCATGGCGCACCAAGGATGACATTTACTAAGTCTCTCCATTGGTTAGCCTTTGCCTGATCTTTCTTGCCAGCAAAAACTTGACACGACAAACGCTTGTCTTGGTCAACACCAAAGTCCCATCGTGGGTCGCCCTTTGCAATGTAGTTCCACAAAACGTAAGCACCACAAATAGCACCTAAGTGACCCTTGCCTGAACGTCGACCAGAAACGTTCAAGATAGTTCTAAACCACTTTCTACCCTCAACGTCTCTGAGATACCTCAACCTGTCAATCGAATCAGGTTGAATACCCCAGTCGCCAGAAAACCTCCAAGTCGATTCATCTGGTGGCATTTCGGTGAGACGAAAGCCCTCTCCCCACTCACCTAAAACATCTAAATCATATTCAGTAAACAACTCTTCCTGCAAAAAGATCAATTTTAAAAGAGTGGCTTGGCGGGGATACAAATTTGGCCGGTTGAGCCAGCGGTCACTGATGACAAACTCAATGATGTCATTGGGCAATGACTCACCAAGAAAACCATTAATTGCTTTTTCGGTGCTAATCGGGGCTGGTTTTGGCATTTATGGCTTGTTTATAAATGAAGTATTCTTTGGAGGGGTTATTAGTCGACCACTTCTATCAAACGAGCCGGGATCGTCTAGTCCTAAAATAGCATTTTGAACCTCCCAAGCCTGACGGTCGTGGTCAAATCCGTGAGATAGCCTTTCGCATCGGTCAACAATTTCAATATCAAAGGCATACGCCCCATCCATGTTTGTTGACCAAGTCTTAACGTCGACTTTCAAACCGGCCTCTTCAAAGCGTTCTATAACCTCTTTTCGGAAACCCTCAACTTGACGCAATTTACCCGACGACTCGTTTAGTTTCTTTGCTATTTGCTCTATCACAAAGAAGTCTGAGTCGTAGAGGTCTATTAACGAATTTAGGTTCATATCTGACATTTTTCCACCTTAACGCATTTTTATGAATGTTTCTGCATAACTAAACAAAAAGGGGGTCTTTTCTTACTTATGCAAGAAAAGACCCCCCTGACAAAGCAACTGCTTACCACCACCACTGGGGCAGTTGCTTATGTTTTAGTTAAGACGACTGGCGCAATTTGAACAACGGTCGACATGATCTCCAACCATCATTCCTCCAAACGTCTCAAGTTCACGCCTTGCTCCCCACCGACGAACAGTAGGGTCGTTAGCCGCGTTGGTAATCAAGTTAATAAGGTCAAACATTGTTGCAGACCCATCTTCTTGAATAACCGAAGGCAAACGATCAATAATTGTTACCGTTGCACGCTCTGCCAAACCGCGCTCACGCGCCATTCGTGCAAGAACACGCTCTGGATTACCCACCCTGTCGTTACGAAGATCATAAAAGTGTGCAATCTGAGATTCGACACGGGAGAATGCACGCTGTGCCGCGAGTTCCAATTCTTCCAGAACGCTCTCTACCGAGTTTCCACGACCTTCAACCTTCAATCCGTCATCACGAATTTCCATTCCGTTCGTGCAAATTAAACGATAAAAATACGGCTGAACCCACGGAGCAAGATTTTGCTTAAGATTCTGTGCAAACCTCAATCCACCTTTTGTTAAATCACCTAAGCGACTATCTCCACCAACTCCGTAGCCATCATCGTCACCGACAACAACGTCAAAACGGAATTGCTCAATCGTGTGTTCAAAATCAACAACAATGGCATCTTCGCCCATTACCCTTGCCGCGGTTTCGACAAGACGAGGGGGTTCAATCTCTTTTGAGTTTGGAGCCTTCAAAATCTTCAAGCCCTCTTCGTTAACCTTTGCGATTGTTTGAGACGGTGAACGCCACAGCATTTCGTTAAGAAGATTTGAGCGAAGATCGTCGTCAAGACGCTTCAAAAATGGAGTGGGAATATTGAGCCAGTTGCCAATCGCAATCATGCTCTCTTCGGTCAGCGGAACTTCACGACCATTCAAGTCAATAGAACCGCTGACATGATCCAGTCGAATTGAAGAACCTGTCATGGACAAAGATTCCGTAGGATCATCAACCTTTTCAATAAGCGTTGCAATCGTTTCGGTTGGGGCACTTCTTAAAAACACAATTTCCTCCTTGAAAACTGTTTGGCTGGTTGAGCAAATTTATCGCCCCTAACATCAACTGTCAACTCATAGAACTAAGAAGATATTTCCTTGGGGGCAGTTTGTGCCTCCAATGAGGCAAACAGCGGGTCGTTTTTAAAAGAAGATGAAAGTAGTTGAAACTGCTCTTGCGACATGATATTTCTAACATGCTGAAGGAGCAAAACCACCATTTGACCAAACGCGGCGGTGTCAACTCCTTGACCGGCCTTGTCTTCCATGTCAGAAACCATTTTTGCGGCTACAAGAGTGTGGTCAAGGCCAACCTTTATTTCCCCCATAACAATCCGCTCAAAGCCAAGTCTCATAACTTCATTGGCTACGGAGTATGCATCAACCAATGTTCCTTCGGCAGAATCAATCGCACGACCAACATCCTCAGCATGCTGTTCAATTATCGCCCGACTTACCGCAACATCTGAGGGCAGATGATTCTTGGCATGGTTTTTTAAGTTGTCAATCGTTATTACCGAAGAGCCATCCTCTTGGTAATCCTCTGGAAGAGAACGAAGTATCGAACGGTACGAACGACCGAGCAACAACTTTTCATCAATCTCAAACCGCAAATCGCAGTTACAAACCTTGCATTTCTTGTGGGATGTAAAAGCGTATTTTCTGCCACCAAGAGAAACTTCAATGGGAGATGGAGAAGTAGAAAATGAATAATCAATATCTGAGTATTCAGTCACCTAAATCTTCTCCCGGTGGAGCATCCGGTCCTGACCATCCGTTTTCTGAAACCCAAGCAGAGAGAGAAGAAGGTGCGCCCTGCAATGGTGGCGCAATTCCCTCGCGTGAATTCAACTGTGGGTGAGTTCGATTAGCCGCTTTTTTAAACATTCCTTTTCGGATGGCAGGATCGGGCGAACCACCCTTTACATAAACCTCTCGCCTTCTCCGCTCCTGCTCTTTCCAAGGAGTTAGAATGTCGGACTTTGCCGCGTGAGAAGTTACACCTTTAAGAGATTCTGCAATAATTGCATTCGCCTCTTCCTCAAGTGCCTTGTGAACCCCAAACCTCATCCTTGCCATGAATGCCTCCCTACAACGTAAAGTTTTCTAATTCGTCGTTATTTATCCAAGTTAGAAGACGCTCTAGTCCAGAGGTGGCATACATGCCTATGGGGTTTGATGGCTTTAGACCCATCATTCCTGCAACATCAGATTCTCTTAGGTTGTCAAATAGAAATAGTTGTATTGCCTGTGACTGTCTCAAGGGCAATCTTTCTATGGCAACTTGGTACAAGTATTCAACGTCCCACAAGCACCACTCGTCACCGTTGGGGGACTGAATAACGTCTACCCCTTCTGATTCGTATATGGAACGGAACGCAGAAAGATTTCTGAACAAGGAGCGCAATAGGTCTACGTCTAGTTCTACTGGTTGATAACCCGACACACCGTCTCCTTGTACTGCACAAGGAAAGAATAGAGCAACTTTATTCGGCGTGTTGCATAAACATCAAAATTTTTTTAAAAATACCCAAACTCTCACGGTCGATTTAGGTGTTTTTCCTCCACACAGAGGGTGAATGATTTTCTTCCACCTTCTTGCCATGACCTTGGTTGTCATAGCGACGGAAAATCCACATGCACACATCGTCACCATTCTCAAAAGAAGAATCTTCTTCTTCTGACGAAGGGATGCCATCATGGGTAGAGCAAACGCATGCCCCAATCCAGCCATTCTTCTGACCGATATTAACCCACTCTTCGTATCCCAAAACAGGCTTAATTTTCATTCGACCACCAAGTCCTTTAACCTCTGGCTCAATCTGTCCATTGAACGAACAAGAGCATCTGCCCTACGAGAAAGATGAGTGAGCATAATCGCGTAGTAGCGTTCTTCTGCCGCGTCACGATTGCCTGCCGCGCGACGATCATCTACCGTTCCGCTCATAGGTTCGTCAAATGCGATTGCAAAACGTTCCTCAAATTGAGCCTTTGCAAACATAGACTCAGCCCACAAATCGGCACATGACTGCTCCCAACCAAAGAGGCGCGTCGTGATGATGCCAATGTAGTGACGACGCTGGTGGTGAGTAAGACGACTAAAATCCTCCACAAAACCACCCGATTCATTCTGCGCCCAAACAACAAATCCGCTTGCATCACGAACTGGCAAACCATCGTCTCCAATTACCGGCTCCCGAATGATGTCATAAATCTCAGCCATCAAAAGGAACGCATCGGAGAACTCGCTCGCCATCCTGCGATCAACAACCGAACGAGTGCTAGAAATAACCGACCTATCGCGGGAATCCCAGTCAAGCCTCATCCGAGAAAACTTCGGTGTTCGCTCGTTCTTTTCTACATCAACTTTGATGTCGATATCTTCGTCCATGTTTTCTACCTCAACCTTGGCCTCAACAATAGAACCAAGCGCACCACTTGCCCTAGTTTTCAAACGCTGAACCATTACTTGACCTCCCCTACAGGTGGCAAACCCTTATCAACCGTCTTAAGAACTTCGTCAAGAACACCATCGATCATAGCGGTTAGGGCAAGCGCAGTCGCGTCAGAAACATGCTCGTTGAATGTTGAATCCCCAAACCACCCCAACGCAGAAACCGATTCCTTAACCTTCTTTTTGTCTGCCTTAACATCACCTGTAACAACCTTCTTGGCATGCTGTGCCTGAATCATTCTGACTCGCCCACGCAAGCCCAAAGACGAAATGGCGCACCTCAGTGCCATTGCAGAAACAGTCCCCGCCTCCCTGTTTCGTGTTGAAACGCGATTCATAATTGCTGGCATTTCGTGAAGAATAATGTCTGGCTCTGTAATCATCAAGAGTGCCCTAAACGCACCGAACAGATGGTCGCCACGCTCAAACGAATCTGCAAAACCACTCAATCCAGATTGTGGTCTGGTGTGGATTGTTCCAAAGTCAAGAACAGAAATTTCTTGACCAACACGAAGTAGAACCCATCCAGAATTAACCAAAGATTGGTCTACCGAGAGGACGGTGATCGCAGGAGAAAAAGTGGGGAGTTTCACTAATTCTCACACAATAACTTGGCTGGGCATCCGTAAGTCACATACGAACAACCATCGCACTGGGGAGCATTCTTTCCAGATGCGACCGCTTCACGAACTCGTAAATATTTTTCTTTAACTGAGGCAGACGTTTTGGGATCAAAATCAATCACAAATTCCCTCATGTCAAATGGGAACGTGCTTCCCATCACCAAAACTCGCTCCTTCTTGTAGCCCGACATACGCATGTACTCCTGAGCCTGAAGGTAGTAGTTCCAGTGATTGTTGATGTAATCATCCACACTCTTGATGCGGTTCACGACCGTATCTCTTGCAGTTTTGAACTCAAATATCTCGTCTCGCCCAGCGACGATCCCATCCATGCTTCCGCGACTCAGTGTTTCTGAACACTGAACGGGAATCTCAAGTTCAGACAACAGACCCAATTCGTCCTTAAGAATATGTCCGATAATTTCATGCCATATAGTTCCTGCCGTCATGGAGAAAATAGACATTGGATTGTCAATCCCGTTACCCAGTGCTTCTGGCACAGTCAGATAAAGGTACAAGGCTCGCTCTGACCAAATGGGGTGCGTTGAGGGGTGGAAGTAGTTGTCGTGCTTACGCTTGTTCATTCCACGAATCTTGATGTCAAACCCATCAAACTTTGGCTCAGTCAAATATGAACGAATAGATGGAGCGAGAATCCCACCCTGAGAAATTGACTCCAGTGCTTTTCTAAAGATAGGAGAGTGCGGTGACTTAGCCATTCTCATTTGCCCTTTCCATCAGTTCGACAAAATCATTTAAGTTTAGAACAACCAAATCACGCCAAACGTCTCCCCTGTCAGTTTGGTAAAAACGAATGGGAAGCATCGACCTCTCACCGTGTGATTGGTCTTCCAGTTTTTGCCACATCTCTCTGGTTACAGAAACAGATTTTGTTTGAGGGAGAGCGCACTTGCAATCGAACGCAAAGGCAAACTCGCTTTCATACCTGTTCTGCCGACCATCCGTCTGGTCATTCCATTGACTTCCAGAAGCACGGCTCTTTCTCGCACCAATCAAGTCGGCAACAAATGACTCATGCTTGTCAGACAACTTCTTAATCAGACTCAATGACTTCCCCTTCGTCATCATCTTCTAACTCATCAAGTTGAGATTGATAGTCATCGAAGACCTCTACCTCTCCAGCAACAAGGGCTAATGCACGCTTGCGTACAGCCTTAATCAAATCTCGGTCGTTACGCAAAGACTCAACTACAGACTCCCTACCCTGCACGCGCTCACCGCTAATAGTGTTGGTGTACCAAGCACCTGCCTGCTGAATAATTCCAGTCTTTAACCCGATTGTTGTCGCTTCATCAGCATCATCAACCCCAACTGGACCGAACTTGTCGGTAGCAACATGAATGAGAGGAAAGGTTGCTACTCGGTAGGCTGGAGCAACTGAGTTGCGCTGGATGTCGACTGCAATATGATGACCAACAATTCGATCTTCACCCTCAATTTTTGCGCTCATTGGCGACATACCACCCTGACGCTTAACCATCAACTTGGTTGTTGTGCAGTGCTTGAGCGCATGCCCTCCACCTGTTGTAGTGGGTGAACCATACCCCCCAACATTCGCACGAACCTGATTGATAAAGATGATTGTTGTCTGCGTTTCGGAGGCAACGCCTGCCGCGATCTTTACCATTCGGGTAACAATCTGAGCCTGCCGACCAACAACAGCGTCTCCAGCGTCCTTCTCTTTTTCTCGCTCGGGAATCATCGCCCCAATGGAGTCGACAACGATAAGTGAAACAAGTTCAGAACGGCAAAGGTCTTTAACTTGGTCTGCGACATCCTCTGCATCCTTTGGTTGAACATGCAGAAGGCGTTCCAAATCAACTCCGTGACTTACCGCCCATGCCTTATCAAGTCGGTATTCGACATCAATCCAAGCAACAATCTTGTCAGGGAACTTCTTCTGAGCCTCTGCAACAGAAAGCAAGCACAAAGTTGTTTTGCCAACACCCTCTGCTCCCCAAACTTCATGCAACCGACCAACAGTCCATCCACCAACAGACAAGTGGTAATCCAAAGTGATTGAACCAGTCGGGATGACATCGTAAGCAGTCACCGTTGGCGACAGAACAAAAGTTTCCTCTCCGTACGTCTTTCTTGCCTTAGCCATAAAAGCCTCAAGTGCCTTTTGCTTTGCCGAAGAAGCCATCGTGTTCTCCTATCTCAAATGATTGGTGCAACATCAATAATTTGTGTTCCACGCTTGTTCGTCTTAACTCTTGCCAGCATCATTTTGCTAACAACAATGTCCCCATGATACCTCGCCCACTCACCCGAAAAGGTGACAGTAGACAACGTTCCCTGCTCAGTCAAAATATCAACAAAAGCCATTTGCCGGTTTGCCTTATCGTTCCTCTTGCGGACAGCGGTAACAATTCCGAGAGTGATGTAGGTTCCAGTTGGAAGAGACTCCAACTGGTGGGCTGTAACAACGGATGATCTAACTTCATTATCAACATCATCAAACGGAGTGCTAGACAAATACACGCCAAGCATGTCCATCTCACGATTACGAATCAAAGCATCAGAATGAACTGGAACATTTTCTGGCATTTCTGAATCAGAACGCTCAGTGTAATTTCGGCAAGTTTTACCGCACCGCTTTGGCACTGGCTTTGTCTTCAATGGCTTACCAGATTTACCGATACGAACCTCAGTTGCCCAGTCAAACGTACATGGCAAATCGTTTGGCGCACCAGTAACTGATTCATCTTTCCACGCACAATCCTTCGATTTACCAGAGCGAATATCACTAAGCCACTGCTCTAATTGTGCGCGATGCATTCCGCTGATTTTGTCAAACGCACCCAGTTGGGCAAGCAACTCAACATGCCCCATGTGGCAGGCACGACCCTTTCGCTCCAAAAAATCATCCATTGATTCGTAAGGTTGACCAACCAAAACTGCCTGCATTGCGGAAGAGCCAACATTCTTAACTGAATCAAGTCCGTACCTAATCGACATACGGTCAGCACTAATTGTGAACCCGTCTTTTGACTCGTTGATGTCTGGGGGAAGAACCTGATAACCCATTCTGCGAGTCATTTCTACAAACTGTGGAATGCGCTCTTTTTTAACAGTAGACAAAACCGCCGCGCTGAAGTGAACTGGATAATGACACTTGAGCCACGCAGTCCAGTAAGCAAGAAGAGCGTATGACCATGAGTGTGATCTGTTGAACGCATAGCGAGCAAACTCTTGCATTTGATCCCAAAGACGAATTGCAATATCTGACTCAACGCCATTCTCTACACAACGACTGATGAAACGCCGACCCTCTGATTCGACCTTGTCCACCTTTTTCTTGCCAAGAATTGAACGTACTTCATCTGCCTCTTCGGTCGTGTAACCACCAAGAGTTCGGCAGACAGCCATGATGTCCTCTTGATAAATCATTGTTTGATACGTCTTATCCAAAACGTTGTCCAACAGTGGGTGCATTGAGAGAACTGGTTCAGAGCCACTTCTCCTAGACAAGTAGGTTTCGGTTAGTCCAGACCTAATCGGTCCGGGTCGTACCAACGTGAGAATGGCGCAGAGGTCATCAATCGAACGTGGCTTGAACCTCTTTGTCAGTTTCGTGCCAGCAGATGTTTCGATTTGAAAAACGCCAAGCGTCTCTCCCTCACACAGCATGTCCCAAACTTGAGGGTCGTTGTATTCTTCGTTCCATTCGTAAATGTTAGGTGAACCTAACGAAAGTTTTTCGTCTTCACGAATTGAATCCAAACACACCTGAATTGTGTCCAGAGTACGAAGAGTCAGCAGGTCAAACTTGACGTACCCAAGTTCCTCTAAATCTTCCATCGCAAATTCAGTAATTGGTTGTTCACTTTCCCCACCACGAAGGGGAAGACGGTCAATAATTGAACGCTCTGGGTCAATTACAACCCCAGCCGCGTGCTTGCCGTACGACTTCAATCGACCTACAAACTTGTCTGCGTACTCAAACCATTCTGGATACTTAAGTTGATATGGAGACAACTCATCTCCAACCTGACCCCACAACTCATCCCAACTTAAACCAAGACCGGCAGTACCAGACTCAGCGTCTTCAATAATCTTTGAGACAGCATCAACATCTCGGTAATCAATCGAAAGAGAGTCCCTAAGTACACGGGCAAGGTCGCGCATCACACCACGGTTGGCAAGACGAATATGAGTCCCTACCCGTACAACACGATCCTCTCCCCAGCGATCAACAATGTACTGAGTAATTACATCCCTCTTAGATGCTGGAAAGTCTGAGTCAATGTCTGGAAGAGAAGTTCTGCCCGGAGTCAAAAACCGCTCAAACAAAAGCCTCGCATCAATCGGGTCAACCTCAGTAATACCAGTGAGATAGCAAACCAAGGAACCCGCGGCAGAACCACGCCCCGGTCCCATCAGAATCATGTTCTCTTTACACCAACGGCAATAGTCGGCAACAAGAAGGATGTAGCCACAGAATTTTTTTGATACCAGCAGGTCAAGTTCTTCTTCCAGTCTTTCGACGTACTCTTCCTGATTCGGCTTATCAGCAACTTTTGACCAAGCGTCCAAACACATCTGACGAAGCACTCTGGCATCTTTATCTGAACCACTGTCTTCGCCCTTGCGGTGAAAGACAGGAGTTGACTTGCGAGACTCTAACCCAGCGTTGCAAAGATCAGCGACAACAGATGTCTGAAAGATAGATTCATCTACCACTGACTGTGGCAAGTAACTCAGTGACTGACGGATTTCATCTACTGAAGAAATGTGATAATGCTCATCCCCAGCAAACAAATCACCTTCATCTTGTAGCGACTTGTTTGTCTGTGCCGCGATCCAAACCTTATGGGCTTTGTGGTCTGACTGGCACGCATAATGAGAGTCAGCAACAGCGATAGTGGGAAGAGAAAACTCCTGCGCCAACTGCACCAGTGCCTCGTTAACAACCCTTTGTTGTGGCAACTGATTCGTGTGAAGTTCGACGTAAAGGCGATCCCCGAACAATGCCTGTAGGCGAGAGAGGCTTGCACGAACACCGTCTTCATCCCCGTCCAAAATCATGTCAGAAAGCGGACCACGCAGGCATGCTGTTGAACACATAACCCCATCGTTGTTGCGAGAAAGAGTATCCCAATCCATTCTCGCCCTGCCGTAAAAACCATCTCTGTATGCCTCACTTGAAGCACTCCAAAGATTCCTTAGCCCACGCTCGTTTTGCGCCCAAAGAATGAGGTGATAATAATCTCCAACCGATTCCTTGACTCTGCGATGGTTAACAAAGTTCGCCTCAATTCCAAACACCGGCTTGATGCCAGCGCGACGAGCAACCTTTGCCAACTCTGGATGCGCGGCACAAACTCCGTGATCGGTAACAGCAATAGCGGACTGGTTGTGGCGAACCGCCTCATCAACCATTTCTTGAACTGTCGCCAATCCATCTAGTGGGGAAAATTCGCTATGGGCATGGAGGTGAACAAATCCACTTTCAGAAATGATCGGAGAGCGAGATTCGTACAACGCTAAATCGGAAGAAGATGGGAGTGACTCAACAGCAACCAGTTCAGAAGAAGGGACAGAAAAAGAAAAGCCTCCACTTGACTGCATAACAGAATTCGTCGTTGCAAAGAAAAGTTGCCCATCAGAAATAGACAAAACTCCCATCGCACCCAATCGATAGGCATTTTCCCAATGAGATGTAATGACTAAACCATCGGGTACAAGTAACCATCTGTAGCCACCATCAGCATCCTCAATTACTGAGGGGACTGGCACACCAGACAGTAAACCACTGGTTACTCTGTCAACGGAAAATGACTCAACTACAAAATACACAACGCCCCCTTGGTTGGTCTGCCCAGAGACACGATGGGGGGGATTTGTGTCTCTGGGCAAACCGTTCTTTGCCTGATTAAATGACCGCCTTCATTCAATCAAGCATTGCGTGCAGTTACGCGAGACATGATGTCCTCTGCCGATGCACTCGTCGGCATAGTAGGCATGTCGTTGGTTGGTGCGCTCACTGCAAAACGCATTCCTTGCTCACCACTGGGGGATGAAGATGAAGAGCCAGCACCCTGCTGTGGGTGAGGCACACGGGTATCAAAGAACCGTGCATAGTAATCATCAGATGAACGATCAACAAGAATCTGAGTCAAGTCAGGATATGGACGGTAGCGAGCCATGATGTCGGGATCACGCAAGTCATAAATCTTGCCGTCTTCCATCGTAATCTTGTCAAGTCCAGTAATGGTGTATGACGTTTGCAGTCCGCTACCTGAGCGACGAATCTCATAGTCACGATTGAGCAAGGTTCCACCGTTTGCCGCGGAGTTGGCATGCCCAAAGACATGGGAGAAGAAGTTATGGAACGCCATGTTCACAATGACGACTGCCTTTTCTTCAATCTCCCGACCTGTTTCACGACCATCAATAACTTCTGGAACACGACGCACTGCATCGCGCAAACCAACGAGAGTTCCGTTTTCGTAAACTGGTTCACGAACTGCCGCGAGTGCCCATGCACGGGGCTTTGCCGCGAACTTCTTTTCTTCGATTGCAAGGTGGTCACAGATAAAACAATCTGCGTAGGTTCCACCGAATGCAGGGTCACGACGGCAAATGGCATTCATTGCCTGAGGAAACTTGCCGGTGTATCCAGATGGAGCAGGGCGAGTTGACACAAAAGTGTGCTGATCGACAGTGATGATTTCATCTACGTCGGTCAAGAAACGAAGGATGGTGCTTTCACCATCTTTCAGGTTGAAATACTCGGTCTTCGCAGAGCCACTTGGAGACTTCTTCTCCGATGATTCTTTCGCGGCTACCGCACCTGAGCGGAAGTCAAAATCTGACATGTTGGTTACCCCCTAATTGGTGAGTGATTCTGGGTCGATTGTCGCCACGGACGCGACGACATCTGAAGCATACTGCCTAGCAAGTTGATCGTCAAGCATGTTCGGTGCGAAAAAAATAATTCTTTTGTCCCGAACCACAATGGTCGGGTCGGAAGACTGCGCCCCAATCCCAACAGCGATGGGAGGTACTTCAGTAAATTGAGATAGGCACTCAATAACCGCACTTCGCCACAGCACAACAGAAGACTCTTCTACATCGTTTTGGTCAACTCCAAGAACAAAAAATCCCCACTCTGCAACACTCCCCGTTGCAGTTTCTAGGGATTCAATTTCACCGGATTGATCTAACGCCTCTTCAATGGCGTGCTGTAGCCGTTGGTCGTCTGACCAGAACATACCGAGTGGAGTCCAGTCGTAACGAAGCCTAATGCTCTTATCCACTAGAGTCTTGGCAATATGGGTTAGGTAGGGATCATCACGATTCGGATTATCGCGATACGCAACGCCAATTTCTCCACGGGTTGCGCTGGGTTCAACACCGAGCCTTCTGTAAAAACTATTGGTGTCCCAAACAAATCTAAGTGGCTCTATTGCCGTGCTGGAAGAAAACCAAGGCTGACCCCCAACAAGAAAGGGTTCAGTCCTCTGTTCCCTCGCCGTCTTCTGCAAGAGCATCCGTAATTCTTTGGAGTCTTTCTTGCTCTGATCCATCCTGATTATCGGATGACTCTTCTTCACTCTTAAGAACTTTCCCACGACTGTACTTGGTGAAACCCATCATCCATTTCCTTTAAACTAGACGGTCTGCTCCAAAGAACATACGGTACTACATTATTTGATACAAGTCTGCTGAACATCTCATCGCTCATGTCGGCAGGGTCAGCCGCGTACGGATTGTCAACGGCGAACACGTTGCTTTGACGTTGGCAAAGCCAATCACCAACCGTTGTTGTTGCCTTCCACCCAGCCTCATCGTTATCAAAAAACAAAATGATACGACCACGATGGTTTGCAATAAGAGAACATTGTTTAGTGGTAACTGCCGCGCCAAATGTTGCCTCTAGGTGGAAGAGGTGACGCTTAGAGATGACAGACATTGGAGACTCAACTACCACCACTGTGTCTGAATGGCGATTGTAGTTGTAGAGGGTTCTATCCCGTGGAAACTCTGGGGTCGATTTGTATTTCGGTCCCTGATCCTTGACTAACCGTCTTGCTTGCCAGCCGACAAGTTCTTCATTCCAGAAGTGTGGAATGATAATGCTTGAGCCATCGAATCCAATTTTTGAATCTTTGACATTTTGTTCTGGCAGGCGACGAAAAGAAAAGTATGGGTGATCTACCAGCCACGGTTCCAAGATACGAGAGTTGTAGCGTGGCATGACCGAGTGGTCGTTATCCTCTGGTGACTCATTCAATGAATCAAGAAACTGCATCAACGCACCGATTTCCTGAACACCGTTTACTCCAGTTTGAGCGGAAAGCCATCCCCTTGCATCTTCGGTGGATTCTCCGCGCATGACAGAGATGAACCAAAGCAATGAGCCTTTGCCACCGCACCCCAAGCAATTAAAAACCAACTTCTGCCAGTTCAAAGATGCTGAAGGATTTGAGTCGCCATTTCTGTGCATGCCAAATGGAAGAGGGCAGGAATGGATTAACTCATCCCCCGATTCACGAATGTTCTTTGCGTTGAATTCACGCAACAGGTCAAGACAAAGACGCTTTTTCTCGCCATCAGGAAGGTGAGAAAATTTTGTCACACCTGACTCAAATCTACTTGACCACGGACTGCAATCTGACCAATATGAGGTCGCCAAACTGCTTCCCAATCGACAAGGTCTTCACGACGAGCCGCGAGCATCTGGATGTACGCACGACCAGCCTGCCTCAAACCTTCGCCCTGCCAAAGTCCAAAAACCCAGTCGGCAGTTCTTTCAACCTCAGCAGATTCTGCCAAGTGGTACATCTCCAACTTCCCACTTCGCTCTGCTGACTTTACTCCCTCACGATTAATCTGATGAGCCATCAAACATGGAATCCGATTGCCGGAAGAAATAATCGACTTTAAGTCATGGAGAATGTCTCTGATTTGAATGTGCCGTGGAGAGCGGTCGCTTGCTTTTGGTACATCAACAAAAGTTAACTGGTCAATGAACGCGGCGTTGCCAAGAACTCGCGCTTGACGAATCATTAAGTCGACCGTCCGCTTTCCGGGTTCAGGCTGGAGAATCCAAAATGGTCGCTCAGAGTTGCGAAGAGCATCTGTCCACTCACGAATTCTTTGAAGTTCACCTTCGTCGCACTCTCCCCGATTCCAACGACGAGCGTCAATACCGAGTTCCATGCAGGCAAGTCTGTCTTGCGTCATCTCAACAGAGTTCTCCAGCGTAAAAAGGACTGGCACTCCACCAGCCTTCCAATACTGAAGTGCTGAATAAAGGAGCATAAACGATTTACCCGTTTTCGGACCGGCCGCGAGAACACAGAGTTCCCCGGGAAGAATACCGTTTGTATGAGAATCGATTTGCTCCATTCCAAACGGAATGCCACGAATGACATTGTTGCCCCGCTCGGACTCACGACGAAGATACTCGGTAAGCCTGTCTGACATGCCGTCCCTGATGTCAACCTGCTCTGTCTTTCGTGACATTGCAGTTTGGATTCCCATAAGACGGTCAAGTGCTTCGGTCAAAACCTCAGGCTTATCAAGAATGTCTGCCCCTGACATGTCGGTAGCAAAATCACGCACCCATGACTGCCACTGACGGTCAATAAAGGAACCACGAAGAGCCTCTACCGACCATTCCAAAGAATCTTCTGGCTCGTACTCAACGTCAATCTCATGTTCTGCCAGCACGTTTGAAAAGTGAGTCTTAAGCGCATCCGAAGATGGAGCAATACCACCCGAATGATCCTGATGCCAATACTGGAGTGCGAATGAATAGATTGCCTTGAGTTCGTGATCGACAAAGACATCTGGAGAAACGCCCATCTCCACAATCTTTTCCATCGACTCTGAAATTGTGAGGTGCTGAATGAAAACCTTTTCAAACTGTGTTGCCATCAGCCAAACACCACCGGACGAGACATACCATTCTTGATATCAGCAACAAACGGGTCTTCCCCCGTATGACGGAAAGATTCTCCACGAAGAACATGAATGCTGGATGATTCACGAATGAGGTCGCTGATTGATTGACCAAAGATTGACTGCAATTTGTCTGCCGATAGGCGAGATGTAATAAATGTTGGAACGCCTACGCTCAGTCGATGTCGAAGGATGTTGTCGATTGCCCTCATCGCAAACTCTGGGGAAGATTTTTCAATCTCTGAAGTTGAGCCACCCAAGTCATCAATGACCAGTACCCCAGCGTTAACAACCCTCTTCTTAAAGAAGTGGTCTTCCTCTTCGTCTTGCCAAGTCTTTGGAACCCAATCAAGCAAAGATGGGTAACGGATGAAATATCCGTCGTAACCCAAAAACATCAGTGTGCGAAGCATGAGATTGACCAATGCAGACTTACCAGTTCCTGAATCACCAATAAGAACGGCACCAAACCCATTGCGAACAAATGCATCTGCATTTGAAAGATAATTGTTTCGCCACTCAATGCCTGCCTGTGGAACTGCGGTCATGTCAGCCCAAGAAATGGTGGAGTCCCTGCGTGAAATTCCACGGCTTGCAAAATACAACGAGAGAACATACTGATCCTCACAGTTGCACTCCCAGTCAACTACCTCTGTTCTGTCCTCGTTCCAAAACCTAAAAGTCTTTTGACCACCACAAGTGTTGCAGTCATCTGGTTTGCGAATCCGATGGTTGGATGCAATCCGTCTCAACTCCATGTCGGACGGAAGCAAAATATGATTTGGGATTGGGGCGAGTTTCATGCGGAAATATTAGATGCAATGATGCTTGCAAAATAATCATCCGAACCCTTGGTAAAACGACTGACCGTAATCGGGGCAGAACGCCAGTACCCACCATGCGCCTCAAATGCCGCGACAGCAATTAATCCAGACTTCTCTTTCCACCGACCGTAGAACGAGCGAAAGATTGATGCTTCTACTACCGGATCGCGTGGGAATGCCCCAAAGCGTTGCTCAATTTGAGACACAACGTAATCTCGTAATTGCTCCCAGTTCCATTGTTCTGGATGAGAAAAGGCGTGAGTCTGAGAGTTGCTGGGCGCAACAAACGACTGCTTGATCTGTGGCTCAGGCTTTACTTCCTGAACGATTTCCTTTTCGACTACTCGGCGGTAAGAAGACTGTTTGTCTAACTCAGTGTCGAAATGTTTCACTATTCTCCTTCGTCAGTTTGTGCTGGTCGAATTTGTGTTGGAACAAGTTTCTCAACGAATTCCTTTGTTAAAACAACAGCGGAGTGCCCATTGTTAAAGTGTTCTTGAGCCATCATCCAAAGTGCAGACAGGCTGGTCATTGAAACCATACCCGTCGCCCAAGAAGAAACTGCCGCGGGAAGAGCATTAATGTCACGATTATTGAGGACAGCCATAACAGCCTGCTCTCGCACATGCTGTGGGTTGATGTGTTCAATGTCTAATACTGGATGAGAAACCTCTCCGTTAGCAATCTGACGAACACTGGCATCATTCATTAAAAGGTCAATGACCGTTTGCCTAATGTCCACGCTAGGGCTGGGCTGTTCTTGTTGTGGCTGACTTGCGGTAACAGGCTGTTGCTCAGAAACATTTTCCTCAAGCCAAAGTTGACGACGACGACCAGACGCAGGAACCTCTACTGCTTCGTGCGGACCGATGTGCCCCAAGTCAAGCATGCATGGAAATGACATGACACCACCGTCAACCATTTCTCTACATCTCGGTCCGGGCAACTTCTGTGATTCTGAAACCATCTGCTTCTCCTTAATAAATTAAATCGTGAAGGATTCCCTGCGCTCGCAAAATGCGAAGGCATTGAATCAGTTGAGTTGGGCTAATAGCACTGTTGGATGCCAGCCCGTGAGCAATCTTCTCAATGTCGCTCAGTGAGTATGCACGAATCTTTGTTGACTCATCGCGATGAACTTCAACCTCTACTCCATCAAGCATGGTGTCGCCCTTACGAATTCTCCAACGAAACCAATGCACTGAACGACCGAAGAATAATTTTGCAACCTCTCCTGTAGTAAACGTCGGTTGCTTTGCTGATTCTGACAAACTTTCAAACATCATGGTGGATGGATCAATGCCCTCTGGCTGAATCAACATCCGCTCTACTGACTTCACATTTCCCTCACTGACTGATCTACAAAATCGACGTAGTGGGAGGTAGAAGACTGAAACACCTCCCACTACGCCGAGAATAATGCACTGCGACAAATGTCGCCAGTGGACTAACCCTTACGAACGTAAAGTGCGCTCGTTTGCGAGCCGACCTTTGTCGCCTTTGCAAGAGCGTCAACAATTTCTGGACGCTTGCGAAGGTGAAGCAAAACCTTTGCCTCATCCAGCGCACGAACCTGAGTGGTGCAGGCAAGGTAGTCGTCGTGAGTGAAATCAACCGATGGGTCGTTGACCATCTGCTCAAGGTCTTCCGCAGAGAGCGAAGGAGATGAGGTACGAATCTCACGGGTGAACTTCTTGCCAGTGCCACTTGCAATGACAGCGGACTTGTTCAAGAGATGACCCTTGCTGTCGCGCTCACCAAAGTTGCCAACGGACTCGTCTTCAATGTCCATGTGGTTGAAGATTGCACTCCGATGAGAGTCTTTGCGATCCTTAATGATTGAATCAATCTTGTCAATCATCAAACGCTCTTCCATGAGCGACACCACTTCTTCTGCCGTCAGCGGGCGACGCTCAGATGGGGTGATTCCGTTTCCGAGAGTTTCAGAAACAAACTTGACAATTTCTGCACGAACCTCAGGTGAGATGACCGTTGGTGAAGGAAGGTCGACAGAAGTTTCAACAGATGATTCTTTCTTAGCGACCGTACGGAGAAAATCTCCAAAGGGAATCGTGCCCTTTTCGACGGCTTCGATGGCGGTGGTTGCATTCATGCTGGTGTCTCCTTTTTGTGTCATATTCAAATAGTACAGGATGGGTGTGACAGAGTCAAATCATAGAACTATCTTTTCCCGACAGTGAGCGAAGGTATGCCTTGGTCACGTTCAGGTCTGATGTCATAGAAACTGGGGGAAGGGAGCGCAGTACAGTTGAGCCATACCGCTTTGTTTTCAGGCGAGGATCAAGAATGGCGACGACTCCGTCATCATTCTTTGAGCGAATCAGCCGACCAAACCCCTGCTGAAGAACAAGAGACATCTCTGGGATAGACATGTCAAAGAAAGCGTTGCCACCGTTTCGCTCAATCTGGCTACAGCGAGCCTCAAACACCGGCTCAGTTGGAACGGGAAACGGCATCTTGCTGATGATGACAAGACGGAGAGAATCCCCTTGAATGTCCATGCCAGTAAAAAACGAGCGAGTAGCGAACAGAACAGAGTTCCTGTCCTTGCGGAATTCGTCTGCAAGTTGAACGACAGGAGCATCACCTTGCATCAAGACTCGGTGAGGAATCGAATCAGCAAGAGCCTCATACGCATTCTTCATATCTGTGTACGAAGTAAAGAGGACGAGCGCACCCCCGTCCGATTCTTCAATCAATTCTCCCATCACCTTGATTGACTGCTGTCGCCAGTTGGCAACTCGCTCACCAAGTGGCTCACAGATATCGTCAGTTGACGGAACATACAAGATTCCTTGACGGCTCCAATCAAACGGAGAACCAGAATCGACAGCACGACCAGATTCGATTCCAAGCCGATCAGCGATGTATGTCGGTGACCCATCGATAAGAATTGTCGCAGACATCAAAACAGGAGTGCATTGGCTCCACACAAAATCGTTAAGCCACTCGCCAACGTGAATGGGCTTAATTTCAAGTCGGGCGTTTTCGTTTCGGTCGATCTCTACAAAGCGAACAATCTTGTCGTCGTCACCATCAATAAAGAAACGCAACTTTTGCACCGCCGAATCAAACCTGCGCCGAAGTTGCTTGACGCGATTTGAAACAGTTGACGGCGCACCGACAGGTACTGACTGAGAAAGTTTCTCTGCCGAGTTAGTCAGGCACTCGCAAAGTTCCTCAACAAGACCGCGCTTGGTTTCAGCAAACTCAGACGTAACCCGTCCCTCTGGCAAAGACTTAAACAGTCGCTTTACCAAGTCCATAATTTGACCAACGCTCTTTGACACATCTTCATCAACACGATGCATCGCAGAGTTGTACGAAGAACACAGTTGAGAGAATGTCCCCTCAGAAAGCGACGACCCAAGAGCGTTCGTTGTGTATGACTCAAGTTCGTGAGCCTCATCAACAATAAGTTGGTCGTAATCGCCAATCATGCCCAACCGCTCTCCGCTTGCGGTCACCCCCAGAGAAGCGACGAGCGCATCAAAGACAAGCACCGAGTGATTGACCACAACGATGTCGGCAGTCTTTGCTCGCTGACGGGCACGCTCTGAAAAACAATTTTCAAAAAATGGGCAGGCAGAGCCAAGGCAATCTTCGGCAGAAACGGTGAGGTCTTTCCATTCACCCATATCAATGTTCGGAAAGTCTGCTTCGACACCCTCCATGTCTGGGTTCGATTCGATGCTATTCAGGACTGAAGACTTCAATAACTCGTCGTCCAAGTTGTGAACTTCGTTCATGCAGACGTAGTTCGACCTACCTTTGACGATTGCAAAGTTGAAATCGAAATGCTGGGAGAGGAACGGCAAGTCTTTGTTGGCGATTTGATCTTGCAAAGCCTTGGTCGCTGTTGCATACACAGTCTTTTTGCGAGACACGATTGCTGGAAGAAGAGAGGCAAATGATTTGCCGACCCCGCACCCGCCTTGGGCGATCAGTGTAACTTCGTCTGCCAGCGCAGATTCAATAGATTGAGCAAGTTGGTTTTGCTCTGGTCGCTCTTCGTAGACTGGCATTGCGTTGGCGATGATGCCGATTGCATCAAGATATGAAACGAGTTCGGCGGTTGTCATGGTCAAGATGTTACCCCCCTTAGACCCTATGTGCAAATCATTGCTGGTAGTCGCTACTAACTGCGCTTGACAAGATCAAGAATGTTCTATCAAACTTTTGGATTATGAACGACCTAACTTACAAACAGATTCGGCTTCTACCTGCCGAACGTTCTCGTTGGGCATCTGCATCCCACTGGGACGAAACATATCACATTGTCAACATGGTTGGGAAAGACCGATACGCAAGGTGCAACAAGAGCCTCCGGCTTGACACAGAAGTATCGCCAGTTATCCATAAAAAGGGAACTCGGCTAGGTGATCTTCATCCCCGCTGTTGTCGTGAATGCATCGAAAGGCACTTACGCTGAACTACGGTCGCCCCTGACCTCGGTACTTCTTCTTGTACTTCTTCGATGCAGGCATTGCTGATTGACCGCGTTTGGCGTGAACGCCGGGACGCTTTTTCTTCGGGGCATCAACTTTGAATGTGATAAACGACTTCATGGCAATCAATCAAGGATGTGGAACACATCGTACTTTCTGGGGATGAGATGGAACAGGTGACCTGTGAGTGCGCCCCACGCCAAGATCAAAAGAAACGCAGAATGCTTCTTTTGAACACCGTTGTAGAACGCCGCGCTTAACGTTGACCTTCCAGACCTAAGCGCAATGATGTCATACGCAAAGACGTAAGCAATTAAACCTAGCCATGCTGTCTCCCCAGAAAAAGATGGACGGGGAGCAGTAAACATGGTTAGCCGTACACCATGTCTTCAAACAGACCCAACTGAACAACGAGGTTGGCATCCCAAGCGTCATAATCCCATTCTTCATTAGGAATCATTGGGGGCTTGTTGTCGATTGACCACCAGTGAGAAGGAGTATTTTGAGCCAACTTGTACCCTTTAAGAAGAGTTGAACGATTTACCTCGTACTTCTTCCCGTCCATGAGGTCAATCAGAGTGGCAGTAAGATTGCTCGGATCGTAGTCCTGTACCTCTGCCCAAAAATTAACTCCACCCTCCATCGCGGTGACGAACAGGTCTTGATAAAACTGGTCGGCCTGTGCTGAAGTTTTGCGAGAGGCAGTCGTTGAACCCTCTTCGTTTTTAGAAAAAACTGCTCGCAATTCTTTCTCAAGAATGTCCAAAACATACTTGACGTTGAAATCGGCACCCTTGCTCCGATCAAGAGCAATACTGTTACTAAAAGAACTGCCACTTGGAAGCATTTGACCAAAGTCGGGAGTCAAATTGACAACTACCAAGGAAGAACCTTGTGAAGTGACCGTCATGGTCAAATTATTATTTTGACCTGCATGAACTAATTTAAGAGCCATTAGGTATTCCTTTATTGAATTGCTTGAACAGAGTAAGCGTTTCCGCTTCCAATAAGACGGACAACCGCACCGTGTGAAGACAACTTAACAGTCACCTCACCGCTCACGGGAACACAGTAAGAATTGTCCGCGGCAGAAGTAACTGCACCCGGATCAACTGCACCAACATTGAAATACAAAAGGTTTGACGCATCGTGGTTCAGCACGGTAATCGTGCGAATCGAACCAAGCACCGTCACAACATCCTCGTTAGTAGTAGACAACGAAGCATGCTTTGATTTCAAAACCTCATAGTTAGCCACTGCTTACCTCCGCTTCGCAACAGTCTTAAACTTGTAATCAGTGCCATACAGACGATTCATTTCATCCAAATGCCACTGCTGAGAACTTCCGCTCCACTCATCAGCCAAACCGGGAATGAACGCTAGAGGGATATCGATTGGCATACCCTCAGAGAAAGCGTATCCATCAACACTGATTGGATAGACATCAAAATGCGCTCCAGCCTTCACGCGAGTAACGCTTGGAGAAATAAGCAATTCTTTTGGAATCCACTTATCTGCGTAATAATCGGGGACAATAATTGTCGCGGCCATTGTGCCCGGAGCATAAATCACAATCTCTGGATACATCTTTGAATGCATCGGTGCGTCATACTGGTCATTTTCAGAAGGCGCATCCCAAGCAGAAACTTTACTACCGGCGACCCTGCGCTTCTTGATGATTCGATACTTCGTTCCTGTCCAAGACAAACTTGCCATCGCAAAATCTTTGGCATCTTGCTCAGTCTCAAAATCGTAAGGAAGAACACCCTTAGGTGTCTCAATCTTGTAGATAAGCAGACCGGCAGTCTTCGGCAATCCTTTCACGCAACTGTGAACCTTCGGAGCATAAATCTCCCAATCGCCCTCGTCATACCCAAAATCATCGGGAGGATAGATATCAAACGTCACATCTTTCAGTGACGCATACTCCGTCGGATTGTCAACGCCCCTCTTGTACTTAGCAAGATTACCGCAACCAGCCCTGTGGACTTCTGGGTCACCCTTATCGTTTTCCCAAACAATCTGAAGCATTGCGCCAGCAGTCTTGCGTGACGCACCGTACATCAAAGAAAGATCGTCATCCGCTGAAAGTTCCGACTGCTCAATCGCCAACCGCTCTTCACAATCAACGCAAATCTCACCAAACGAATATCCCTCAACCTGAGGAAACATAGAAAATTGTACTCCTGCACCCGTGCCACTACAGATTTGACACACGGGAGCATCGCCAGCAACTTTGCGAGAACTCAGTGACTCAATGTCATCTTCGTCCTCTTCGTCCCAATGGTCATAACCGCCAGAAGATTCATAAGAGTCATACGGGTCTGGCTCGTAATCCTTCTCATCCAAATACCGCATTCGATCTGCTTCTTCATTCCAATGAGAATAATCACCCGCCGTCTTGCGCGAAGCATAAGACGAAAACTCATCGTCCTCATCGTCCTCTTCGTCCCAATCTTCATGGAAATATTCAAAAGGACAACGACCAGCGGGAACGGGCGTAAACGATGTCACAACATCGTCATCCCAAGACAACCCACACACACCACAAGTCGCATTACCGTTTGGGTCTGGCTGAACAGGAAAATCTTTTGGAACGCTAATCGCAGTTTTGAGCGAAGCAGAACGACTTTCGTTGGGTTCAGGAATCAGATCAAACAATGTTTTCATAAAGACCTCAAGGTTGTGCGGTACAACTCTTATCCAGTTAAAACTACCACGCAGACAGTATCACAAATCAGGATCAGGCATCTGGCGAACTACCCGAAACCCAGACTTCGACATCACACCACTCCACGGCATATCCTCATCCACAACATCCGCAGGATTCACCGCAACCACCTCAAACACCATCGGCCAATGCATACAAGCCAAATACTCGCCCTGATGATCGTAATACACATGATTCTGATGACCCTTATCAGCCCACCGCCACGCATCATCAAGAGACTTCATCGCATACGCATACTCAGGATTCGTCTCGTTCCAATTCGCCTTCAACCCCTGAGACGCAGGCTTCACGATCTCACCCTGACGGAATTCATACAAAGAAGCATGATAATAGGTTTCACCAGACGCACTACGAACCAAATTACGAACAACAGGCATCAGAACTCCAAAGACTTAAATACTTACATCTCTTAGAAGTAGAAAGAATCTTATTGACAGTATCTCTTACCCTTGAACTCCGATGGGGTGCCCAGACCCCCCTGAACGCGACAAAGAAAGATAAATCTTTCTCTGGCTGGTTTCGCGCTCAGAGGGTCTGGGGCTGAACTCCGCATGGGTTCCCGTCAGCCCAGAGATGTGTCACACAGGTTTCCCTGCTTTACCCCACAGTCAATGATGACCGTGTTTTACATCCGTTGCCGGTATATGTCGACTCAGCATGGTTCTCGTATCAGTGTCGGGGAACGGGCACGCCTTGGAACCCGACGCTGGTGATCGACTCGTTATGGCTGATAGGTACGACTAGCCTTTCGGTGGGGTGTAACGACCTCCCACGACCGTACGTCGCTATAACGGGCGAACCCCGACCACCGGAGTGAAGGTGATGTACCAATGAGGTTGAGAACCACGGGACGACATTACCACGCGGAATGTCTTCCCATACAAATCACAGATTATTTTTCTGTGATCCCGTGTCGACGCAAGCGAGCAAGATGATTCTTCCATGACCGACTAGAGCCGGTTGACGGACAAATCAATATCGTAACTCCGTCTGGAGCCACCCACTTAATGTGACCATTTCGGGTGTACTCAACAACCCATCCACTTTCCTCAGCACGACGAATGACTTTCCGTACGTCCTTTTTGATTGATGGCTGATTGTTTTTTGCCACTGTTCCTCCTTTCCCCCAGTTGATTCTCAGTCGGTAAAAATTGCTGTCCGTGCCCAGTCCAAGACTGACTCGTCAAGATCGCTTTTCACTTGACGAAAATGGTTGAGCATCTTGGTTGAAGACACGCTGTAGTTGCCGTACAACTCGCTGATCTGCTCTTCAATCCACTGACACATTGCTTGGTCGATGAACGTAACGAACTCTAGGTCGACCTTTACGCACTGACGATCTCCACTCAGTGAAGAAAGATTCTCCAGCGTCTCCTTGAGATACTGCCTTGAGTCTGGGTCAAGGGTTGAAGAAAACTTGCCCTTCATTTCCCCGACCAATCGCTTGGTCAAAACGAGCATTGCCTTTGGATCGTACATCATGTTGGTTGTCCTCCTGAGACGACTTTAGCATTCCCTGACAGTCAGTGCAAGTATTGTTTAGCACAGCGTACCAGCAATCATTGGTAGCGAACGGCATTCTACAATTTGACTCAGATTTTTCCATGTGATAATATCATTGTATCAACCAACACATCGGGAGGGAAGATGTCACAGCGAGATAGCCAGAGAAGCAAGGTTTACAAGGCAGAGCGGAACGCTGGCATTCAGCAGTCCGTATATCGGAAGACGGCGTACGGTTCAGTAGGCAACCGAGAGATTCAGCCGATGACCATCGAAGAGTGCCAGAAGATGGTCGACAAAATCCTGACATCAAAGTACGTCCAGAGGAAGTACGACTCTTCGGGCATTATCCGGTGGGGCAAGAGCATTCGGGTTGTAGCGGGTAAAAGCGGTGGGATGGCACGCGACGAGTGGGGAGTTAAAACTATCTCGCTAGGAATTTGGGGCAGGCAAGAGTTTGTCGTCATCCACGAAGTTGCTCACCACTTGGCTGGCTTGCACAACAAGCACAACTGGAGGTTTTGTCAGGTTGAACTTGATCTTGTCCGTCACTTCATGGGCAAAGAAGCCCACGACAGCCTTAAGGCAGAGTTCAAGAAACTCAAGGTCAAGTTCACCGCCCCACGGAAGAAGCGTGAACTTACTCCAGAACAGCGTGCGATTCTGGTTGAGCGGATGGCTAAGGCTCGCGAGGCGAAGGCTCGCAATCAGTCCTCATCTTCGTAGATAATTAACTCAACCTCCATCAACTCTTCCTCGTCCATAATTGACGAGGCGAGTCGACTGAATTCGATTTCAACGACTGCCTTCTCAATGGCAGACCGAAAGTTCTCTTCGGAAAGAATTTCTAGTGGAGTGGCGAGGCAGATAGTTGAGCAGGTATTTGATTCTTCTTCATCAAGTCGAAGAATCGTCCACGCCTGCATGTCGTACTGCATGCCCTCTTCCTCATCAAACGTTGGCATCGGACCGACTCCAACTTCGTAAGAAAAAGAATCGCTATTTAAGATTCCCCTTTGGGCAACCTCGCAAACAATTTCAGCCATCATCGTCGTGATTCGTTGTGTCATTTCATCTCCGATTGTAATGGGCTGGTCGAAGAGAGCATTTCAGAACGACTTTCCTTCAGTCCTTCACAAACGGTCTGAACGTGTCGTTCCAATTCATCATCGTTTAACAGGTCAAGCGGGTTTTCAATGATGGAGAACGTTGTGAGAGTGTTGCCAATCACTGGGGATCGCATGTGCATCATCAACCCGTAGACGGCTTGCGGTCCGTTTGGAGTAGGAACCAGCATTGGGGAAAGACTCCAATAAATATCGTCACCCAGCGAGTGCCTGTTTACCAGTTGGTTAATAGAAGCACTTGCTTGTTCGATTAAGTTGGTTGTCATCACTTCTTCCCTTGGAGTTCGGCGGTGCGAAGCAGTGCCCTTCTGTCAGAAGATGAGATAAATGATTCATCCTCTAAATCGTCGTGGTCGCCATCAAGCAAAATGTCACTTTGATAGTTTCTGCCGAGCCACAATTTGGCAATACCTTCTTCAATGCTGTCTCTAACAATGTACGAATGGGCGACAACAATGTCGCTTTTTACGTTACCAATTCGACTGATGCGATTGAGACGCTGAAGGTAAGAAGTGTGCTTAGTCGGCAAATCAAAGTTTACAACGTACGTTGCCTCTGGAAGATTGATTCCTCGCTCGCCAGCACTACTGGTAAGAAACACATTAACTGCGCCACTGCGAAATTCACTCTTTGACTGCTCTCTTGCTGTTGAAGACATCTGCCCGTGGTTGACGGAGAAAGAGATTCCTTCTTTTTTCAAAGTTTTTGCAATCAGTTCGATAATAGAAACATAGTAAGAGAAAACAACAACCTGCGCTCCCTGACCAACAACAACCTCATTTAAATGATCGACTAGCGCATCGATTTTTGCCGAACCCATTCCTTTGATTGCTTCGACTCCCACCGATTGGACGAACTGATTAGCGAGTTCGCCTTCCGATGAGAGAAGCGAGGCTGGGTGCCCTGCGATCATTCGTAGCACGGTAAATCCAACTTGGTCTAGCAATGGGTCGTCCTGATAAATCAAATAATCTTTTACCTCATCGTAAAAACGCTTTTGCTCTGGCTCCATGTCAATGTACGAAAATCGCTCAACCATTTTGGGGAACTGGTCAATGACATCTGGGTCAGTCTTTCTTTTACGAAGCAAGACCGGCTCCATTTTCTTAGCCAGCGAAGGCAAATTGAAGAACTTGTTAGGGTTGCCAAACATGTCGTAGTCCAAAACGTGTTCTTTTGTGAATTGGCTTACTGTGCCAATCGTGTCTGGAGTTAGGATTCTGCCAAGGTTGTAGTAGTTGACAGGGTTTCTTTCCATTGGTGTTGCCGTCAATCCAAGGACTCTGCACTCTCCTGATTCCCTCCAGTTCTTAATGGCAAGTGAGTGCGCCCGATGAAGAAGGCTCTTTCGGTTGCCCAACTTTGCCATCTCGTCGTATGCGACCATGATTCGCTTACCTAAGTAAGCATCAGTCAACACGTTGGGTGAAAGTTTGCGAGAATCCGCAGGGTCTTTCTTGACCATGTCTTGGCGAGCAGTTTCATACGTCGCAATGAGAACCTGAGGGAGTTCGACTAAGAGTTTTTGTCTTCGCTTAGGTGTCCCGTCGTAAATAGCAACTTCAAGATCAGTAAATGCCCTAAAGTCTTCTGCCCATTCCTTCATTTTGTTGCGCTCAACAACCATCAGCAAATAGTCAATAACTCCATCTTCAATAAGAAAAGATGCAGTAGCCATTGCCCCGTGAGTTTTACCCAATCCTGTATCCCAAGCCATCAAGTTATTTGGGCGTGTCATGGCGACAGCAATGTGGTCGGCCTGAAATGGGTACAAACCGCGATCAGAAAAGTAAAGCGGCATTAAGTTATGGTATCAATTTAGAAAGATTGTGTCTATCAGACCGGCTCAACTGGGTCAGTCGCAATTCCATCCGTGTGTAGGTAGAAGGACGACTCATCAGAGGTGGTAATCGACTCTGATGCATTGCGAGTGTAATGTGCGGTTCTGACAGAAGTATCTGTGACCCCAACGTTCTCTTGTGGGGAGCGAATGAGTTGAGATGAATCAACAATGCTTTGATCCGCAACAGATACTGTTTCGCCTGCTTCACGACGGTAAGCCGACAGGTATCTGGTATTACCAAAGAGGGTTTCTGTTTCTACGTTGAAGATTCGCTCGTAACGAGTGAACCAAGATTGAGGAACAGGATTTGTCCATGTCGTAAAGTCTGGGTCGCTAGTGATAGGCAACTGGTCATCGTAAATGCTCATGTTTGGTCCACGCTGTGGGAACGATTTCTTTCCTAAAACACGACCCTGATACCACGGCTTAATTTTGACATACGACAAGTTGATGTTCTTCCTGTGTGCCGTAAATCGATACGTCAACGATGCGCCGGGAGTGGGGAATCGAATGATTCCGTTCTGGTTATTTCGTATTCCATAGGCAGGAACCCAAGTGTCGCCAGAGGTGTTGCTGAACTCCCATAGACAAGAATCGTCAAAAAGTGAAATGGCAAACACCTGCCAAGAGTCTTGATAAGACTCTTTTTGAACAACCCGAACGTGAACCGACTGGTCTAGCGATGGATATGCACCCAAAATGTACTGGTGTGTTTCTTCCCAAATTGAGTTAGCGGTTGGCGTGAACTCTTTTTCTGAAATAACAGTAGAAGAGTCAGAGCCAACAATTTGGATGTACAGCGGAGAGCGCAACGACTTAGGGCAAACAACTCGGCATGCCACCGAAAGCATTCCGCTTGGTGAAACAGGTACGAGTTTTGACTGGATACCGCCAATCGTGACGCTTCCGGTTTCAACCGTATCCGACGACCCATTCAAAATTGTAGAGGACGTACTTCCACCGCGAACAACAGTAGCGCATCGTGCATCGGTGTCGTAATAGACAAACCCGTTGCCAACTGAGTGCCAACTGTCCGTGTTGTCAAAATCATATTCGTACAATTCAGGGTTCTTAAAAAGGTCGTCTTCAATTACTTGAACAGAATCTGATTGGTGGGTAGCGAATTGAACTGCAACAACTGGCTGTTGTGACTCAAAAACTTTTCCACGAACAGTCTCTGAGTTAGTCAACAACAGTGGTGCAGGATCACTGCCAGTTGAGTAGTAGCCACTAGAATAGTGAGTCATGTCAGTCAGTGATTCGTCTACTGATCGCGTATCCCAATACAAATCTTCGTAGGTGGATGTGTTATCTGGAACCGAGTAGTCCGAGCGCAAAGCCTTAATGCTCTTGATTGCTACAAAAAATGCAACCTTATTTTCGTGAGGGACAGTGTCGACGTTGTATGAGTGAACCCCCGACTGATGGTTTGTGATGGCAATCGGATTTGGTTGCCACTGAACCATGTTGTAGGCGAAGCCCCCGTTTCTACGAAGATCAGCAGAAACCTCAAGACTGTCTGAAGAAAAACCAGCAGTTGGCAGGCGAACGCCAGAATATGATTGCCCAAACGACTGGAAAATGGTGTCAGAAAATCGTGAACGGCTTGACAAAGCAAGTGCAGTTTTCTGCTGTTCTGTTTGCTCAACCCCGGACGTTCCCGGCTGTGCCGTACCCAAAGATGGCATTGTTTTAACACGACGATTGATTTTCAAAAATGGTTCAAATGGCTCTGGGTTAAGCGAACTGAATTCCATTTTAAAGAATTGTGCTGGGGTAGACGGGATGCGAAGGATTCCTCGTCGCACCACATAGTCTCTGGGGATAGGTGTCCAAGACATCTGGTCAAAGATGTTGAGTGCGCCACCAACAATTCCCCACTTGTTGCTTGAGCGAGTAAAGGTCGATGTATCAGAAACGTTTGCCCCAGACAAACGAATGAGAGAACCCAAAATGTTGCTGGACGGGTTGTCGTTATCGAAAAAGTTATCTGATCCGATCACGTTGCGAGTCCAAAGACTTGGCGTGTTCAAAAACTCTGCTGGAGCGGTTCCATATTGCAGGCAGAAATGATTGAGTGTTGCTGGGAACGGGGCATCTAACAGATCGTCATTCGATGAATGCCCGAATCTAATAAAAGATGGCGACAAGTTCAGTGATGAAGTTCCTGAAGATGTGACAACAGTGGCTTCGCCGTCATTAACCGAATAGCGCAGAGTCAGGCTAATTTCACTACCGGAACCAACAACACATGTTGTGGTAAACGTGACGGTGTCACCCTCAGAAAAAGTTATTGAACCCGAAGCAGAAACATCGTTGACTCTAAATATGATTGAGCCAGAGGAAATTGCTGTTCCAACCTCTCCCAGCCAAGACGAATACCCAGTTCCTGCCGTCCACGGGGTTGAGTCGGTAAACGCTGTCGAATCTGCTTGAGCAACAAACTGAACTCCAGACCACCAACTTTGTGTGGTCGGATTCCACTGAGTTCCACTGTTGCTTACATCAATCCAAGCATTATCTGTTATTGGGAATGTAAATGGCTCGCCCTCAAGAGGGGGAAGAATGTTGCCGTGGACAAATAGTGGATCAATATTGGAGTCGTCTGGAACACCATTGGTGAAGTCAATGTTCTCTTCAGTGTTGCTGTAGTAAATGTTGACCGTCGCCCCAACGGTAATTGGGTCAACGTCAAATGCGGAAACTGTCTGGGCGTTCCCGTCAATATCCCGAACATCTAAATAAAGGTTGGCAATAGCGTTACCAGAAATCTGCGGGGAACACTTCCAAAATGTTCCCGCATTGGAAAGAATGTTTTTGGCTGGGTAACGCTCAATGTAATGATTAACCGATTGACCTGCAATGTTTTTGACTGTGGCAACGGGGGCGTTCAAGTTGGTGAACGAAAATGGGACATCGTTTAGTGATGCCAATCGGAAACCAATATCTACATTTTTAACTGCCAGCGAATATGCAACGTTGTCCCCTCCCCTGTTTTTTGGTGGGCGACATATTTGACGGGAAAAATCCTTCAGGCGAGTTTTCTCTGCCTCTGGATTGACCAGTGCCCCACCTGAAAGGTACTTATCTTCCAGCGCAGAAATTGAAAGATTTTCATCCATGCTGACAAGGACTTTGTGGACAGAGCCTTCAATTTTCCATACACCATACTCAGTCCCAGTAATTTGAGTAATGTGAGGATAGCCGTTCACAAACTCTCCAAAACGGGAAAACACGATGCGAACGTGCGATGTGTAAACGGGCGAAATTTTGATATTAATTCTGCGCCAGTGTTCTGGATAACTTGAATGCTCACCCGACTCACCTTCGTGCGGAAGGCTAAATACAGAAGATGGGTTTGAATCTACAATTCTGCGAGTCAGAACAGTTCGCCAAGTTCCCTCAATTTCGTCCCACGCCTGAACCTTAAAATTCGACGGGAATTTTGATACATAACCATCGATGTAGTTAACCCATTCAGGGTTTGCAAAACGAATCTCTAGTGCGTCGCGTGCAGTGTCCCACCAGTCCCTGTCTGGCGTAACCCAGAATCGTGCCCCCAATTTATTGATTGATTCTTTAAGCGGAGCAACCTTGCTTAATGCACTTGATTTTGCTCCATCAATTAAAACAGAGGGGGCAGTTGAGGAACCAGAAGAGTTTCTTAGGCCAGAATATGGGTTTGAAGCAGATACTCCCTCTGAAACTGATCTGCCAGAAAGAAGGCTTTGAATCGGCAAAAGAGAATATTCTGGCAAAAAGTTAATTGTTCCAGATGCTGTAATGCTCCGCTGAACGGTCAATGCGCTGGAAGAAGGATCGACCCTTTCTGAGTCAGAAAAATCGGAATTAGCAGTAAACGCAACCGCAGTTGGGGCATTAGTAATGTACGACCACGCCTCGCCTTGGTATTCCCCCCACGGGGTGTACGGCTTCTCAGAGTATTCTCCAGACGAATCACTCAATTCGTCGTACAAATTGATTCCATCGATTAGCGAATTAGAGATAAGAGTCCTTATCTTCCAGTGTTCGCTATCAGAAACAACAGAGGCGATGCGAACATCGGAGTAAGCATCAAAGCCGGAATCATCAATTTCAACCACTGAACCTGCTGGCTTGATACGATCCAAAACCCGTGCTGTGTCCCAACGTTCCTCAAGTGAAAGTTTTCTCTTTGGGAAAATACGAATTTGATGGCGATTCTTAATCGGTCCGGTAGTGCGAATTGCTGACAGCGAATAGAGCGGAGCAGATGATTCATGTTGGCGATAAGTATTTTCGCTTAGAACTGAATAATTTATTCCATCAAGAGAACTCCACCTATTGGTGATGAGGTCATCGATAATCCAAGACTCACGAACTTCAACATCAACGCCAAGCAGTGCTTCCGCGGCAACCTCAATGCCATCCTTTGTTGCCCCAAGGTTTACTGCCTTAGCAAATTGCTCTACTCGGCTTCGATAGGAAGCATCACGAATAACAGTTTGATCCCATTGTGCTGGAGACTGAGCCTCAAGCATTGGGTCAACCAATATGTCTTCATCAGAACGTCGGTATGCGCCAAAAATTGATCCGTAAAAAGCATCAAGGTCAAACAAGTGGGTTGAACCAAGATGCGATTGAAGGCGAGTCAACATCATTCGCTTGTGTAGTGAACCCACACCGCTATCTCCCAGAAGAACCTTGAGCAACTTGCTGAGGTGAGATTCTGCGTTCAGGTTATAGTTTTCTGGAAAATGCGCGAGGCGAGAAGCGATTCTTTGCGCTGGATGTAGTGGATTAGTTACTTCAGTAAACCCAACTGGAGTGGGAGAAGCCTGATTGCCCGTTTGGTAACGGATTAAGTCACTCACGCGCTCCCCCAAGTATTGGCCGCTTTCACAGTCATTACCACGGAGTGAAGGTCAAAGAACTCTCTACCGTTAGACAAAATGTCAGTGGCACGATGAGGGGCATCTTCTGTAACATAAAGAACTTTAGATGGAGAGCCATCTATGTTCATTCGCTGGATACCAAAGTCTTCGGTGTAAACCGTTCCACCACTTAAATAACCATAAATGCCAATGTCTCCAGACATGCGAATAGTTACGCTGTCGGGTACAGATTCAACAACCCATGCTCCGTCAATCGGATAGTAAGACCCACCAGCGTTGTAGTTAAAAAGTGCTTCTGAGACATAAACGGTGTCTCCTTCACTGAGTCCGTGGGCAGAAGAAAAAGTAATGTCGATAGTTCCAGTGTTGAGAAGACTTGATGTGTTTCCGTCAACGGAAGAAATGGGCAGTGAATCTACATCCCTAGAAGAAAGAATTCGTACTGCATCAATTCCGGTAACGTCACCTATCACATTCAGTAAGTCACTTATCTGAGCCTGACCGCCAAATTCAAGGCTATCAAGATATGTATTAATGCTGTTTTCAACTGCGCTTTGAACACTAGACAGTGAATAGCCGGGACGAAGAATGACAGCAAGATTCATTTTTAACAGAATCGGATTGCCGTAGTGAACCATTACGTCTGTAGTAATCATTCGCCAAGACTCTGCCTCTGACTGAACATCACGCGGAATCTCGTTGTAGTCATACTGAACCGTTACTGGCTGATACAAATAAACGTTCCCTGTTGCAGTTCCAGTTCCAGTTCCCGTTGAATCAGCAAGGGTGATGGTTGTACTTGTTACCGCTTGGACAGTAAAAATTCCATTCGCTCCCGTGTTGTCATGGTTCTCTACCAAAACTCGCATTCCTGTTAAAAATGTATGAGAGGCATTGGTGGTGATAACAATCGGAGATGCGTTAGTTGATGAAGAAATTTCTGCTGATAACGGCAGAGAACTTGCACTAAACTCAATTCCACCAAAAGAATCCCATGCTCCAGAAGTCACGGTTCGGTCAGAAACAGCCCAATAATCTGTGTTTAACTGCAAGGTTGAAGAGTGAACAGTCAGTGTGCTTGGAAGATTAATGGTTGGCTGGAAGGAAAGGCGAGCAATCGCATTTCCCGCTTCAGCAAACGAACCATCGTTTCTAGTGAAATTCTTGTATGAGTTGGTTTCAGATGGAAGTTCCGCAACCACCCGTCCGTCAATAATTGCAATTTCAGTACCTTGAACAGAACGCTGTCCAGAAACGTAAATGTCTACCGTGTTACTAATCCCCTGAGGGGGATTGCTTCGCGAAGATTGGGGGACATAGTTAAATGAAAGTTCGTAGATACCATCTGGGCAGTTGTCGGAATCTAAACTGGTAACAGTCGGGGGAACCGCCGTGTAATCAAACTGATAATGCACGTTTGGGGTCAAAAAATCCCCGCCCTTAAGGTCGGCACCAAATGCATATCCACTTGGGTAAATGTATTTAATCCGGTCAAGTTTCTCCAAATACGCATCAGCAACACCGATTGTTCCAGCCAGCGTTTCATACCATACAGTTTCGCCATCTAGCGATTGCAAGTAAATATCAGCCTCAGTTCCTGCCCCACCACCAACATCTCTAATAATCCAAGAACCATTGGGCAATACATCCGAACTATTAGTTGAGGTTATGCCATAGATACGAACGGTATCCCCAACAGACAAAACGTGATCTGCTGTAACAAGATTGACCGTTCCGGTAACGACACTGTTGACATTTTGAAGTTTGTACTTTGCAAGAACTGGAGCCGCGATAGAAGTTGCAACGCCAGAAACCATTTCAATTTGTTCCGTCCAATTTTCAGATGGTCCGATAACGGTCGCGGCAATCGTGTCCTCATCGTCAAGGGCAACACCCAAAAACATGTCTTCGGTTCCAGAAAGGTTGCGGAACACTGACTTCTTAAAGCGATCGCGCAACTGCTCATCGGACTCAGCGTCAGAACCACCAGACAATGGTGCTGGGTTTGTGAGAGCGGTAATACCAGAAAGACTCGTCACGCTTCTGGTCAAAGAGTTCGCCGTGATGTTGCCGGTAGCACCAGCAACAGATGCCTGCACGGTTACCGAAATGCTTGTCGCACCCTGAGGAAATACGTTTGCAGACAATGTTTGAACAACGTAAACCGGCGAGGTCGAAGTAGCGAACTGCGTCCCAACAGGAATCAAAAACGCTGATTCGGCAGGTGAGTTACGCTGTAGCACAACAGTTCCCGTTGACCTACGCGCCTGCTGTCGGGAAAATCCGAACAGTGAGACAAAACTATCTAGGTCAGAGCCTGAGCGAGCATCAATGTCATATTGATACGAAGTTAGGTAACTGTCAATGTACGCCTCTGCGATTGCCTCTCCGACAACATCAAGAATCTTTCTAATCGGTGTCCCAATGGACGTATCCAAATCAGGTTCGCTAATCGAAAGCGATGTTCGCATTTGGGAAACAATGTCAGATGGAGTAGGCATTTCAGATTCCTCCGTCAATAGAAGTATTGACAGTTACGGTTTCTCGTCCAGCAGTTGAAAGAGAAATTTTTACGTTGATTGCGTCACGGACTTGTTCGACAGAAACCCCAGTAACCCCAGTGATGAGTTCATCAGGAGTTACTTGTGGCTTTGACCCAACAGTTGCACTTCGCTGGATTGCCGAGTTTTGAAGCGCGGCAATGTTTTTTATGACTCGGTAAACTTCAGTTTTTACTCGCTCTGTAATGTCAGATGTCATAGAAGTACCAATGAGTTGGTCAAGAATCGAACCCCACTGAGGGTGAAATCGATCTATGCCGGTCGGCTCCATCAGAGAGAGTCCGATTTGCTGTTGCATTCGTTGCGCGCCAGAGACAGTCATATAAGAACCGTTAGATACAACTAGGTCACCGGATTCAAGAGCAAACGTCTTCATCTCTCTCCTTAATAAGCACAAATGATGTACTTGACAGTTGAACTACCAAAGGACGGAACGCTAAATGTCGCGTCGGTTGAAACCCCGTAATAGTTGTTGATAACCGAATACAAAACTGGATACCACCACTTGTAGTAGGTGGCACCATTACACAGAAGCCACCCATCGGGGGGTAAAGAAACTGTGTAAGAAATAGTTCTAATCTCTCCGATGTAACCACCAGACTTAGACTGCGGATGGTTAAACGAAGAGTTTCCCGCAAATATTGAATGAGTCAACAATCCTGACTCTTCTAAAAAATCTCCAGTCTGAAGCCAATTAGAAACAACTGGATTTCTTCGATCACCAACCATCGAATTAAATCGCCATCCTCCTTCTGACCGCTCAATTAGCCAAACCTCACCCTCCCGTGGGAAAAACCTTGATGAACGACTGAGGGGAACAATTAACGTTGCTCCAGATGCAACATCGATAACTGAAACCCGATTTTTCTTTTCCAGATAAGACCCACGGTCGACTGAAGAAACAAAAACGATTTTTGAACTTGCCATTGACGGAGATAGTGGTTGGGATGAATTTTGAAATCGCCTAGCCATCAGAAGAACCCCCTTTCGGCAACATAAAAATGCCACCTTCCCCAATCCGACTTGGAGCCATCAGTGTCGCATTCGTTCTGAACCCGCCGTTCATGTCAATGCTGTGGGAAACGCTTGAGATGTAAAACTGAACACCAAGTTCTGGGATTCTCAACGCCATGCCGGGGAAAAGTTCTGGCATAAATGTTGTTGGAGCAGAGCATGTAAATTGACCCGCCCACGCCCGTTGGAATTTGTTGACGGCATACCAAAACTCTTGTTCACCGCCGACAATAGTTCCAATTTTTTCATTGCTCACACGCGCACCAAAGCGAGCCAAAATTTCTTCTGGGTTCGACATCCACGGGAAGTTGCTTCCACTTAAGTCACCGATAATCGCGGTAAGCATTCCTGCGGTATCAATAGTGACAACACCGTGTGTGTCTAAAAGAGACTTGTACACACTCCCAGATGGCGTGTTCCCAATATCGCTGTTTAGCAAAACTCCAGTCACATACTGGTGGGTAATAAGGGTGTCGTCAGACCAAGAAACAGTAAAGTCCATTAATTCAATTAATTGAACGTCCATCGCTCCAGAAACACCGTACTCAAAAAAGTAGTCGGGGAACCAAGCGATGAAGTCTCCGTTTGGGGCACTACAGAAATTTCTTCCGCTTGCTTTTAAAAACCTTTCAATGATTGAAAGAAGGGGTTCATCGTTTGCAAGGGCAAGTGGACCGCTCAGTAGTTCAGCCTGTTCTTGCTCGGCCTCCCCTTGCAAGTAGAAAAAATTCTGTAGCGCGTCATAAGCACTTCCAGACGCTGTCCCAAAAAACTCGTCGGTTAAACCAGTAAATGGATTTACACCGGCAGTTCCCTCTGGGGGATCACCGTTTCTGTAATTTGAAAACGCAAAGAACTCCCAGTGCCAAGGCTCTGGTCGACTACCACCCTCTTGCGCCCAAGTTGGATGACCAAACCCATATTTGTATGCATTTTGTTTTAGCCAAAGATACTCGGGGGTCTGGAACATCTGTGCCTTGTCATACCCGTTGTACTTTGTGCTGTAACGGGAAACAAGTTCTCCAATGTCAAACGCCAGCCCCCATCCGTGGTTTGAGGTTCCCGGCGTAGCAGAAAAGTCTGGATTGACATCGTAAAGTTTCTGCTGGTTTTCAAATGACCTATAACAAGATGCCTGAATGTCTAAGCCCTGTGCTAGCGCGGCCTCATACATTAACTCATACGCTTCACCAGCGACCTGAAATGCACCAGAGTCGTACGCTCCAGAAGAAGAATATCTCAATGCGCTGGACGGAATTTTGCCGTTTGAAAAACCTCCCCAAGAAGAGGTTGCGTTAGTGAGTCGCGTTACTCCTTCAGGAATAGGATAAAGAACCCCCCTTGCGGTACTTACCGTATTTACAGTGCCACTACTGCTCGCCCGATTTGTACTTCCTCCCCTACCACGGTTAAAGTTCGGTCCAGTTTCACCTACGGGGGGAGTGACATTCCTGCCAGTCGCTTCTTTGTATTCCTTTTTGTACTGTTCAATCCATCGTGCGCCATATTCACGAACAGTAAGAGAGTTACCTTCTGGATACGGAACCTTGTCCAGCCAACTGGCATCACGAAAAACAGCGGGATAATACCAAGTGTAAGGTATGGCTAACAGTGTCCATCCTCGCTGTTCAACGATGTCTAAGATGTGTTGGCGAGCCTTTTCGTCTTGAACAGAAGGTGGCGCATCTTTAGCGTGAACATACCCACCGTAGTTGTTCCACGTTGAGTCAACAAATTGATAGGCACCAGATGCAGAGGCAGAACGAGCCTGTGCCGTGTAATCACCCCTAGATTCCAAGTATCTGATCGTTGACAGCACAATGTCCATGTCGCTGTTCGACCAAACAAGATTGTCATTTAGGATTGCGTTATCTGTGAATAGCGATGGGACATTGCCTGCGGTTGTGTCGCCAATGTCGCCTCCAGTTCCAATAGATCGTGAGGCTCCGCGAGCATCTGCCGCTTCTGCCAAAGAAGCATAAATCCGGTCAAACTTCTTTGCCCAGTCTTCTGGAATCTTTCCAATATGGGTTTTATCCCTTTTCCAACCTGCAACTCTGTGCATCAACTCCTTAACAACTTTTGGAATATTTGCTTCATTTTGAGGGTCTTCATTAATTATCTGATTAATAAAATCCATCGATTTTACGGAAGCAGAATCCCACAAAAAGTTTTTTAAATTTCTGAGAGTGCATTCTGCTTCAAGAGTGACGGGCTTAGGAAATGCACTGAAGTATGGTGTTACAGTCAGATATCCGCTAAACACCTGAACCCATTGAACCCTTTTCATCCTGACAGAAATTCTGTCGCCGGGGGCAAAAGAAGAGTCGTATTTCCTACGAGTATTGGAGAGCGTTACCCTAAATGAGTGTGGTCTATTCTCGTTCAGGCTTAAATTTGCATCCACAATGTCGTCAGAGACATCAATAATGCCGTAATAAGCACTATCAATAATGACACTAATTCCGGGGGTATAAATTAGGTCTGCCATTATTGCGGTCCGATTCCCCAGTCCCACGGATAGTAGGGAACAGTTGGGTCATAAACTATGGTTCCGCTTTGCGTTCCAGCAGGATAAAAATACTTTGCCTGAACATCGTTCTTGGGAGCAACGTATTTAGATGCTTCAAGATACGGATTGATTGGGTCTGAGGCAGATGAAAGTGCTACACGACATGTGTAAATAAACTTCCCAAACGAATCACCGTAATCGACTGCGAATTTAGGAAAACCACTTTTCTTAAAATTTTGAGATGGAACATCTAGTTCTAGTGCTGAAGGAGAAGAGTAGGCAGGCTCAGTAATGGCACTCATGTACAAAGCCATCCAATCAATGAACTCTCTGTACGCCTCGTAGCCAGAAAGGGTTGTGTACGTCTCCCCGTCCTGATTTAATTTTTTGTAAGAGTAAAACTGGCACACAACGTACCACTCACCCGAAGTTCTAACCTTTGGGTAAAAAGATTTCTTTGCTCTAGCCTCTGATTCGGAAGAAATAAAATTCATGCCGTGACCCAGTTCGGTCACAACAAGATTAAAGGTTTCTTTCCCTTTCCATTTCAGAGTGGCATTGTGCTTTGGGTTACCGATTGCCATCAGAAAGCCTCGCCGTCAGGAGAGAACGGTGGGATAGACATTTCTTCAACTTCAGATTCTGAGACATCAAAAACTAAACCGTTTTCTGAAAATGCAAAACCTGCACCTAATTTGACAACTCTTCTTTCGGCTGGAGCAACAGGAAGAGATATGCGGGTGTTTGCTCCCCAATCTTTTCTAACCATTCTCCGATTATTCGTCATCTGCGTAATTCCCAAGCGGTCCGTTCCAATCTGTTTGCGACCAGCCCAAACCCTGACTTATGCGGTTGATGTAAACTGACTTCGCATTTTCCGCGGCTAGGCGAGTGACATCCCCGTTGTCACGATCAATAAACATAGTCATAGTCCATTTTGGGGCAAAATCTTTATTGGTCGCTTTGTACGAAGTTGAAGCCCCATCCTGAGTCAGAGATTTGATGTACACAAAAAAATCCCACCCTCTGCTTGTCCACAAAAACTGAACAGGAGCAGGTAGTTCATTAGTTGCTGAGGGAACTTGGTTGTTGACCAAGCCCTTCATTGCTTTAAAGAAAGCAAGGTGTTCCTTTTGGCTACGAGATTGACCAGAGATGGTAAGGTCACCTAACGAAGACCCAAATATCTGGATGACTTTCCCACCCAGTGTTTTCTCTGAATTCATTTTTATTTTAAAATCCCAAGAAATTGAAGTCGGGTCTATGTCAAAGGGAATTCCTGCAATACTTGCGCTCATCGTGTATTAGCCCCCGCCGTCGTATTGGCGTTTCCATCCCAAGAAACTGGGGAGTTAGTTGTAACCAATGAAGAGTCAATTTCAAAAAAGCGTTCTGCCCACGGAGTAAGCCTTATTTGAACGGTTGAGCCAGAAGCATTTGGATACCCACCCTCTGGCATTCCATACAGTTCACTGATGGTTCTACTTGCCTGATCTCCGGTTTTTATTGTGCCTTCTCCACGCTGGATAGCCGCGATAACATCACTGTTCATCGCGGCCTCACCAATCGTGTACTCTTGACCGCCCACTTCAACCTTTAGACCGGCAAAACCCTCTTCCCCGTAATCAACCATCCGATCATCAAGATTCCCCTTCAATTCACCACTAGACAATCCAACGTCGGTCATAAGTTGCTCAAAGATGAAACTCCTACTGCCCGTTCCCGATTGCAAAGCAGAAACAACGTCCTCACGATTTGTCCCCTCAGGAACGATGCCCTGACTTCCAAGATAATTTACTAGAGGATCAAAATTGCCGGTTCCATAGTTCGCGTATTGGGCGATTGCATAATCAAGTGCGCGACCGCCAGCCTCGTTGTAATTTCCAAATGTTTCTATTCCACCACTTGCAGAAGTTTCCGTTGGGGCAATTCGCTGTTGCTGTGCCGCGGCAGATTGTCCCAATGTTGAGCCAGCAGTCGCAGTAGAAGATGTTGCGCCTAGTTCTCCTGCAATTTCATCCGAGTAAACATTAATTGCAACCACAAACATTGTTGCATCATTGGGCTGGTCTGTAGTGAATCCTGCGGATTGCATGATTCGGGTTATAATTTCAATTCTGAATCCGGCATTTAGCGCGGCATCAATAGCCTGATTTCTAAATACTTGTTCAGTAAATACTTTGCCAAAAGGATTATTCTCATCGTAATCAGCGTCTCTTTTATGGTTTTCTGACCAATCCCTTAGCCATTGCCGTGCAAACTGACCAAAGGATATTCCAGAAGTTCCAGTGTGATTATCAAGAAGTTGTTTAGCAGACGCGTAAAACTGAGAAACCGCATTTGCCTGAGCAGTTCCAGTTCCTCTTAGCCCAGTTGCTATTTCTGCATAGGTGGAGCCAGATCGACCAGCAACCGCCTGAATAGATGCAGTAGTTGCTGAAAGTCCAATTTGAGCAGACCCTTCTCCAAGTCCAAGTGACTCCGAAACAAGGCTTGACGCAATTCCCTTTGCCCCTTCAGAACCAGCCAGAACTCCGGTTTGATACGAGTTGTAAACCTTTAAGAAATCATCTCTTGCCTGTAGCGTTGAACGTCCCGCTTCTCTCGCCGCGACATTAAGTTGCTGAAGGTTTTGAGAAAGCCCGCCCAAACTATCTCCAGCCAGAATGACTGCCGACATAATTCTTGTCACTTCTTGGCTACCCATCTTTAGGTCGCCCATCATGTCCATGCCGTAACTAACAAACTCGTCTTTTCGTTGACCTCGCATGCCCAACTGATTGGCTTGACCCAGTAACGCCCTCATGTCGCCCGCACCCGGACCAAAAAGGTTAAATCCTGCAAGGTATGAGCGGAAGTCATCCCGCAAACTTTCCTTGTAGCCCTCAAAAGCAGAACCGCCTGTGTACTGCGATATCGCCTGACCTTTTGCGTACAATTCTTGTGACTTTGCCGCGCCCTGACGGTACATCCCGTACACAGCCGCGGCAGTTCCCGCTACCCGACCAACTGTTGCCGCGCTTTCTGCTGGGAGAGCCGCGAGCAAGGACTTTCCAAGCGGTTGACCAGATGCAAAGGCATTTGTAGCAGAACTAATTGCACCAGCAGTCCTTTGACGACTTGCAATCCTCGCCATTTCGTCCAAACCAGTTGCCGCGGCTTTTACCTCAGAAATACTCGCAAACTTTCCAGTTGCAATATTCTGCCAACTGCCATTTGGCAACTGCTTAAATCCCGGCGTTTGGACAATTCTTGTTGCGTCCATGCTTGATTGAGATACAAATTGCTTGGTTACCCTGTTTTGCCAACGGCCAGCCGCTTCGTTCCACGACACGTTTGGATCAAAACGATAAAAAACATTTGGATCGCGAGGGTCTTGAATTGGTTGCGGACCCGCCCAGTTCTGCGCCCTTTCCGCAATTCGATTAGCCAATCCCGCACGGGCATCTTGCAATACTCCCCCACTGCTTGCACGGGCGTACGCATCGGAAAAAGCATTTGCATCCCTACTAACATTGTCCACAGGAGGGGCAATAGGGAGGCTCCCTGCAACAGTTGCTACCGCACGGGCACGACCTGCACTGTACGCCGCGCCTTCTTGAGACATTCCAGAGGGCGAAGAAAGGCCACCCTGACCATCTGGAATGGCAGATGCCGTCGAATACCTGCGAGCAGAGATATCTGCATTTTGAGCAATCGTCCTGCTCATGTTGACCATTTCAGCGTGCATTGCCCTCATGTCATGTATGACAGATGAGAAACCCGCCGCGATAGCGGTGCTAATTTCTGAAACTGGTGGAGCAAACGGGGTTCCAGCCATACCCACCGATGTATCTGGACGAGCAGAAGATATTGGTGGAATGCGATCAGCCATTTTCGTCTACTTCAGATAGATCATCAAGGCTCATTTTTACAGATGCCCCTAGCATTTTGATAATTTCTTCAGCATCTGCGCTATCCATTTCTTGGAAGCGGGTGGTGCCAGAACTTTGATTTAATGCATTATCAATTTCTTCTTCAGAAACAGCCTCTTCGACCTGCTCTGGGAAATATTCAGGGAAAAATTTATTTGCGTATTGAGGTGCCCCAGAAAGCATTGCAAGACGGAATTGCTCATACTTTGCATCTTCTTTCTCTTTTGATTCCAAGAACAGCATGATGTCCAAGCATTCCTTTTGTAAGAGCGATAAATTTTTCTGGTTTAAGATTCCCCTCTTGTTTGCCGACCGAACACACCGTTCAACGTAACCGTCTATAAAGCGTCCGAATCGGAAACCCCTTTTCCCATTTCTTCCATCACGGACTCTACGCGCCCCTCAAGACTCCTGAACTGCTCGTAAACCGCATCAATAACCCACGGATACCAGTGATCGATGATGTAGCGAAATGCATATTCGACGGAAGACTCAACCGAACGCCGGTCAAGAGGAAGGGGAAGGGTTTTTCCATCTACCGTCTCAATGCAAGCCGAAACAACAGCCGCGGTGTATGCCCGAACGTCTCCAATCGAATCCTTGAAGCGTTTGTGGAGAAGTGCCACTTCAAGATATTCATTTGTTGTGATCGTCCTAATTTTAAATCGGTGACCCATCCAAACGAATTCGTGAGTTAGATAACCGATGTAAAGAAGCCCCTCAAAGTCAAGTTTGTGCTTTTCGTCAAAGGACTTAGGCATTTCTTGGACTGGTTGCTCCTGAATATGAGCGGGCGATCCATCGTCTGCAAAAGGAGGGTACTCTTCCTCACTTACTGCTTCTGCTAAATCGTCTTCAATAAACGGGGTTGGCTGTTCAATAAGTTTGTCTTCGTTATCCATTGGCTGATTCACTTGCTGGTTTGTGGCTGGTTCTCATTGACTAAACGCTTTGCGTAAGTCTCAGATTATTACTGTGTTTCGCTTGGGGTCAGTGTTCCGCGAGTGGCGTGTGTGTATTGTGCGGTCACCTGACGGGAAACAGAAAGCGCACCGATAGAAACAGACTCTGAATCATCGATGTCAGAAACTATAACATTGTGGTATGTCTTGGTTCGCCAAACGTTGCCGGTAGGTGGCTTAATAATTGTTTGACATGTAATTGGATCAGCAAGATCAGCGATTGCTGTCCAAATATCAACGATGTTGTTCGCATTTGCCAATCCACTGAAATGTTGCCAGACAGGTTTGTCCCACAACTCACGGATGGTAAAAGAAAGTGTTCCACCGTTCAATGCACGGGGGGTAACAAACTCGGTTGGATGCAACGAATCCAACGGCTGAATAGCCTGTGGGTTAGCAATAGGCGACACCCCACTGTCAGTAAATGCTTCTAGGTATGCGATAGCGGAACCCCTCCACCGAAGTGTGGTGAAGGTTGAACCAACAACGCGAATGCTTGACTGTGGCATGAATTAGACCTCCGCGGTATTTCCGGTCAGAGTGTTGATAGAGAATGAAACGTTGACAAAATTCAACGGGTATGCAGGACGGTAAGCAAACTTAACTTGGATTGCAGTGTTGTCTGACGGGCTGGTACGGACACTCAAGTTGCTGTAATCGACAATCATGTCGGTGCTTGTCGCCTGCTCAAGAACGCCCTCAACAAGTGAACGAACACGAAGCGGAGTTTCTGCGCTTGTAGCAGAGCCAATCAATCCAGAGTTCTCAATCGAACGATTAATCAAACGAATCATCGTGTCTTTTGCTCTGGTAATGGAAACTTCCCGTGTAAACACGCTTGTCGTATCGGTCGCAACGCCGTGACGAACAACAATTCGTGAGTCATACGTTTGCTCTGCTACTGCAACACCGTTTTCCGAAAGATTATTCTTGAATGTCGGAGTCATCGTTGAAAGAATCCGTGACGGAATAGCAGTGAATGAACGAATAGATTTACGAGTCAGAGGCTCCTGTGGGTTACGAGAAGCAATCATTGCCCCCATTGCAACCGCAAGGTAGAAACCATCCAAATCAATCGTTGTGTTCAGGTATCCGTTGTAGTATGTCAACGCATTCGGGAACGCAAGAATGACTCGGCTTGATGCAATGTCTCCAGCAAGAACATCGTGGCTTCGATCTGCTCCCTTTGCCAGACCAAGAACGCCAATCCGATAATTGCCATCCGCTGAGGCGTTAGTCACATGTGAAGCAAGGTCATCACCAATATTGACTGTTTCTCCTTCAACCAAATCCGTGCCCTCAATACCAACTGGCATTGGAACAACAACACCAATGTCTGAGCGAGCCTCCAAATGTTCATAGGCATCACTCAAATTGGTACGAGAAACCGACGTAACGCCCGTTCCAGCAGTCGGAACAAGAACAACCTCTCTCAAACCTTGCTCCATTGCGATCTTCGCGGCAAGGGTAAGCGGAGATGAAATTGCACCAGTAGAAACATTAAACGCTGAACCAAAACGAGATTGAATCTCGTCATAGTCAGATGAAAGGAATGGAAGATAGTACGATGAATCGGTGTATCGGTAAGAAACGTAAACGGTTTCACCAGAGACAATGACACTTGAACTGGCTCGTTCAATAGTGGTTGTAGCCTCTGAGCCACCCTCGGTTGGTGTTTGAGTCGCAATCCAGTTGGTAAATGGAGTATCTTCTTCATCTACACCACTTGCAACGTACGACGTTCCACTGAGTGATGTGACAGTGATAGAAGTAGCATCAATGCCAAGGTTTTGTAGGGTAACTGCGTCTGTTCCTGTTAGTGCAATCGCCTCTGTTGCAGTCTGATAACCAAACGCCGGTCCGACAATCGCCAACCGACTCGCGGGAAGGGCGACTACCGCACCAATATTGGGTACAGAAAGACTGTCTTCGTTGACATAAACACCGGGTGGGTTGTAAATCAAATCGCTCACGGATACCTCATTGTTAAAACGGCACTTCTCCACCTCTTACAGAGGGTGAACTTGCCCACAAGACAGGGTAAAAAACTAGCCAATCCAGCCATCGCCGGTAGTTGGGTCATTTTCATTTGGGTCAATCCAGAAAGAAACCTCAACATTATCTAGGGCGACAAGAGCCTGCGTGTTGTCCACAGTGAACTCTCCGATGACTTCCATCGCAATAGTTGCTTCATAAATCATCTCATCTGTCCCCCAAGGAGTGCCCTGAGACGCGGCAAATCCACGCTGTTCAATTTCGTCAAAGTCAATGTTGATTGCAATCAAATCGTTGTTCTCAATCATTGTCCTAAAACGACCTAAATTATTAGACCTATCGCCAAACCCAAGCACCCTTACGACAGCATCAAATAGGCGGTCACGCTCCAGAGATGTCAGCGCGGCAATGGTCATGGTCGCCATCCCAGAAAATCTCCATCGATACAACTCTGGTGATGTCGCCAACTCAGAATCGGTCTGCTCAAAATGACCGATACCAGCAATTCTCAACGAACCAGACGGGTCAAAATCAACCCAAATTGAAGGGTAATGTTGCTTATCGACTGGGTATTCAATAGAAATGTGAAGGTTCTGAAAATCTGTTTCTGGAGCAGAGTCGTCAAAAACAGTACGAAGAGCCTTAGTCAAAAGAGTTTTTGTTTTTACCAGATACATCTTTGTTAGCCTCCCGAATACACAATCCTAATAAATGACGGATCAGACGCATTTGCAACCCTGCCCCTGTATGAAACTGCCCCCACAGGAATTCCATACTGAACCGCCGCGGCATGAACTCCCCTTGCCAAAAACCTACTTGGATTAAGGCCGGGGTGCCTCCACCGCACACCAACGTTTCCCTTTGCAATCTGGCCGGGATTTCCAACGCCGGGACTTACATCCCCCTGACGAATCAAACCTCGCGAACGATTGACTGCGATACGACCGGGTGCGCCGGGATACGACGCTGGAACATTGACCTTAACCATTCTGCCCCCCACGTTGCGCCACACATCTTTTCTTTGCCCAATGCGAGCCGCGCGACGAAAGATCAATGTTTGCTGTCGACCAGAGGCAGTTGTTCTAGTTTTTGGTTGCTTTTGTTTTGATGCTTCAGAACCGTCTGTGTCATCCACCCACATCGGGATTACTTTCCCTGCAAGAGAGCGCATTGTAAACGGCTTGATTCCAGCCTCCTGAAACCAAATGTATTGATGCTCCCAGCGGATGCCGAACCATCCTTCTCCCCAGATTGGGACAAAGTTACTGGACGACTGAACGGTCAGTTTTGGAGCGAACATTCTCGCTTGGCGAGTGGCGTTAATTGCAAGTGCGCGAGCAAGCGTTTCATCAACGCCCGGAACCCCCATAACAATTCGATCAGGAAAGTTGACAAACTGCATATCAAAGAAGGCTCCCTCTGATGACATCAGGTGGAGTTGATGGATAGGGCAATTCTGGATTCCAACCAGAGTTTTGCAAAAAAATCATGTCAACAGTTGGCAGATGAGATGGCATTGTTTCGTCATCCATGTACCCAGAAAGCACTGAACCAATTTGGTCGGTATACACAGAGTTCGGACCGAACCCAGTTGTCAACAGAGAAACCTGTGGCTGGTTAAAACGCCACCTAGTTCCATCTGAACGAACCGCTATGTCATTGTCTCTAAAGCGAATTCCACCGACTGGCTGGATTGTGCAAGAACGTGATGTCGCAAGACCACGCTTTCTGACTTCCTCAGACGAATCGTCAATATTCCACAACGCCGGTCGATAAATAAGGGCACGGTAACCGCCCTCAAATGTTGTCCCATAACAGTTTGTGCAATGCGACTCTGATGCCTGCTTGTACACATCAGCGATGTCACCAAGTGGCGTGTAGCAGGTAGAACAACGTTCTACATCGCCGTTCTCAAAATCAATAATTGACCACCACAAAATAAAGGCGGTCATTTCCCCGAACCAGTTCGCGGCATCATCGTGCCGTAACTGCTCCTGATCCCTAGCGTAAGCGTGTCTGTTTTGAAGTGGTGGTCTAGGCACTTACACCACCTCAGTAAACAATAGGCGGTCTGTGGTGTGGGCGAGCAGGAGGTGCGTTTCGACGGAGATTTCCGTACACACCACCAGCAACCATAATTGAAGGCTGTCCAAGATTCATGCTTGCCATCTTGAAAATGTCTAATTGAGAGGTCAGCGTCGACTCTTCAATCCGCAACACTGTTTCCCAACGATTCAAATAATCTCGTCGGTCAAGACGAGCAGACTGAATGCCTTGGGCACTCGGCTGTTCAACGTACGAACGCATAAGATGCTTAATCGCCTCAACCATTGTCGCCTGCTCCAGCAACGCTCCCCACTGCACAATCGGGAATTCGCTGTCGCCCGTAATCCCATACGATTGATATGGCTGACTGACCGTGTTAAGCCTGCCTACCGCGACACGAAGCAACTCTGCAATGCGCTCACGACCAAAGTTAGATTGAGAATATTCTTTCAGGTGCGGACCGCCGACTGCGCTATCGAACAGGTCAGAGAAACGCATCCAAACAGACTCAATAATGTCTCGCATGCCCTCCGACAAAGCCTCATACAATGGGGCAGAAGTCTGAGGAATTTCTACATCAGTTCTGTACTCCTGAGCAGACCCAAGAGTGTACGAAAACTTAAGATAGAACAATCCGGGCGTGTTTGTCTCAACCGAAGAAAGAGTGATTCGGTAAATACCAGTGTCAATCTTGACCGCAGAGCGAGAAAAGATTTCTGAATCGTCACCGTAATTGTGTAACGCTCCAGTAACTGAATCGCTATCAGCATCAACGATTGCCCCTGAACCGTTAATAACAGTTAGGTCAGCGTTCGCAATGCTGTAGCGAGAGACAAACAGGAAATTCGCCATTTAGACCCCAACTTCCTCTACAGTGAGGAAGGCAGGAGCCGTGGCAGATGCCCTTAGCGTAGTTGTTCCCGTAGATGCCGCGAGAGAGTTAATCCTAAACGTGTAGGTTATTGAACCACCTGCAACAGCGGGCGCATGGTATGCAACAAAAGTACCACCACTTGCCCAATCCATAGGGTCTGTTTCCGCATCCGTCTTTCCACGAACCGAAGCACTAAAAAGCAAATCGCTATCTGCATAGATAGTAGCGTTTGCTACTCCAGCAGTATTATCGATTCGATAGAACGACGCTGTAACACGAATTCTCTTCGTTGTAGAAGTCGAATGTGTTGCAGGAACAGTTACTGTCGTGGTGATTGCAGTAGGAGATGGGGAAGTAGAGGTAGATGAAGTTGCTGTGGTACTAAAATCTGAAGTCACATCAGACTGACCAAGAACGCCCTCGGCTGAATGCCTAACGAATGCCGTGCCAGACCAATACCAACGAAGAAGGCTATCTGTTTCAAAGATTTCCATCCCTGTCTGAGAACTACCCCACGTTGTTGGACGCGTACTTGAGGTACAAATGTAAGTACCCGGATAGTTGTCCAACAACGTGTAGTTGTCGTAGAAATCTGTCGTAGCAAAGGCATCGCTAGATAGAGGTCGGCTTAGACCCAATCTTGCACTTACACTTGGCATTTTGCTTGCTCCCCAATACTAGGAGAAGCCGCGAAGATCACTTCTTGGTGGTCTTCTTCGCAGGCTTCTCAGCGACAGTTTCTTCGGAAACTTCCGCAGGAGCATCTGCAACTTCCTCAACGGCAGGCTCTTCAGCAACAACCGTCTCAGCGACCACTTCTACTTCTTCAACAGCCACAGACTGGATGGGGGTGTTATCCCCATCTGGGTAAGCCGGTGTTGCTCCTACTGTACCAACAACTCCATCAGACATCAAGATTCGTTCCTTGTCCCTTGCTCATGCGACTAATGTGCGTCTGCATGTCCTCTTCTGAAATAACGATGTCACGACCGTCTTGCGACCGATCAATCAAGCCAGCAAGAGCATCCTGTTCCTTGCTCTGGCTGGAGGCGTAACGGCTTGCTTGCGCCGCGACTGACTCCTTAATTGCATCGTCATCTTCAACAATTTCAAAGATTCCGATACCAACTGCACGCAGAAATGACGGATGCTCCAGAACTGCATCTGGAACAACTTGAATGTCATTTCCATTCTTGTCTTCCTTCGGTGCCCACTCAAGATTCACTTTTGAAGGTGGATCATTAAAGGTTGTTACCGTATTCTTCAAGTTACGCACTGCTACTGGCATAGCATTTTCTCCTTGGCTGTAGGGCTTGCTGGTTTGCTCCCCGACTGGTGCCCAACCAGCCAAAGTACCAGTCGGGGAGCGATTTTATCAGTCAATTACGAAAGTGTTCTTCGCCACAGTCGGCTCAAGGAACACCACGAAAGCAACCGTTCCCTCAGCAAAAGTTGTGGGCGCGGCAACCGTCTTAATTGTAATCGAATCTGTAGAACTAAAGTTGTTCGGGTTAGCCGACGAGAAGGTCACATTGGTTGCACCAAGAACCGTGCCGACTGGAGTCGCATTTGCTGAAGTGAGCGCAATGCGACCACCGTTGATCTCGGTTCCATCAACAAAAACACCAACCGTTGCTGACTTACCTGAAGTCGTTGCCGCGGTCGAAACGATGGCAACAACGCTACGGATGACACCGGCAAAGCCCGGAGTGAACGTAGCAATGGTCTTTGCGTCTGCATCTGCGTCAGTCAAGTCAACAACCGCGGCCATAATGCCCGGTCCGAGGTCAGTCAAAACTGAAGTAAATGCACCAGAATTGAGTGAATCAAACTGAGCATCAGTTAGAAGAACCTTGTCGGTAGCAGTGTGTGTAACACGGTCTGGAAGGCGAACCTCATCCTGACCTGCTTTAACTTGAACAATCTGTGCCATTTCGCACTCCCGTGTTGTGTTGAAGAACGGATTCCATTACTTGTATGCAGTTGAGGTCACAAAGACAGTGTGACCAGAGAAAATCAGAAGGGTCACTCTCAGTAAAACCAAGAGTGACCCTTCATTAGTCGATTACCCAACGACTAGGGGATTACTGACCTAAACGATCAGGGCTTGACCATCTTCGCAATACCGCGAGGGTTGAGGATAGCCATTGACACCATCTCGTCAAAGACCCAGCCCTTCCAGAAGGATTCCACCTGATGGTTCTCTTCAACGTCCAACGAGTAGAGGACGGGGAAGACACCGAGGAATTCTGGTGAAGGCAGGAGCCACATCGAACCAGCGTCAACCATGATCGAACGAGCGATCTGGAATTCACCGAAGGTCGTGACCTTTTCGCCTGCGACAACACGATCCTTGAACGCCCAGCCCGTCTCGTTGATGCTCCAACGATAGAAGTCACGGTAGTCCGAAGGTGAAACGAGAAGCCGTGAAGCCTCAAGTTCGTGCTGGTCAATCAGCGAAACAGTGCTGTACAGCGTGTCTGGCGAGAAGTACGAACCAGTCTCGGTGACCGTGTGGGTCGGTGAGACAGAGTGATCCGAACGGCTACCATAGTCAGACAGAGCCGAAGCGAGAAGCGTCATCAGACGAGCATCTTCCTGCTTCATAATTGCCTGCTTCGTCTCATCCTGCGCCTGCTCCACCGCATTAATACGGAGGTAGTAGAGGTCTTCCTTACGGATTGCAGGCTGTGAAGCAATACGGAAGAACCGCACTGGCACACGCTTGCCCTCAAATGGCTGAATGCGAACTTCGCCGTCAGTACCAGACATGATGTATGCCTGACCAAGATCGTCAAACACATCGTACTCAACCGGAGTACCGGGGGTCACCGGGTCTTCGATGAGAACGTTGCGGACGATACCCTGATAACGCAACTTCAACTGGATTGGACCGATCATTCCAACGCCAAGACGACGGATGCCATTTGACTCATCGCTAAGGATGAGAGCCATCTTCTTCATCTTGGCCTCGGTTGAAAGGCCAGTCCCTTCGTTGTTGCCACGACGCTTCAGAATCTCTGAAACGTAATCGTCGCTCTTCTTAGCAACACGGGGCTTCAAACCGCCTGCGAGGTTAAGGTTACTCATTATTCTTTCCTCTCAGATCAGTATGCACCAGAGGTGCCGAGTCCGCGGATAACAAGGGTGTTGGTGCTAGGACGACGAACCGCCCGTGCAACAGGCTTTGCCGAAGCACCAGTAGCACCGGCAGGGCAAAGAACACCAGCATCGGTTGAAGATGCACCCGTGTAAGCATGAACCAAAAGGTCTGTGCCGTTGGTCGGGAACGTCCAAGTAGCCGATGAATCAAATGCAGGAGCATCAACCTCAAACTCTGCGTCTGGCGAGAGAACCCAAACAGGAACGCTGTTAACGCCCTGATCGGCAACCTCATCAATACCGTAGGTTGGTGCAATGTAAAGACCGAACAAACCAAACGGAGTCCCAGTCCCGTCCAGTAGCGTCACAACTTCGCTTGCTCCACTCGCGGCACTGTTGGCTCGCATAGCAACCATGCCCGGATAAATATCCGAACCTTTTGCCCATGACGAATCCAACTCGCAATCAACCGGAGTTGCCTGCGACCACGCGTAGAGGGGGCGAAGCGTGCGCTTGATGTACGCCTTGTCAAGCGATGTACGAAGCATGCGCCGTATCCCTTCTAAATCTCAGTGAATGGAAATGGATCAGCGGAAGTGCCTCTCCACATCCTTGAGTGAGTTTGCACACCTCAGACAGTGTCACGACAAAAGTTTTTTTAAATACAACTCAATCTTCTGGCATTCCAACCGAAATCATGTGAGCGACAAGGGAGCAAATAGAAATCCAGATAGCCCAAGTCAAAGTAGACCCAGAGAGCGTCAGGAGAACGAGAAGGGTTCCACCGATAGTAAATCCCAGTGCTAATAACTCTTTGATGTACTTCATGGATGCTTCCTTAATGCTTCGTTCTTCTCTGTACTGATCCTCCTGAAATGGAACTGCTGGCTGTCACCGCGGCTGTTACGGCAATAATGCTTCTTCTTGTACTTACTGGAACTTTACTGTCCGCTGGAACGTAAGAATTAAAAGCATCGTTTCCAAAAATATCAACTTGATCTTCAAACTCTTCTTTAACCTCTTTTGGCGCATCCGACAGTGCTTCTGCGACAATTACCAAAACTCCGTCATCCAAATCCTCAAATCCCTCGTCTGTTACAAGGGCGACAACGTCTTCCACAGAAACATCATCTTGAAGAACCGAAACAACCTCTTCGTACAATTCTTCGTCTTCAATTTTCTCTAAGACGATTTCTTGACTTTCTGAAACAACTACCGTTTTAGGAACTTCAGTCGTAGTTGTGGTGGAGGTTGATGAGGTGCTTATCACACGCACCGTCGTAGTAGTTGGCAAAATAGTAGTCGTCGTAGATGTCGATGGTGGAATGGTGCTGGTTGATGTTGACGGGGGTAAAGACGTAGTTGTCGGAACCGTCGTTGGTGGAAGTGTTGTTGGAGCGACTGTGGTAGAGGTCACTACCGGGGCAATAGTTGTCGTTGTTGGTGGTATCCATATCGTTGTTGTTGGGGGCAGAGTAGTTGTTGGGGGGACAGTGGTGGTTGTTGTAGTAGTGCTGGTGGTAGTAGTGCTGGTAGTGCTGGTAGTGGTACTTGTTGTTGTGCTGGTGGTAGTTGAAGTAGTTGTAACCACTGGAGCAGAAACGGATAACTCAACTTGGTTTGACCAGCCAGAGTACATTGACAAAGTGTCGTTGTCTGAACGAACATCGAAAACATACGTTTTGTCTAAACCACCAGTCGATTCAAACAAATTAAATCCAAGGGTAATTTCAGTATTGAGAGCGTTTTCGTCGCCCACATTTCCTGTGGCAACACCCCAGCCAGCATCGGGTGGAATTCTCCAAGATATTGCGTAACGCTCAGGGTCAACGTTGCCAATGTTTGGTGCATCCCAATCAAGCAACACACCCTCGCTAGTTAACTCTGCCACCAAATTCATCGGCGGTCCGATTGTTTGAGGTTCGGTTGTCGTAGTTGTAGTAGAGGTGGTTGTGCTAGTGGTTGTTGACGTACTTGTGGTGGTCGTTGTAGGGACGTTCGGTGAAGCACCATCAAACGTTAAATCCGTGACGATTTCGTATGTACCGTCACCCCAATCATTCGTATTACCAAGACCTACCTGAGAACAGCAGTAGCCTGCGCGCAATCTATAGTCGCCAGCGTTCAAGGTCGTGTAGATTTTCGACGACACACACTGGTCATTGGAGTTGTGGTTGCCGTCATCATTCTGGGCGATCAGATCACCCGTTGATTCAGGGTTGTCGTCATACAGCCACAGATATGGGTCGGTCGTGACTGCTTCGCATGACTCGTTGCTGTTTCCGTAGATAACAACAAGAGTGCTGTCGTTATCAATGGTGAAATACCAGTCAGACTCTTCAGTGACCGTGTAAGCGAATGCGTAAGCAGGAGATGGAGATAGCCAAGCAAGGGCTAGAACAGAAGCAAATAAAAACTTACTTAAAAAAGCAAGTTTTCTTTTCACCGTTCTACATCAAATGCGAGGGCATTATTCATCATCTTTCTTCATGCCCTTCGCACCAAAGTAACCTCCAAGGATACCAATAACACCGCCGAGGGCAGTTTGGACAAGCGTCATCACATCCGATGAGACTTCAACCGCTTCATTGGTCGTTTGCGTCTCAATCGCGGCAACGACATAGTCGCCAACAATCGCCGCGAGGATGGCAATAATGACACCAACGGACAGTACATACATGGTTTTATCTTTCACGAAAACATCACTCCCCAAGTTTTCGGACCAACTACTCCATCGCTCGGACCGCACTCTGGGTGCTTGCTTTGCCAAGCCTTGACTGAACGCTCAGTTGCCGGTCCGAAATCTCCATCCGGTTTTGCCCCAACCTTTGCCTGAACAAGTTTGACGCTTTCACCCTTGCTACCACGACGAATTGATTTGCCGGGATACGGATGTGAACTGACCTTAGGAGCAGGAGCAGGAGCAGGCGTTGACTTCTTATTGCAATCACAGTTCGCGGCATGCTCGCTGGACATGTTGCCCCATACACCATCCGCTTGTAGACCGTGCTTCTTTTGCCAAGCCTTAACTGCGATATCAGTCTTTGAACCCCAGTCACCGTCTACTGGGCTTGCCCCAACAATCTTTTGGATTTCTTTGACTGCTTCACCCCTTGCTCCCTTACGAAGAGACTGGTTGCCCTGTGCCTCTGCTGGAAGACTTTCAACCTCTGGCTGTGCGTTAGGGTCAGGTTTTGCGTCACCCAAGCAATATTGCCAGTGCCATGCTTCCCACCACTTAGAGTTACGGTCAGAAGTCTGAAGATAGAAGCCGTACTTTGGCGCATTCTCGCAGAGCCAGTCGAAACAGGCTCCACCCATGCCGCGGAGTTTGCCAGCACTGTCCTCATACGCAAGGTCAATAGCAAGTCCCCAACCGTGGTTGGAACCCTTGGTTCCGGTCGGGTCTGGAACAGCGGACGGTGCCTTACCGGGCTTGAGATACCAAGTCTTGCCTTCATATTGGCGAGCAACCTGTGGCGAACGACCAAAGTCGGTAGTCGAATAGCGATCCATGAACATGTTCAACTGGCTTTGGAACGAACGGTAATCACCAACGTTACGGAGTTTGTGTCCTGCCGCGAGAGCCGCGTCATACATCTTGTTGAACTCTTCAACGACAGGAGCGTACATACGCCCACCCGTCTTAACGCGAGCAAGCATAGACTCTGGCAACTGACCATTCTTCAGGCCATTCATCGCTGATGGCATTTGCAACTTGATGCAGGGGTAGCCCATGATAATTATTTCTCCTGTGTTGTTTCTGAGGTGCTTCGTACGACACGCGCACCAAGGAAGGCTTCGTTAATTTCCTCTTGCGTCAGTTCGCCATCAAGAGATGCCGCGGCAAGTCGCTCCAAAACCTGAGCAACCGCAACAAAACCCGCAAGAGCCGCGGCTTTCCACAACGGAATACCGCCGACAATAGATGCACCAGACAAGATGCCGAGAGAGGACATGGCAAACGTCGCAAAAATGCGAACAAAGATGTCTTTAATCATGCCCCTATTTTTTAGGAGGGGCATAAAAGATCACTCTCCGAAAGCGTCAGTGATTTCAGCCGAGGAAAGGTTTCCGTCACGAAGTCCAACTGCCAGTTTTTGAACAACTGCGAGGACTGCGATGGCTCCAGCCATAACGCTGGACTTCCACACGGCAACATCAACAAGTGCGCCAGCCAAAATGTTTGGAATTGCGCTCGCCGCGAAAACTGAGGCGAGACGAAGACCGAGAGACTTGAAATCAGGCATGATTGCTTCCTTTTATCAGATGAACAAGAACTCGTCGTTGTTCGGGCTAATTGAAGGAGCCGGAACATGAACGACAGGCGCGGCAGTCGAAACAAGCGAAGGAACGTTGCGGACAACATTTGCTTGCGGACGAGATGCCGTACGACGAGAAGCCGAAACACTCTGAACCTTTGACAGAGTGCTGATTTCGTTGCGAATCTGTGCAGTAGTAACGTTGCTCTTAGCAATCTTTTCTGCAAGCGTAATGTCATCACCGCTGTCAATTCCAGCCTCAATGCGGAGGCGAGCAAGACGGAGTGAAGCAAAGGTGCGCTTTGATGCGGTTGTTGCATCTGTTGCCCACTCGCCATCGGCGTAGGCGACCTCGCCCATACCCTCTCCATCAGCATTCACATCAACTTCAGTGCGAAGGTCTTCAATGGCGTGGTCAACACCACCAGCAACTGGGGCGGTAACATCTTGGTCAACAGCAGGCTCTGCCATTGAAACGCCACCGGCCTCGGTTACATCAACGCTCATCGCTTCAGGAGCATCCTGCCAACCACCCGGAGTCGTCACATCAACGTCAGAATTCTGAGCCGATGGGATGGTTCCTTCTGTGGTCGCGGCTGGTGCCTCTTCTGCACCCTCTGCCCAAGGCTGTGCTGGGTTGTCGATGTCTGCACGACGACGAAGTTGTGCTGAACGACGATTAGCAACTGCTAGACGACGGCGCAAAGAATCATTCTGTCCCTGCAACTCAGCAATCTGATTTGCCTGAGCCTGAATGATGCTACGCATTTTGTTGGTCGAAGCCGTATGGCGCATTGAACGCTCTCCTTGTTGACGACGGTAGAACTTCTGTGTCTTCCGTGGATTTAACGTGGCGTTGACAGTGTTACCGCCAACTTCTTCTTCATCATCCTCATCCTCTTCTTCTTCCTCTTCCTCAAAGGCAGGAGATTTAAAGAGATTTGGATTAATCGGACCGGATCGCATGTCTGCTTTTTGTGCAATATCTAAATTCGGCTCTTGGAATGGTTCTGGGGGTGGAATGTGACCACAAACACGGCAACGTCCATCGCTATCCCAAGAATCATCCTCACCACAAACAGGGCAGTCTTTAAGGCGAAGTGTGTCGACGTTTTCTGGAGCAGTCAATTCTCCATAAGCAAGACTTTTCATAGAAGAATCTTCTATGTCTACCGAGCCTTCCTTTGATGCCCACGCATTATCCACCATGTTCGGGTACGGACGACCGTTCTCCTTGGCACGACGTTTCGCCTTTGCTTTTTGCTCAGGAGTAAGTTTCTTTGATTTTTCTTTGGGATTTTTCTTTTCCCAAAATTCTTTCTTTTCAGCCATACAGTCTCACCAACTCTTATTGAGGTCTTTGACAGAAGGCAACAGTGCGGTTGCCATAATTGGATCATTGATTGAAGAAGACTTGCCAAAAACCAGACGATGTGCGTGTTCAAGCACACGCCCCGGCTTTAGCCCACGTTTTTGAGAGTGCGACCACAACTCACCGATGTACGCATCCCAAGTCGGCATAATTTTTGCGTTGCCATGACCAGAAGGGCGAGATGGAAGCGGTGTGCGTATAAGCAAATCTTCAAAGTCATTCCACGACATTTTGCTCACCGTAGAGAAATCAGGAATGACACAGAACTCGCCGTCCGGTCCGGTCACTGGATCGCTTAAATAAGAAAGACGGTACTGAATTTCTTGTTCAGAAAAACCACCCGAAAATTCGTCTTCCTCAAACACTTTTCTCATATCAGCCTTCGTTGTTTGGCGACCAGAGAACTGGATGACGTAGTCGTCCTGAACCAAGCCCGACCAGTACCAACCGTAAGCCATCACATACGCCCACAGGCTCCACGGATCATCAATGGCAGAGAACCCAAGCCGGTAGAACGAACTACGCAAAAAATCATCGGATTGACTCCACGGGTTATTGCCAACCGAATATGCCTGCTCAATAGTAAAAGGTCTGCTCTTGTCGTGGACTCTCCAAAACAAACCTGACCGACCGGCTGAATATCGCATCTCGGAGCGCATCTTCTGCCTAAGCCATCGGTCGTCGGGGTCGTCAGACCTTAAAACACGTTGATATTCTTGTTCGACCAACCTGCTACTGCTATCCCAACTTGTCTTTCTGTCCGAAAGACCTTTTGAAAAGCCTGCTTGATAACGCCAACCCCTGTCGTAGCGTGCCTCAAGAACACTTGTGTTGTTGCCGTACTTAATAGCGTCCCGATAGCCCTCTAGCCATTCATGGTCACGCTGGTCGGCGGTCTTATTGATGCCGTCAACTGGGATAAACTTTTCCCCAATTTCCCACTCTTCCTGAGGAAAAAATTCGTTCATCGCCACGGTCCCCAGTGACCATTAGAACTGATTTTGAGCATCGCCTCTTCAATCGTGTAACGACGAACAGAGGCACCGTCAATGTTCCCCACATCGTAATACAGTTCTTTAGGGAACTCGCCGTCGCCCTTTCGTCCATTTGAGCGGTCAACAACAGTAGAGCCAATTTCAACCCAAGCATGGTCGTATGGCTGTCCGTTCATCTCGCCATTCCCCTTGAAGATTGGCTGTCCATGACAAATCAAGGGATTTTTAGATTCAAACTTTAGTGCCGTGGCTACCGCCGAGGGAAAGCAATCTCCGTCACCATTTGAAGCGTTAATAGCCACATCAAGCATCGATGATGCCCAAACACCGGGCTTGGAATCCTCAGTCAACGCTTTCTTCTTGATAAGCGAAGCGGAGTACATGTTTGAGTACCGATCACGCCTTGAAGAATTGACTGAATTCCACCACTTACCGCCATCGTCTGTCAGCATGCCAGAATCAATTTTTTCTGATCCTGTGTGAACCTTCAGGGCACCTAGCAGACCTGTTGCAATACCTTTTCTGCGGAACTCAGGCTCTACCTCAATCATCGCAATCTGTACCTCATCGCCCAACTGCATGTAATCGATGTAGCCAGCCTTGCGCCCACCTGAATCGTACGCAACGAGATATCCGTTGTACTGTCCACCCCCAACAGCATCTCCACCCGTGCTTATGCTGTAGTTCTCCCCGTTGACTGTGAACGAACGCAGGTCAAAGCCACTTATTGCTAGGGGGACGGCCTCAACATCAACCTTAGGCTTAGATGCACTCTTGCTAGACAACTTGCCAGACTCAAAGTCTTTCCAAGCGGACACCTCGTCAAACAAATCCCCTGCCTGTTTGCCTAAGTGCTTGTGGTACAAATTGCTTGCAATGCGAGCAAAGTCGACGTTGTGCCCCCCAGCCTCAAGCCCTTCATTAAATTGGATCGCATGGGCAATCTCATGCAATAGCGTCAATTCATCTGTTGATTGGCGAGCAACAATCGTGCCGTTTTGGTAAAACGCCTGATTGTTTTTTAAATAACCGTAATCTGTGTCATACGATGTACCTGTACGGATGTAGATAACACCAAGCCCAGAGACTTTCCTTGCCCATTCATTCCAGATACCGATAGCACGCTGATATTGCGGATCGTCTTGGCGACCGACTGGCAACTCAATTTTCCGACCAGTCAGTCCCTGCCGTTTCATCGTCTCTTCTGCCATACCGATAAACAGAGACAGTTTTGACTCGTATGAGCCAAACTCACTGGCGGTTGTGCCAAGAGAAACTTGAGAACATAAATCACCATCGTTCTTAGCATCAGCCTTAGACGCGGCTTTGGTAACCGTGCCCGTGTAGCCACCCCCGACACCACGATCATCAACACCAATAAAATATGCAGTCGGGTCAGCAGGGTCTTCGACTAACACACTGTTCTCAAAGAACGACAGCCCATGACACAACTCATGGACAAGCACATCCTCAGTGCCAGAACCAGACGCTGTCCTGCGACGAATGCGCTGACCTTTCATGCGAGGAATATGAGAGCAATACTCCATCGGAGTCGTCGCCTTGTTGCCACACACAGAACACACAGAAAAAGCAACGTCGCAACCCATGCTTGTCCGCTCAATATCGCCAGCAAGAATTGCTTTCGCCAACTTGGGGAACGTGATGGCATCAATTTCCATCAGCACCTCAACCCAAGTGTCATCTGTGCCGTCTGGAGCGATGTCCTCATGCAGAGCCGCGTCAATAACAACACCACGCGCACGACGATGATCGTCATTGTGGTGGTTAACAAAAACTGGCTTACCTACAAACGTAGCCCACGCCTTCTTGATTTCTTCAGAAGGGAACGTGTCAAAGTTGTCGTTCGTTCTGGAAGAAATCGCCCTAGACCGAACATACAAGTATCCCTCCCGTGGGGTGTAATCAAACGTATGTCGGTGAGCGTTCTTCATCAAGCCACCGGAACGACCAGCGACTTCAGCCTCTAATACACTTGAACGAGCGAACTTTGTAAATGCCATGTCATCTCTTTCGGAGGATTGCCAGACGCAAAGACAGGCTCAAGCAACGACCTGACGTTCACCGTCGAACTCATCAATAATGAGAACAGTAGTTGGGGAACCTGCACGTTGCCTCACGACATCCAGCGCATCATCCTCTTCTGGAAGCGCATACTCCACAACCCTGTTATCAAAAAACACATCCCAACCAGACTCACCATCTTGTTCGTTAAATTCGATAGTCCACTGGATGATTTGCATTTTGTTTCCTTAAAAAGTGGGGGGAGCCGAACCCAACGCTCGGCTCCCCCCGTGGTAGCAAAGCAGGAGGTGGACTCTGCTACCAAACCTTTCGTTAGATTGATCCCCAGTAATCAATACTGGAAGACTCTTTTCCAAAAAATTCTGGATGAGTAATTCGGTCGGTTTGAGGCCATACGTCTTTCAGAGAGCGTTCCACTCCCTCTGCCTCAAGCGTCACTTCGTCAGAATCCCAACCGGGGGCGAAACTCTCAACCCTCCAGTAGATATTCTCAGATTCTTCATCAAGGTTAATGTAGACAACTTTTACGCCATCTCTAACAGTCCCAGAATCCTTCAGCCACGATTTCCGCTCCGAGTCTTCTGCCCTGTAATCATTGACGCGAAGAATTTCTTGTTGCTCATTGAGCCAACTGGAATAAGCAATTTTACGAGAAGACTCTTTCTCAAACTGCTTGTTCCATTCGTCAAGAGTCATGTCAATGTCAATGGAACTGCTAGTGCCTGCCAAATCTCCCGGTCGGACACCAATAAAATCCTCCACGATCTCATCAGCATATTTTCCGATGTCCATCGTAAAAGTATCTTCCACGCTACTAATCATCGAATCCCACACATAGTCCCATTCGTCATCTGACATTTCGTAATACTCGTCAGTAGACCCTCGGACAGCATCTTCTTGGTCTTCAAGGGCGCGCCGATACATATCGCGAATGGTGTCATACTCGGAGACGTAGGTGCCCCGATACGGCTTTGGTGAAGCGGTCTTTCGGGATGAGACGGCACGGGAAACTGGGTCTGACCAGAGTTCGTTACGAACTTCATCGCCCCGTGACACAATCATGTCCTTCTCTTTGTTCAACTTGTCAACCCAAGAAGAAACAACAGTGACCGTGTCGCTCCAAACAATGGAGTTGAAGGCATTGTACGGGTCGTGGTTAGCAGAGACGAAAAGTGCTTCAGAAAGAATGCTTGGGAAATCTCCACCCGTCAGTGCGTAGTCGCCAAACAGGGCTGGATCAACCCGCTTCAAAGCCTTACGAATGTTCCCTTCGTACACATCAAGAAGAGCATTTGGGACTTTGTTTTCTTCAAAAAAGTCCATCAACATTTCGACTTCGTTTTCTAATTTGTACAGTTGTTCTTTGCTCACGAATCAATCTTTCTACGAGAGATTTTAAAATCAAGCGCATTTGCACAGACAAGACAATACTGACCCTCTATGCCATCCGATGTTCGGCAACTTGCAATAACAGACGCAATTCGCCCACACTTTTGCTCACACATACATCCATTAAAAGAAGACTCAATGTCCAGCGTCAACTGCTGACCGCTTTCGCTCGGATGAATAGGAGGCAACCACTCGCCCGTGCGAGCAAGATTTGCCTGTGCTTCTGCACGACGAACAAACCATTCACGCTCATCGCCTTGGAAGCGCATTGCGGTGAGAACATGCTCCGTCACACTGCGGTTGTAATTCGGACCGTACTCCATGAGGTCTGCCATTGCTTGAACACGCGACTTGTGGTCACCATCAAACTTGCCAATGATCGCCTCAACCTCACCTGACGTTGCAGATGTCTTGCGAGAAGAAGTCTTTTGATTACCCGCACATTCTGGACAAAGTACCCAATCAATATCTTCATTATCGTCGTATTCGATAACCCACCCACGGCTCTCGGCTTCGTCAACCTGACCCGTGTCGGGATGGTACATGGTTTCCTTACGCCAACACTCGTCGCACTTCCAAAGTGAGTTCCAACGATCTACGTCCTCCACACCAGCGTTCTTGCGAGAAGAAGTCTTGTTCATTTCTTCAAGAATCCATTTTTTTCTTAGTTGGGCTGATTCGATAAACTCTTTGCTTCGATACTTACCAACGATGGCATCAAGAATTGCCAATCGCTCTTCATCAGAAGCCTTGTAAGAGAGGTATCCACCAGTAAATCCGCTGGCAACATCTCCCCCACTGGTTGTTTCGATCAGGACAGAAAGACCCCAGCCGTCTTCTATCTCAAGACCGCCAGCACCTCTGGCATCGTTGTAGGCATCATTGACAATCCCAGCCCTATCCATTGCCTTTTTAAACCCACCATTGGCAAGAAGAATGTCGTGGAGTTCGTCGTCGGGTTCGCCACCGTAACCAATCGCATCCAGCAACTTCTTAAACTTTTGAATCTCTGCGTTGGTTACAGTGGGGAAGTTGTAATTACTTGCGGTCTTACGAGCAGAGGCAGTAGCACTGCTTGTGAAATATCCGCGGGCAATAAGTTCTTCGTGCGCCTTGCTCATAATGTTGGCATCCCACCAGCGTTTCTCAGAAGTATCAAAAAATTTAAAATTTACTGAGTTCCACAGCATCGCAAGTTCTTCGGTAGAAAGAGATGCAAATTCCCCTCTTTTGTATGCATCGATTGCATCATCAACAATACTTGCGGTCTTACGAGAAGAATTTGGAGTGATCGTCGTCGGACCGTAGCCAGAGTTCATTCCACCCCGACCATACATAGCCTCTTCTTTGTCCCAGCCAGCCTCGGCCTCATCCATCGCCTGATTGAACGACTTGCCGTCAAGAACAGCGTCGTATCCAACTAGATATTCCCATGATTCGCCGGGGAGACGTTCTTTGCCATCCTTAGCATCGCCAAACCCACGCTCAACGTCGTCAAACGAATGCGACATGTATGCAACCTTTTTAGTCCGGCGAATACCCATTGTTTCTCCATGTTCCAAACAAAGAATCGTGTCTGTCTCTTAAAGCGGAGAGAGGGGGACTATGACAGTGAGAAACTATTGTGTTGAAACCACCGGATTGCAACGCTGACAGTATTCGTCTGGCTCCTGCTCACAGTGAGCCGCGTGGTAAAGAACGTCCATTACAGACTGAATCCGTTCAGCGATCTGCTTTTGGTCAAGATACTCCCGCCCTCTGGCTTCCGTATCTTCCTTTTGGTGGGTAAGACTGAAATGGCATTCTTCCAAGTCCATCCACATTTGAGCAAGCCTTAAAGTTGCCTTGTTGTTCTGCTCTTGCTGTTTCTCATCAACTGTCATGTCAATAACCTCCTTGGTTGCGGACACATCAGGCACTTGCGTTTACCTGTCCAAAACACTTCATGGCAAATGAAATGGCAGAGACAACAGAATCGTGGTCGCTGTACGAACCCACGACCAAAGAATCGCTGTCAACGGCAGTAAAACCGTTCGGGCAATAGAACACACAAGTTTCGTTCAATGAACCAAAACCATACTCATCGTCGCCCCTAACCGAAGACACAAGAAAATCCCCAACATGTGTTTTGCGCGAATCTTGACCAATCATTTCAACTTAAACCTTCCTCCCTAAAAACTAAAAACTTAACACAGTTCAGTTCAATAACAAAAGAACTACAAACAGCGCGGCGAACCAGACCAAGGTTGCCTTTATAAAACGCTTAGGGAAGTCGTCGTTAAGGTTTGGAAACTGGCTCATTGTGGAGCAGGAGGGAATCGAACCCTCGTACCGTGAAGTTCCGACATGCGGCTTTCAACACGGGCTAAACCAATCTGCCCCTAGTCATCCAGCCAAGTGTACGGAATGTCATCCGGTACATCTGGATAGATAGTTCGATAGTACTCTGGAGATTTACGAATCAAATTGCTCTGATGCGAAAGAAAAATCATATCAAGAAACTCAGGTGGAGTTGGATCGCCACCTTTGCTAATCAAGTCATCAAGAACTGACTGGAATCGCGGGAGCATGGTGTCGTTGTAACCCCGTGCCAGCCACTCTTCACAGCACTTTACGCCGTAGAACGCGAGCGCAGTCACATGACCACGCCACATCTTGGTGGCAGGGTGGTTAACCCAACCCTTGTGATTTTTGGGTTTGCCTTCGTTGTCTACGCCACGCAATACGTTGAGAATTTGCCAAGCCTCAACTCGTTGTTTACCCAACCGCTTGTAATCAAGAACACGAAACCCGTCTTCGATCCTTCTACCCTCTGGAGCAAAAGTTTGCATAGAAATAATCGACCCTTAGTCCAGAGTCCTTAACAACTCTTTCCAGTTGTCTTTCAGAAGGTCTTCAAAATCAATTCGGATGCACCGATACGGTTCGTTAAGTTCATCACCATCGTCTTCTGGCAAATCTGGTTCCTTGGGATAAGCAGGGTTATCCCAAAGGCTGATGGTGACACCCTCAGTGGTTGCTGTTACTTCAGTAATCCACACATGTGGTGTTCCGAGGTCACTGATAACTGTCGCACCGTCAACAACATTGCTCATCCCCTGATACTCAGTCTTGATAGCGATATTGCTTGCGTTATCTAACGTCAACTTGTCTTCCCCTCCCTTGGGACTGGTTGCCCCTGCTCATTCAAAATCATACCACGATCGCGCAACTCTCTTGCGGAAAAAAGAATCTCCGCGCAGAACCTGCAATCACGGCGGTGAGTTGGGTTGTTCTCCCCAGACCAACTGCGAGTGTTGCACTCTCGGATAACAAGGCACATGTACTCTTCGTTCGTCAGCGGATACTTTTCAGTATCCCTCAACTCCTGCAATTTCTCATTTGTCAACTTCCCACCTCCTTCGGGATACGACAACATTATTTCTAAATCTACTCACCACTGTCTAAGTAGATCACTTCAGACTCAGTCTCAATCCACACCCTTGCTCCGCACCTATCAGGGACATCAGACTGAACAATCGTACATGGACCGTCGATACGAACCCTTCGATGATGAGTCGAACCTTTGTATGTCCTGTCAATGATCGCAGGCTCACCCTTTTTAATTTTCTGCTGGTGAACATGAACAATGTGCTTCATTTCATCCAACCTGCGTCAATTCACCGCATTGGGTACATGTGTAGTAATCGCCCAAACTGCTGTCCTCATCGAACCAGTGATCCCATTCGCAGTCGTGGTCGCACTTAACATCAGTGCCTTCTTGAACCGGCGTGTCGCCTGACGGCTCCCCAGACCACACTGTTTTTTCGTTCTTGTATGAATAACTTGTATCAAATTTTGGATGGTGATTGCCGCGTTTCATGTCAGTTGTCTCCCCTGACCATCTCGGCAACTTCCTCGTACGTCTTTGCAAACGAGCAAACTAGTTCGCCACCGAATGGTTCGTTGTAAAGGTTGATGATGATGCCGTCTGGGTTGAATGTGAATGTCAGCGACTCACTACCTTCGTCGTTAATTTTGAATTTGTAGGTGGGTAATGCCATGTCAGTTGTCCTTTACCGTTAAGCCGTTAATAAATGCTTTCGCTTCTGCCAGAGTCTCCAAGGGGTTCGTAAAGTCACTGAGCGTCTTAACGCTTGCACCCCCGTAGACAAGTTGACGAACATTGAATGCCCGATCAGTGCGGTCGAACCCCGTCCACTCCGAAGTGATGAACACCCCATCTTCGTTTGGCTCCCCATGAAACTTTGTTCCAAAGAATCGGATGCTGTCTGGGCTGAACCAATGGTGGTTGTTATCTTCGTTAATCTTACGGGCTTTCACCGCCCACGCTGGAAGACGCATGTCAGTCGTCCCCCTGTGCCAACGCTAAATGCTCATGTGCGTATGCAATAAGTTCATTGAGGTCAGCCTCCATCAAAGCCTCCCACTCGCCGTCTCTCGCAACGTACGACACGCTTGATACCGAAAGGTTCTGGATAGGGAACTGCTGAATGGTGACCCATCCTTGGCTCTCCCACACTTCTGAAATGCCGTATGACTGATTGTCGTAGGCGTTACGCCTGATAGTGGCACGGACTGGGCTGGAGCCACTGTAGTCAGTGAGGCTTCCGTTCAGTGACTGGTTCTGCTTGAAGATTAATTTGTGATCCATTCCTACTCCCTGTTGAGTGTGTTGGGTGGGCAGTTTTGTTGGGAAGGGTGCCCAGCCTCCCTGCTATGGAACTAGACGCTGGCGAGAAGCATCTCCACCGTGCGATTGGTGAGCGTCTGATTCTTCTCAGGCTCGCTCACGATCTTTGCCTGCTTGAACTCTTGGAACTTGCCAGAGGTTGCTGAGTGGAACTCGTACGACTGAACCGCTTGGTACAGGCTGAAAGCGTTCTTGCCGAACGTATCTGATTCAACTCCGTAGAAGTAGTTGATGCCGTCACGACGCTTCTGTGCGCTGATGACCTTCTTGCCGTGTGCGGTGGGGTCAGTTACCAGCGGAGCAACTTCGTCCAAGATTCGACGGTAGAGCGAAGGAGTCATCTCAAGACCCTTGAGCATCGTTGCGTTCGACACGAACAGGCTGAACCGATTCGCGGCCTCGGCAAGAATCTGTGACTTGCTGAACAGCATCTCGTCGTGATTCTTTGAACGCCTCTGAGACAACTGAAGTTCGCCCTGACCTTCTTGGTTGGTGCAGAAAGCACGGAAGGTGAACCCGATTGCACGGGTGGGGAATGCACTGTTCATGCTGGCGGTGTACATGATTGAGCGAGTGACCTCGTCACCATCAGCGAAGGTGTAAGGCTCGTCAATGTCTTGTGTGAAGACAAGAACCGCACCGTGATTCCAAGTCTGCATGTTGGTGACGCTCTCTGGGAACATCGCCTCGGCAGTGTTGAGAAGCGACTTGTATGAGCCAGAGTAATAGTTCTTGCTCACACCAGAGTTGAGGACAACCTGACTGCCGTCAGCGTACTCACGGTAAATGGTGAAAGTTTCATCATCTTCCGTCCTGTTGGGGAGGATGGTGCCCACCCTCTGTGGCTCAAAAAGAGCATTGGCATCAAGAGCCGCGTCGATGGCGTTGATGCCATCCTCATACTTGTGCTTTGTTGAAAGCATGTAACCCATTTGTGACCTCCTTGGTCTTGGTTGCTGGGGCTACTCGTATTTTAACTTGAGATAAAACTATTTTGCAAGTATTTTCTCAGATAATTTTATTCGGATGAAGAATCCTCTTCTTCGTTGTTCTCATTCAACTCCCACGCGTCCTTCCAAATGTTGGCAACAAACTCTGCCTGAACACTATCCAGACATGGGATATCGAAGATTAAAGAATCTGTTGAGTCTCCCGTTGGAGAAGCCACCCAAGCCTTAACGTTGTTGCCCAGAATATCAATGTGCAGGCACTCGCCCTTAACGCGAGCCTTCTGTTTGGTTTTGTTTGACATATTTACTCTCCCAGTAAAACTTCGCCAGCGATTGATCTCGGTGGCTCTTTGTGTGGGTCACGCAAAGGCAAGATAGCGAACTCGCCCATCCGCTTCTCAGTCCACCTGATCGCTTCATTGTAATTATTGAAAGGACCATAGTAGGCAATACTGCTACCTCGGTAGCAAGAAACGATGTGTGGGCTTGCAAGAATCCGATTGACCTCTACCCGATCAACCCCAAGAGCCTGAAACTCTTCTTCTGTCAGTTTTCTATTCATTTTCCCTCCCAGTTAACCAGATAGAACAATATTACACATCAAACGCTTCAAACGGACTTACTCACGCTTCAACTGCAAACCCATGATATCCGTTGATATTGGACGCTTGTTTGATCGCCCAACTAACAATCTGATCGTCGTTGTTACACTTCTCGCAAAGAATAACGTCTGCATAATCTTCTGTCTGTGTTTGTGGGTAAGAGTCTCCCACATACGCATAAGCAGAGCCATCCAGTGGCACTGGTTTTAAACCACATGCACTGCAATGGTAGTACCCATCGTCCAACGCTTGCCCCCTTGATTCCCCATACCCATCAGTGTCATTCCCGTCAACCGCCCAAGGACGATTTAGCCAACCGTGTTGGTCAAACAGAGGCTCATCTGGGTCGAACTCGTCCAATGATGCCGTCGATGAAATTGGCTCATCAAACAGGCTGACCTTGTCTACATCTACCGAACCAAAGAAACTGAAATTGGGTGACTTGTTCATGCTTGCATTCTTTGCTGTCGAATATCCAAAATTATTGATGAAGTCACGGAGCGCATTTTTAATTGAGGCACCTTTACCTTCAGCAAGGACATCGCCACTGTTTTTGATCTGATAATCGCCGGTCTGGTAGTTACGCACGATTTCGTAGCCAAGGATAGACCAGTATTCCAACTTATCGATTCGTCCTTCGTACTTAATCCCCATCTCTTCTGCAATTTCAACGACTTCAACGTCCGAAAGCGTATTTTGTTCGTTCATGCTTGCCTTCTTTGCTGTTTTGAGAACTTGGCGAAGAACATCCTCACGAAACTGAGTCCACTCATACTCGCTGAAATATGGCGGTCTAATTCTCATTGCCTCACCACGCAACACTTCTGCACTTTCGTAGTCGCCCTCAGCCTTTGCCTTTTCGTAGTTGTAAATGTACGTTTGGTAATTTCGGATTGCTCTCGCACCAGTCTGACCAATCCGGTTACTGCGAAGCCAATCGCTAATCCACTGCTCGGTCTTGCTGTCAGGGTCTGGATTGAACTTTTCTGGTTTGAACTTTGATGACTTGTTCATGCTTGCAACTGCTCCTATTGAACGCCAGTACGCCTTAATTTTCTCAACATCACCGGGCTGGTATTGTTTAGCAAAGATAGAAAAATCAATCGGATGTTTTGGTTTTGAATACTTATCCTGATTTGCATATCCGTCGTCGCTGTCTTCGTTAGGTAAATCATCGACTGGAACACCAAAATATTCGCAAGCCTCTTTGATCCCACCAAGACGTTCCCCATAAACGACTACTTCATCGTCTCGGACACCGTGTGGGTTAGCGTATCTAGATGCGCGAGTGGAATCGGCAACATCAATACAGCATTGACGGCAAACGTTAGATTCGTAAGGACGACCGCTTCTCTTGTAGTTCGCACCACCAGATACCGAAACTGGATGGGTTTCATCAGCAGGCTTGTACTTCTTGCACCAGTTGCATCTAATTTTTCCGTCTTCTCTAGCCACAGAAATCTCCCATTGATCTCTTCTTTACTGCAATATCTTTGCTATCGACAGTGTCGGCCAACCAACTACAACTTCTTGGCGCACTCGGGACCGATGAGGTTAGAAATGCTTGATGGAGTGGTCAGCATTCGGTTGCACATCAAACACCGCTGTGCGAACTGAACGTCGTCGCCACCAGCGAGCGCAACCTCTGCCTCACGGAGAAGTTCTGCATTCTCGCTGAACCGCTTCCACACCTTGACAACACCACCCTGCTTGACAAACCCGAACCCGACATAGTCAGACTCGTTGTCTGAACCTGCGAGGTAAGAGATGATCGTTTCGCCCGGAGCAAACTTTGCATCAGCAGGCTGGACTGCCGTACGGAAAGTGCGGTGACCGTACTCGGTGGTAAGAGTAAATGTTCCGATGGCGCAAGGTGCCGTAGGAATTCCGTCGACAGCAACTTCCTTTGGCTCTTCAACGACGGGAGCAGGCTTGCGAGCATCACACTTCGCCTTCATCTTTGATGCCGAATCGAACTGCTTCTGGCTGAGGTAGCCACGGTCGAAGTAGAAGTTGGAGATCGACACTGCGAAGTCTGACCAAGTCTGAGTAGCAAGCCATTCAGCGAGAGCCTTCACTTCGTCGCCTGAGACACGCTCAGGACGGGTGCTTGATCCAGTGCCGTTGCCGTTGCCCGAGCGAGTAGCCGTAGTCACCTCGTTGAGTGTCATGCGGAATGCAGGGCGAACGAACGCACCTTGAATCGTGGCGCAGTTGCAAGGCGAGTTGAAGTCTTCATCCCGACCAGTGCCGTTGCACACGGGGCAGTCGGGGAGAACGATTTGCGGGGCTGGTGTCTTCGTCATACTTCTATGTTACCTGAAACCAACATCCGAGTCAAGAATAAAAAACTTCAAAAATAACCGTGCAAAAGATGCCCATCTAACGTCAGCCCCTTCGTACCCCACCGAAAGGAACCAAAATGAAATGTCCACAGCAACCCATCGCACTCATCGAAGCCAGCCGAAAAGTCGGTTGGGCAAAGTTCTATGAGATGCAACGAATCAGTGAAGAGAAGGACGACAAACTTTCTGAACTGCGGATGGTTATCAAGACACTGGCAGAAGAAGTCCTGCGATGTGAACGCATCCCAGATGACCACGACCTCATCCGATACGCACGCTACGCACTTGAGCGTTAGCCATTTATAAAAAGACCCCCGCTGGTTCCGGTGTTAGTAGCACCGGAGCGAGGGTCTTTCATTGACTGTTGTATTAGCAAGCACAACAACAAATTGAACACTACATCAAGACTCAAGCGTGTGTCAACAACTGCTAACGAAGGAAGACAAGGGCGGTCGAATAATCACGACGAGCATGAATCTGCCTGCGACCAGCCGGTTGCTTCCTGCTACCAGAAACAAACAGCATGTCAGCAAGCCTGAAGCCAAGTGACTCTCCGTAATCAGCGAAGGTTCGACTTTGCCACTGCACCTTGCCAGACGACACCTGATCTTGGCACTTCACAATGAGCGAGCGAGAACTCACACGCGCACACTCTGACATGCCATCGAAGATCAGTTGGTATCTGTTCTGAATGCTCACTGGCTTTTTATTGCCCACGCCATACGACGCATCGTTAGCAAAGCCATGCGACGAACCATTCAACTTGTACGGTGGGTCAAACAGCACTGCATCAAACTCCCCGT